ATTACTATTGACAAGGTTGTTGTTTATCAGCAAAGCAATTATCGTTTGCCTAACATGGAGATTCGTGAAGCGAGTGATAGCCTTAAAGCAATGGGATATAATTATTCTACATTTGCAGATGGAAAGAATGATTATAATTGCAAGACCATGAAGCAGGCAGAAAATCACGTTGATTTTCTTAAAGGCAAGCGCAACCGTGAGTTCTAATAAATCTAATTGAAAGGATAGAACATTGTCTTATACTATGAACTTTGACTATGGCGAGACTTATACCCTTATGCGTAAGTTTCGTGAGCTTACAAAACAAGAAGTCCGTATCATGGATTATCTTATGAAAATGGATGTTTTCGAGGGGACATATAGCGAACTTGCTAAGGCCATTGGCGATGAAACGCTATGTAGTAATGTGCGCAAAGCTCTATTGCATTTGCAAAGCATGGGCATTGTAAATATCGTCAACGTGTATCACGAGGATGAAGCAAAGAAACATAAGAGCAATCCTATGAAAGCGTGCTTTATCGTTGATGGATGGATGTACGCATTTTTAATGGGCGGCTGGGACAATGTTGAGTTTGGTACACGCGCTTGGGATTAGCGCGTCTTAAAACGTATTACAGTGGCTTGGAAAGGTGGTTGCCATGAAGGTAGAGCAGCTTAGCGATGATGAAATGTATGAGCTTAAAGATAAGCTGTATACTGATTTTTACTACAATCAAGACGCATTGCCGCAGATGATTGAGAGTGAGCGCAATGTTTTAGCAAGCGCAACATATCCTACAGATATTCCAGATTGGTTGATGTATAATCTTTTCCACGGTATTGAGTTTACCGAAGATGACTTTTGGTGCAACGTATAGTCTTGCCGTATTGGAATATCTAATATCACGTCTCATAGGCGGCAACGCTAATCCCACGCCTTTTCTCACTTCTTTCCTTTCTGTAGTGTTGCCGTCTATAAGGCGTGATATTTTTTGTGGAGAGAATATGAACTTGAAATATAGTTGACATGTAGTTACCAACTATATATACTATTAGTCAAGGAAAGAGAAAACCTTAGAGAAAGGTACTACGATGATTAAAGAGACTATGACCCATACGATTCATACATCTACTACTTGCATTGGAAACTTTATCGACAGTGGGCTTTACGACACTTATCTTGGAGAGCTTTGGGGAGGTATCCCGTTTGCAACGCGCGACAAGGCAGATGATGAAATCGGTAAGTGTGCTGTGGATTATATCGAGGATGCTTTGTGGACTGATGTTTTCCCGTCTGATTACGATGATGATTTTGAAGTGACGTATGCTGGCACGTATCATCCTAAGTATTATAATTTTGAGACTGATTCTGTTCTGTTTGATTTTGTATACACGGATAAACTGTGTGAGTATATGCTTGGCTATGCTGCCATGAACCGTGATAACTTTGAGGATTTTCTTGAGAAGAAGTATACTTCTCACGATGGTTATGTATCGTTCACGCCTAACAACTGGGATGATTGGTATGATGGATATATCAAGGATGATTTTCGTTGTGTATCCGCTTTGATTTATTTCATGCTTATCATGCTTTCTTGCGTTAATGTTGATGATAATTATAATTTTGTAGGCGACAATAGCTATCAGTATGGGTTTGTTGATAGTTGTGTGCAGACTATTTCAGAAAACTTTACACCTTATGACTACGCTGTGAAGTATGATAATGGAATGATTGTCGCTGTATTCAGTGACTATGACGAGAACTGCGAGCTTTTCAATTGCTATCTGCTTGATGCTGATGGTAATGTAATTAAGCATGAGCAGATTTCAGATGAATATAATGCGTACAATCGTAGCGCATTTGCAGCGTTTCAGTATGGCGGTGCTGGTGTGGATTTGGATGATGATAGGGAGCTTTACTATATGCATTACGAGCCTTGCATCACTCCCGATATTCCCGAGCATGAGTGCTAATGTACGATACGGCGTATAATAATAAACAAGGTGTCTTTGTTATTGAGAACGATTCCGATTTAGAAAAGTTCAAAGAAGATATGCAAAGGCACCTTGACGCGCTACTTAATATGTGCAATAATATATCGCAGGTTTATTAGTGTCCGCATAAAAGGAGTATAATATGCTTACTGCGATTTGCAAGAGTATGGAAGATGCTGATTATTGGGCTTATGACGATACGATTGAGGATGTCCTTGAGGATATTGTCTATGTAACAGACAGTGAGCATTGTGCTGGCGAGCATGAGTGTGTGGCTTCTGCCCTTGATCCAAAGGGTAATGATTGGTATACTGATTCTTTGCAGACAAATGAAATGATGTTGTCTGATGATGAATTGTTTGTGGTTACTTACTATGTCTATGATGGTAACGGTTCATTTGACGAGCGCGTTGATTTCGCTATCACTAAGAACGATATTATCAATAACGTTCTCACGAATAAGTATGTTGAGGGCGCTTATTATTGGACGTTTGGACAGATGCTAAAGACCACTAATGACTGGCTTAATGGCAAGTATGGTGAGTATGACGATTAGTTTTTAATCGTGTCTTATACGGAAAAGTAAAACGTTTTAGCAGGGTTATTTAAGCCCTGCTTTCTTTTTTTATCTACTTGATAACTACTTTTATATGCAATACAATATAGTTAGACTAATGTAACATATAAAGGAGTGCTTATGTATGTCAAGTATGAAAGTAAATGTCCAGAAAAATGAGCGTGCTATGCTTAATACGACAATAAACAAAGACGTTTTAGATAGCTTTAAAGCTCACTGTAAAGGCGCTGGGATGCCTATGAATACGGTATTGGAGACGTTCATGATACAGTTTGTATCAGGCGAGTTCGTGCTAAAGATAGGCAAGAGCAATAAGATTGATATTAAAGACTAGCATTTAGCTGGTCTTTTTTATTTGGAATATCTACTTGACAACTATATGATAAGTAGTATCATGTATGTTGATAGTCGGAAGAAAGGATAGACCGTGGGTATGAATAGCGATGACTGGAAAATTATAATCTTTTGTTTTATTTTTTGTACGACATTGCTTGTCTTAGAGTTTATCCATATATATAGTTAGGTTGGAAAATTATGAGTGATGTTGGTTTTATTGAGATGGAAGAACCTATTATGATTCCACAAGCGGCAACTGAACAGATTGATAACGCACCTATTGAGATTGCTCAAGCTGCTAAAGACAGGGTGTATGTTGTATGGTTTGATAATGGTTTGGAATATGATGATAATTTTCAAGACATCGACAGAATCTTTTCCAGCTATGACGATGCCGCTAAATATCTTGATGATTGCGGATACGTAAGACAGGTTGAGAATGGGTATGGCGGGGAATATATGGCGTGGTATGCACCATATGACGAGGAATATCCATATGATAATTCATGTTATACTATTCGTGAGTTTGATTTGTACTAACTGTTAGGAGAAAAAATGTCTAAGATTCATCCACGTTGCTGCGCCAACTGCCGTAACTGCGAGCCGTTTGATAATGGCTTTGAGGTTCAGGACGATGAAGCTGGTTATTGCAAGGCGCATGAGTGGGAGATTGTATACTTGGATGATGATTCATGGTGCGATGATTTTGTAGCCGTAAAGTCTACCCGTGTGCGTGACGAGGATTGGGATTAGTATGGTGGAAAATAATAAGGTCGTACTCAATACAACCATCGACAAGGATGTTAAGGATGCTTTCAATACACAATGCAAACAGGTTGGTTTCTCTATGAATACGGTGCTAGAGATTCTTATGCGACAATTTGCGAATGGCGAGTTTCGTATTAAGTTTGAAAAGAATAAGTTGGATCTTGATTTAGAAGAATAATACCTTGTATATAGGTTATAATAGACGGGTGGAACATTTATCGTTCCACCCTTTTTTATTTTCAAAATTGACTGCAAAAATATGAGCTAACTACTTGATAACTACATTGATATAAGGTACAATATAGTAAAGAAAAGACGAGAGGAAGGGATTGATGATGGCTAGTCCAGCATTTGCGCCAGTTATTGTGGAAGAAAAGCAGCAGAACAATATCATTCCGTTTAGTGTTATCATTGGCACTAAAGATGTTAAGCCTAAAAGTCCGAAGGCTCGTGATAATAGCGGTGGATTAAAGCCTACTGGTGTATCTTCTGAGGTATACGCTTTCCGTACAGATGAAGAAATTAAGGCCATGATTGATGTGTTTGACAAGCATATCAATGAAGCTACCGATGAACACCATCGTCAGCTTGCCAGTCGGAACAAACTACTGTTCGTTATTGGTATCAATGTTGGTTTGCGTGCAAGCGATTTGATTACGCTTAAATGGAGCTTCTTCTTGGACGGTGTTAAGGACGGAGAGTATAAGTTTAAGGACTTCTATACTTTGCAACCTAAGAAAACGCGCAAGCAGAAAAAGTTTGTTAAGCTGTTCTTTAATAACACTGTGAAGAAGGTTATCGTAGAGTATCTTAATGAGTTTCCAACGGATAATTTAGACGAGCACATGTTTAAATCCCGTGAGGGTGACGGTGCTATTGCGGCTACTACTCTTTGGCGTATCGTTAAGAACACTGCTAAGGAAGCTGGGTTGCCTTATAATTATGGTAGCCACAGCCTGCGTAAGACGTGGGGTAGATTCTGTTTTGAACAGGCAGAGGATAAAACAAGGGCTTTGGTCTTGTTGCAAAAGGCGTTTAATCATTCTAGTCAAGACGTTACACTACATTATCTTGGCTTGCTTGATGAGGATATTCAAGATATGTATGAGAGTGTTAATATTGGTTATGATTTTATTTAATGAAAGGTGAGTATCATGGGTTTGTTTGGTCGAAAAAAAGACATTACCAACATGGTATTTGACTGGGATTTGTACTGGAAAGATATTGAGAGTGGCGTTGATAATAAAACCATAGTCAAGAAGATGGAAAATCTTGATTACTATGTGAGCAAGGTTGAACAGTCATACGGAAAAATTTCAGTAGCAGCATACGCAAAGTAATTGATATAAGGCGGTTGTTTTTTGACAGCCTCCTTTGTTTATTATAATCTTAGATATTGGAGAGTGTTGGAGTGGTAAAACAAAACTAAGAGAAGGGAGCGCTTGTCTTTGCGGAAAAATTTTGATGACTTTATACAGACATTTGATTCCGATAACACGGCAAAGGTGGCTAAATCATTATGTGTTATAGGCGAATATGATTATTCAAATTGCACACCTGTTGATTTACAAAATATTATATTAGGAATGAATCCTAATAGCCCAAAGGCTATAACGACTATTATATATATCCTTGGTTTGTATGCAAAATATCTTGGCAATAAAGATATGGAATATATGTTGAATGACTTGGATCGGAATATTCTTTGGTCGTTAGCCAAACCAAATGCTTCTAAGAAATTTATTTCCAATACGCAGTTTGAAAAGATATACCATGATATAGGAATGTATGAGGAGTATAACGGATTCTATATACAGACGCTATTCAGAAGCCTATATGAAGGTATCTATAACGATGATATGAGCGTTGTGAAGAACCTTAGAGCGGAAAATATATGGTGGGATGGAGCAACGTTAAAGCCCGATAATGGCGAGCCGTATGATATATCTATATCGGAAAAATTAGCCGATGATCTGATTAAGCTGAGTGAAATTGACATATGGGAAAGACGGGGCAGATATGGAACATGTAAAATATCAATAGTTGGATTGCATGAAGACAGCTGTTTCAAGGTTGAGAATCGCAAAGGAAGTTCGGAATATTCCTATAGGTTCAGTTACTACAGGCTGTTGCGGAATATATCTAAGAACTATGTTGGATATAATCTGTTGCCGCTACAGATATATGTGAGTGGAATAATGCATAGGATAACATTGGAGTTGGACAAGTGTGGAATAAATATCGAAGATGCCTTTGCGGACAATAACAAGGATAGAAAAGTGAATGGAATAATTTCAGATGAATTGAAGCGCAGCATGTGCGATACGCCAGTGCGGAACTTCAGGGAAATGGTCAAAGGCCATATAGATATTTTCTCTTCTTAGATGGAATATTTTATATGATGCAAATGATATGGTTTGGTGATAATATCTTAGTGTTGTGAAGTATTGCTATATTCTAAATATTTCACAACACACTTCTTGAGAGGAGCATTTGCATATGTTCGACTATAGTAAATACGGATTTTCCAATGGCGATAAGACCGAGCTTAAACGTGTTCTCGAAGACAAGATAGAGTTTGAATCGGTAAGTATAGATACATATATAGCAAGACCATATACATTTATTTTAAGGTCTTATGAAAAAAATGTCACAGCTTCTCTAGAGGACGATAGAGTGATAATCAGACGGAATGATTGCTTTAAAACTACTATTTCAAATTTCTCTTTTGACAGCGTTTGTGACGTGCAGTTTAAATTGACGGAAGATTTTAGGTGTTCTATATTTTTTACCATTGCAAATATCTGCTATAATATCGTTGCGTATGTTTGTTGATACATATTTAGTCCGCTGATGCAATGCGGACTGTTGCGAAAAAAGTTTTCAAAATTTTCTAAAAAAGTTGTTGACACGGATATAGGCACCATGTAATATAGTTGATGTCAGAAAGAGACGCGGATAAAAACGCAAATCAATCTGAGCACCTTGAGAAAAGAAGATGGAAAAAAGTTCAAAAAAGTTCTTGCAACTGATAAAGTTAGATGCTATAATATCTGACACAGAGAAACGAAAGTTTCCAGTTGCACCTTGATATTTGTATAAAGTATCAGCGTTGAGAAATCAACGCGAAGGATTGTTTCAACCATGTGTATTCACAATTCCATGTGGTCATGGACGTGTTCAAGGAGTTCCACTATGGAGGATACCCCATAGGTAGGCTTTGCCTGATGCAGGTAACTGGCATCTAAAGAAGGGCAGAAGAGATGGAAAATCTCAACCGAGCAGGCACGGTGCTGTGATGAAACGCAAGAAAATGGTATCGCTAACTGGTCGCTATCGCAATAGATATAAGGTATACTTATTGAACCAAGTAGAGGATAGTTTGGCAGCTATGTCAATCGCTTGGAGTGCCATAAGATAGTTGTCCAATTGATGCTGGTAATCAGATATAAGACCAGACGCGAGTACGAGTAGCCCAAAGTTGGAATATATTAGAAGATATTATAAGATTGATATGCTGAATGGTGGGTGAAAGTTGTTGGTAGCCAATCCAGCCATAGATTGACGTAAGTTGGGATGGAAAGATATGGGGTCGCTCCCTGTGTCTCAGCTCCATTTCCTATGTGACCGAATTACCACTACGTTTTATGAAGGTACGATGAAGATCGGAGACAATCTTTCGCGTTGGTTTGCTTGACCGACAAAGCGAGGTTCGATTCTGTGCTAGGTTTTGATAGGTTTTACTAGTATAGATGGTACGGTACGATTCCGTAGACGGAAAATACTATGGCTCCTTTCTGTTTTGGTTTCTGTCATGGTTGCTCCATTGCGTGTGAGCTATTTGACTTACGTTTTTGATTTTCCGTTAACGCTTAGTCCCAAGGTTTACGATGGAGATAGCTACCTGACAAGTCTTGGGCGCATGGTAACGGCGTAATGTTATCCCTTGTCTTAACGGAGGAAGCGGACTGTTAAGCGTACACCGTTGCGTAAATCGGTATCGTTGGAAGGTCTGCCAGCGAGGACGGTATTTAAAATAAGTGACCCCTCTGGTAGTTGGTGAGGACTTTAACAAGCTACCACCGTCTATGGAATATATATTATCATTGCGTGTTGCCTATATGTTTAAAAGGTCATATAGGACATGCTTGAAAAGTATATATTCCATAGACGGTAATGTGACTTGGCGGTGTGGCGAAATCGGTATACGCTATGCTTTAATGGGCAAAACAGGTAGCTCCTGTATGTTGGTTCAAATCCAACCACTGCCAGTGGAATGTTACCGTCTATTATAATGGTAATACACAATGGAAATTGTACGTAGTGGGAGATTAGTTAATGTTGGTATAACACCCTGCTTATAACGGGGCGTGACAGGATCGTCACCTGTATCTCCTACTACCTACAATCTAAATTGTGTATTACCTTAATATAATGCCCGATTAGTCCAATTGGCAGAGACAACAGACTCAAAATCTGTAAAGTATCAGTTCGAATCTGATATCGGGTACCCAGATTACTTAGATATAATGTTATTTACATTGTATCTATAATATAAACGGGCGCGTGGACTAATGGATAAGTCAACTGGCCTCTACCCAGTTCATCATGCGGGTTCGACTCCTGCCGCGTCCGCCTAGTTGTAACCGCAGAATGGCTAGTCAGAAAGTAGCTAGTCTGATGAAAGGTGAAGCCTACACACCTGCCATTCTGCTTACATATATTGTAGGAGATTGTAGGTCGATATGACTGAAGAAATATGGAAAGACGTAGTTGGATACGAAGGTTTGTATAAAGTGTCCAATTTGGGGAACGTATATTCTAATTACGTTCATAGAAGTTTAAAACAAGGTAATCATAGAGATGGATATAAGTTTGTTATTTTAAATAAAAATGGTAAGTCAAAATACATGTCAGTTCATAGGCTGGTTGCTACTGCATTTATACCAAACCAAGACGATTTACCAGAAGTTAATCATAAAGACGAAAACAAGACAAATAATTGTGTCGATAATCTTGAGTGGTGTAATTATTCATATAACGCAACATATAATGATGTTCATGAGGTAGCAAAGCAGAAGGCGCAGAACGAGCAGGAGACTGCAAAGGTTCAGGCTGAGACTAAGAAGATTGAAGCTCAGGGTGAAGCTGATGCAAACGCCGTTCTCGCACAAAGCCTTAATGACCAAGTGTTAACTAAACAGTATATTGATGCGCTAAAGGACGTTGGCAAGGAAGGTAATCTTGTCGTGGTTCCCAATGGTTCCACTCCAATGATTAACACTGGAAAGTAATGTACATGCCTTGGAAACTTTAGGGTTGACCATGAAAGACGGATAGTTTCGGCTATGTGAGAGTAAACGACATGTCGTTGAAATCTTAACGCGAAAGCAATTGTGTTTAATATATGTAGAGAGGGTATGTCATTTTGGATATACCCTCTTTTTTTTATGTGAACATGATATAATATCTATGTAAGTTGACGGAAATAAGGAGAACAAGTGTCTACTTTCATTTGTACTGTGTGTCAAAACAGAATCAAAGAACGCGGTAGCAATGTTGATTGTGGATACTATAATGATACACGCCCAATGATTGAAGACACGACAAAACTATATGATAAGAGTTTCCTCTGTCCTCATTTTATTCATGTCAGGTATAAAAATATGAATACATGTAAGTCAAAGAAGAAATATTCATGTAGATATGATGCGCTGTGTGCAGCCAAGACCCTGTTTATTAATAGCTCAAAGATTCTTCGTCCATACAAATGCAATGTGTGTAAATCTTGGCACCTAACACACGAATGCTATGATGGTTACAATCCAGCGGAAGAATATAGCAAGGCAAGAAAAGCAAATCGCTTGTACGATTAGATATTTATTGGAAGGTTTATCGTGAATTTTTCTAAGTTTGATATACGTATGTTCAATGAAGCACGTATGGAAGCTGAATCGTCTGAATTTAAAAGGTTTCACACTGGTGCCGTAATCGTATATAAGAAACATATCATTGGGCGCGGAAAGAATGACGATAAATCTCACCCAATGCAAAAAGAATATAACCGTAAATACAGGACGTTTAATAACGTTGGCGGTAACTATATAAATGATAGTATCCATGCTGAGATATCGGCGATTTCCTCGATACCATACACTGTCGGAATAGATATTGATTGGTCTAAGGTAAAGGTATATGTGTATAGAATCTCTCGTGGGACTAAACTTGGATACGGACTTGCCAAACCGTGTCCCGCCTGTATGAATGCACTGAAAGACCTTGGAATAAAAAATATCTATTATACTGATAGTGACGGCTATAGCTATCTCCAACTTGATGTGTAATTATTTTGTGAAGAGAGTTCCATTTGTGTTACTTTTCTGATATAATATCATAAGAATAAAACAGAATTTTCTGATGGAAGATTCTTTGCAATGTAAACAGATTGAAAGAAAGTTGGAATATGATATATGGTAGAAAACGATAGTACAGAAGCTCTTGAGTGGTATGCTGAAAACGGATATCGGCTCTATGATGATGATGAAGTTCGTAAACTTAGGTTTGAGGAAATACTTGAGAAAGCGCTTCGTCTATTAGAGGAAGAATTAGAGGAAGACTTTGTTGCCGCATCAAATAAGGTAGATAAGGAATCGGAAGATTATCATTCGTTTGAAGATATGTGTGCCATTGATGAAGATATTGACGAATACTATGTTGACTATGATACATGTAATACAATGCTTAGCGACATGATGGCTAAAGAGTTTATAAACAGTCTGAATGACAATGAAAAATATATTCTATCATGTCTGTTAAATGGGATGACACACCAAGAGATTAGTGATACAATGGATTGTACGAGACAGAATGTCACTAGGACTGTTGAAAGACTCGGTGCGAAAGCCATTGATTTTCTGTCTTGTAATTAAGGTTATATGCCAATAGAAAGGTGATTTATTATGGCGCGTACAAAGAATACTGTAACCCAGTCTGTTATTGATGAACTTATGGAGAGTTGTGATATCGCTGTCACAACTGCATTTGATAAGTGTACCATTGTGGCATGTAAGCTACCAAATGGTTTTGTAATTGTCGAGTCATCTTCTTGCGTTGACCATGCCAACTATGACGAGGATATGGGTGTCGATATTTGCATGAAGAATATTGAGAAGAAGCTTTGGGAGCTTGAGGGTTATCTGCTACAGAACAAGCTATATATGGATGGCGTTTCATTTGATGATGATAAGTATGATGATACAGATGACCTAGAGTGCAATGGCGTTTGTGAGCATTGCGATATGTTCGATGGCGATGATGATGTTAAGGACAATAAGACAAAGCATACAGATGATGAAGAGGATGAGGACGATGATTACTGGGATAAACTCGTTCAGGCTTATGATGATTATCTAGATTATGTTGATGATTATCTTGATGATTTAGCGCGTCATAGTCACAAGCGCCGTTATCATGAGCATAATCCATATCGTGATTATTACTATGGCAAGTTTTACTGTTAGACAATAGAATACATATAGATTATATGTAGAATGGTTTGGATAATATGTATTCTGATAGAATACTAGTCGGAACTATTCTACATATTGTTAAGGAGTTAATGTATGTACCTTGATTCAGCGGCAACAGCTAAGCCGCGCAAAGAAGTTCTCGAAGCCGCTATGCCGTATTTAACGAACAGCTTCTATAATCCATCTGCTATTTATAGTGGTGGCACTAAAGTTAAGAACGCAATTGAAGATTCTCGTAAGACTATTGCTGATTTTATCAATGCTGATGCAGATGAAATCTATTTTACGTCTGGATCAAGCGAATCAAATTGCTGGGCTATTCAGGGTTATGTATTTGCTGGCATGATGGATATTTCCACTACCTCAATTGTTACAACCAAGATTGAGCACAAGTCAATTATGGAATGTGTTGATGCCATGGAGCGTCTTGGCAACAGCACTTATTATTGTGACGTAACATATCTTGATGTTGATAAAGATGGTTTTGTTAATATGGAGCAGCTTGAGTCTGTATTTAAAGACCGTGAAGAGCCTAATTATTACGATATCTTTGTGTCGATTCAGTTGGCAAATAACGAGGTTGGCACTATTCAAAATATTAAAGCTATTTCAGATGTTATCCATAAGTATGGTGGCGTGCTTCATGTAGATGCAACGCAAGCATTTGGGCAGATTCCCATTGATGTTAAGGCTATGGGTATTGATATGTTAAGCGCATCAGCGCATAAATTGGAAGGAGGGCTTAAAGGAGTTGGGTTATTATACAAGAAAAAAGACATTGAGATTCAGCCCATTATCTACGGTAGTCAGAACGCTGGATTACGCGGCGGCACTGAAAACTGCTTTGGCATTGTCGGCTTTGCGAAAGCCGTTGAACTCGCATCTAAGGAAATGGAAGACAAGCTGGCGCTATCTGTAAAGCGTGATTATTTTATCAGCGAGCTTACAAGGAATGGCTGCAAGCTAAATGGTGCTTCTGTTCATAGACTGCCAAATAATATCAACGTCCAGCTTCCTGAAGGGGTTGGCTCGGAAGAACTTCTGTATATGCTTGACTTAGATGATATTCAGTGCAGTGCTGGTTCTGCCTGCAATAGTCATTCTAAGAAGCCATCATATGTTCTCAAGGCTATTGGGCTGACAGATGAACAAGCTGCAAGGTCTATTAGATTTACTATTTCTTCTGATATTACATATGAGGATATTGATTATGTTGTTGAAGAAGTAGTAAAGGATGTGAAGATTATTAGGAATAGCAACTAAATCCGTTGCTTTGACGTGTTTGAAACTAAAATAGTTGCTATAATATGATAACAATGAGTTTACTAGAGTAGAAAGGTTACGATATGCTAGACAAAAACGGCGAGCGTATGCTTGCGTACACTGTAACAGTTGATAGTATCACGCCAATTGAAAAGGCTGATAACATTGAGCTTGCTCATGTTGGAGGTTGGAATGTAATTATTCGCAAGCATGAGTTTAACGCTGGTGATATGGCTGTCTTCTTCGAGATTGATTCTTTGCTGCCAGAGACAGAGTGGTCTGAGTTTTTGCGCCCAAAGAAGTTTAAGGTAAAGACCTATAAGCTCGGAAAGTTTAATGTAGTTTCGCAGGGTTTGCTTCTTCCGATGAGCATTCTTCCAGATAATAAGGAGTATGCTATTCACGAGGACGTTACAAAGGTACTTGGTGTTAAGTATTATGTAGCAGAGGACAATGACCGCAAGGCTAAGTCTAATCCCAATGCCAAGTACAATAACATGTGCGCACGCAACGCCAAGCTCGCCAAGAAGAAGTGGTGGAAGTGGCTGATGAAGCGTGCATGGGGTCGCAAGTTGCTGTTCGTTTTCTTTGGTCGTAAGAAGGATAATCCTAAGAACTGGCCTGTGTGGATTAAGAAGACGGATGAAGACCGCATTGAGAATGTCATGTTCATGCTCGAAGACAAGAATCCTTATGTCGTGACTGAGAAGATTGATGGTACTTCTACTACGTTCTTCCTTGATTTGACTAGTCGTAAGCCTGATTTCGGTGTGTGTTCGCGCAATGTTCGCCAGATGGATGCAGACCAGAAGAACTTTGTTTCTGATATGTCTGGTATCGGAAACGTCTATTGGGAAATGGCATTCAAGTACAATGTCGAGGATGCTCTTAAGGACATTGCAAAGAAGCATAACTATAAGCACGTTGTACTACAGGGCGAGACGTATGGCGAGTCTGTACAGGGTAACAAGTATAAGCTTGACGAGCGCCGATTTGCAGCCTTCAATCTAATCTTTGATGGAGAGCGCCTTGGTTCTGTTGAAGCGAAGAAGATTCTAGCTGAGTACGACATTCCATTCGTGCCTATTATTGATGATAACTATATCCTGCCTGATGCCGATGACTTCGAGGAGTTCAAGCAGTCTGCCGATGGCAAGAGTGTAATCAATAAGAAGTGTCTGCGTGAGGGATTTGTGTATCGTAGTCAGGATGGACAGCGTAGTTTCAAGAACGTCTCCCGCAAATTTTTGTTGAAGTCGGGTGAATAAATAAAAAGATATGTTGCACATCTGCTAATAACAGGTGTGCAACATTTTATTATGAAAGAGATATGAATGAGTAGATTGCAAGATTTAACTGGTAAAAGATTTGGTATGCTTACGGTAATAAAAAGAACAGATGATTATGTTCAGGAAAATGGTAGGCATAGAATAATGTGGTTATGTAAATGTGATTGTGGGAATGAAACGGTTGTTTGTGGAGATAATTTAAAGGGAAACAAAATAAAGTCATGCGGATGCTTGCAAAAGCAAGTGGCATCAAAAAGATTAAAAAAATATAATAAATATAATTTATCTGGGAGCTATGGTATTGGATACACATTTAAAGACGAAGAGTTTTATTTTGATTTAGAAGATTACAACAAGATTAAAGATTATTGCTGGTATATTGATAAAGATGGATATGTAAAAACACATAATCCAAATGATTCAAGCAAGTTTATATTGTTAAGCAGACTAGTTATGGGATTTCCAGATATATGTTTTGACGTAGACCATAAACATGGGTGTTCGACAAGAAACGACAATAGAAAGTCAAATTTGCGCATATGTACAAGACAGCAAAACTGTATGAATAGAGGGTTGCAATCAAATAACACATCTGGTGTTACTGGTGTTCAGTTTAACAAAAAGAGTAATACATGGATGGCAATGATTGGCATAAATGGAAAGTCTTATTCAAAAAGTTTTGCTGGATTTAATGATGCGGTTAGACAAAGAAGACAATGGGAAAACGAACTCTTCGGAGAATTTAGTTATGTTAATAGTAACAAGGATGTAAAATGAAAAACGTTAAGCCAATATTTATTATGATGTGCGGATTACCAGCCAGCGGTAAATCATATTATGCAAAAAATCTTTCTACGGAAATTAATGCGGTTGTTTGTAGCTCTGACGAGTTACGCGAAGAGATGTTTGGTGATATAAATAATCAAACCAACAATCATAAATTATTTAATGAATTGCATAAAAGAATTAAAAACTATTTACGCAACGGCAGTAATGTTATTTATGACGCATGTAATGTTAATTCAAAGCGTAGGCGTAGCTTTATTCAAGAATTAAAAAATATTGACTGCGTTAAAGAATGTATTATTATGGCAACGCCATATAACCAATGTCTAGAAAATAATAGCAATAGGGATAGAACGGTTCCAGATGACGTTATTAAGCGCATGTATAAACAATGGGAAACTCCTTATTTTTATGAAAACTTTGACCGTGTTAGCATTGAATACTGGAAAGGTAGCTGCAACGGCTCGCTGCTTCCAATGTCTTGGGCGCTAGACTATAAGAATTACAATCAAGATAATCCGCACCACGAATCAACTCTTGGTATACATTGTATGAAGGCTATGTGTTGGCTATATGATAGCGAGTGGTTTAATCACGCTTCAATTGAAACCATAATAAACGCAGCGCTAATCCACGATTGCGGCAAGCCGTTTTGTAAGACATTTAAAAATGGCAAGGGTGAGATTACAGAAATAGCGCACTATTATGGGCATGAGCATGTGGGCGCATATGATAGTCTATTCTTTACATATGGTGCTGGCATCAGTTCTTTATTTGTTTCAGCCCTTATATCAAATCATATGAAGCCATATGTGTTTGAAAAAGATGGTGGAAATGAAAAGCTTCGTAACAAATATCTAAAATTGTGGGGCGATTACTTCATGCAGTGTGTTATGATTCTACATGAAGCAGATAAAGCCGCACACTAAAGGAGTTTTATATGTCATATAGAGTTTTCGATCTAAAAAATCGTGAATGGGTAGACCCCGATAAAATTCTAATTTCATGCGGAGAAAACAGGCTTCTGACCTGCGGAAACGCTGTGCTCGGATGGCAAAAATTGAAGGAATTGCCTGAAAATAGGTACTTATTCCACAAAAGCCTAGGAATTGTGGATAAACATGGTGTCGAGCTATATGAAGGCGATATCTGTGCGGTTGATATGCCAGAGGGACATGAAGATGGCGATACAATCACTGTTGAGGTTGCATATATCAAAGAGCGTGCTGCTTATTTCATGTTTGATTGGGAGCACTCTAAGTATTACAGCTTTGGCGAAGATATTGGTTTAATCATTGAAGTTGTAGGCAATGTGTGTGATAATTTTGATGAAAAAAATGAGGTGGATGCAGCATGATGGTAATTGCAATCGTTATGGCGGCGGTAATTGTGATATCATATACATGCTGTAAGATTTTCCACAAGGAAGATGAGCTTCGTAGATATGGGAATGAAGACTATGGTATTTGGGATGAGTGGTGATTGATATGATTCAGATTCGCAATGGAGTATTTGAGACTAATAGCTCAAGCACACATAGCATTTGTATCTCTAAGACCACTGTTGATGCAGATGGTTGTCATGTTGACTTTCATTTCGGTGAATTCGGTTGGGAAAATGGAGAAGCCGATGTAGCGGATTACCTATACACGGCAATCTATGAGCTTGATCGCAATGGCGAAGAAGGGCTTCTTAATAAGCTAAAAGACATTCTTGATTCTCATGGCATCAGCTATACATTTGAGAAGCCAAAGCTAGTCCATCATGAATATGATACCTTAGACTGGTGGGAGAATGAGACTGGCTATATCGACCACGGATATGATACATATGAGTTCGTACATACCGTGCTTAACAATGACGATATGTTGATTCGTTATCTCTTTAGCGATAGCCATGTATATACTGGCAATGACAATGATGATGGTGGTCAGATGTGCAATGCCGCAGAGCCTACTATCTGGAAGTGGAATTCTGATTGGCATAATAGTTGGGAAGAGCCAAACCCAAATCATGACGAAGATAAGTACGAATACTTCTATAAGGGAAACTAGGGTGTTATATAATGATTCAGATTCGCGCTGGTGTATTCGAGACTAATTCAAGCTCGACTCACTCCCTATGCATTATGACGAAAGACGATTTTAATAAATGGGTTTCTAGTCATAATGGCGAATATTATTTTGTTGATGGCGATGGATATGGCTATACTTTCAATCATTGTTTTGCTGATGGTGTTGGAAGCGGAATCTATGATAAAGAAACAGTAAAGCAAGCCATCGAAAGGTACGTACAGGAGTATGAAAAGAAATATAAAGACGAGGAATGGTATACTTCTGTCGATGTTGATATGCTAGAGCATAGCGATGATGACGAGGTTGAGTCTAGACGCGAGGATTCAAGACTGTGGGACTTGGGCATCTACACATATGAGGATTGGTGTAGATATAATGATGAGTTAGAACAGTATGAGACATCCTTTACAACGCCATCTGGTGATGATATGATTGCATTCGGAGCATATGGCTATCGCTAGGAGAAGTAATGAAGATTCTTGGCAGTTATAAGAATAACGATTATACCTGTACTATGTTCTCAGACGGAACTAAAATAAGGTGGAATGACAAGGATTCATTTAACCCAATTAAGCCTGAGTCAATTGACCTTAAAATTTGCAACAGATGTGATATGGCGTGTGCAATGTGCCACGAGAACTCAACGCCAGACGGAGGGTTTGGTGACATTCTGAACCTTCCGTTTATTGATACCATGTTTCCCTATAGTGAGGTTGCAATCGGTGGTGGAAATCCTCTGACGCACCCAGACTTGATTGAGTTTCTTGAGTATCTTAAAGAGCGTAAGATTATCGCAAGCATGACGGTGAATCAAATGCACTTTATGCAGAATATTGATTTGCTTAAAGAGCTTACGGATAAGAAGCTAATCTATGGTCTTGGTATTTCGTATATCGGTTACCGTTATAAGAATTGCATTGACGCAATCAAGCAGTTCCCGAATGCCGTTGTACATGTTATCAATGGTATCGTTCATATGGACAGCCTAGAAGCCCTTGCCCATAATGATTTGAAGATTCTCGTCCTTGGATACAAGGAGTTTAGGCGCGGCAAGGCTCTATATGATGAGTGCGGTAGAGAAATTGATTCTTTAAAATACCAGTTCTATGATATGCTACCTAAGATTGTGAACGATGGTTGGTTTAAGTGCATTAGCTTTGACAACCTTGCAATCAAGCAGCTTGAGCCTAAGCGACTTATGAGCGAGAAAGACTATAAGGAATTCTATATGGGCGATGACGGGGCGTTCACATGCTACGTTGACGCTGTTAACCGACAGTTCGCCAAGAGTTCTGTGTCTACTGAGCGTTATGGTTTGATGGATGATATCGCCGATATGTTTAAGGTTGTTAAGGATGGTGTCAATGGAAAATAAATTGATTTACCTTGCTGGTGGCATAAGTAACTTAAGCCGCGATGAGCAGTGGCAGTGGCGTAAGGATGTACGCAATAAGATTCTTGAGAGCATTAATTTTTATGGGTATGATTATATGCCTATGTTCTTCAATCCACTGATGCACTACACTGTAGATGATGAAATTCATAAGAGTGAGCGCGAGGTGTTCGAGCTTGAGACTTATAATGTTCGAAAGTCTGACTTGGTTATTGTGAACTTTAACGCTCCTGAGTCAATCGGAACCGCGATGGAGCTTGCTATCGCCAAGGAGAATCGTATTCCCGTTGCTGGATTGAACGAGGATAATGTTGAGCTACATCCGTGGTTGATTGAGTGTACAACGCGCATGTGCGATACATTTGACGAGCTTATTGATTATGTTGCATGTCAGCATTTGATGGCGTAATAAACTAATGTAAAATTAATGTAGACTAATGTAGACTAATGTAAAAATTTTTTAGATTATATTTTAGATTATCTATTAGATTAGTTTGTACTTATGATATAATAACTAATGTTATATGCCTTAATAAATATACGGAGGTATCTTAGATGGCAAATGAGAAGAGTGGCATTAAGAAGACTGACTGGAAGTCAAGTTTTGTTCTGGTTGGCGCTGCAAAGGTAAATGATTATACCTTTACTATCGACAAGCAGAGTGAGCGTAGTTCTTGGGTTTATAATTCTATGAGCCTTAACATTGATTGCGGTGAGAAGTATGGCACTGTACGTGCCGAGATGTTTGGAGGATATTCCCCAGATCGCGAGAACATTATTTATGCCCACGGTAAGGACGATAATGGCAACGATGACTTCTCTAAGCAGATGACTGTTGCTTGGGAAGACCGTTTTGACGATACGATTCTAGATGAGGTCGGTGAGCTTTCATTTATTACTGTTGGTCTTGAGAAGACTACGGCCGGAAAGACTTATTATAAGAACTTCCTTAGCGAGTATGATGCAATTGCCTATGCTCAGGAACATCTTGAGGACGGCATGGTTGTAAATGTCAAGGGTCGTTTGCAGTACAGCGCATACAACGATACAGTTCAGGTGCGCAAGACTATTCAGAGCATTGTCCTGAGCAGCGCTGATGAGCCTTCTAAGTATTATGCTCGCTTTACCCAGTCTGTCCTTCTCGATAAGGATTCTGCAAGCCTTAAGGATGTTGACAAGGATAAGGGCGTTATGTATGTGAATGCTCGTGTTCTCGATTACGTCAAGGAGATTAATGGCACTGAGGTCAATGGTCAGTATCCGTTCACAGAGCAGTTCGAGTTCCCGATGGACTTCACTAAGCCTGAGCTTTGTAAAAAGGTTTATGATAAGCTCTTCAAGGTTAAGAAGAATGTCCGTCAGGTAACGTTTGACGGTATCTTCGTTGAGGGTGGCGCTACCATTACGGCAACGATGGATGATGTTCCTGATGATATCAAGGAACTGATTGATATGGGTCTTTATTCTGAGGAGGAAGCACTTGCCAAGTGCAGTGCAAGCGGTTCTCGTGAGCGCCGTATGATTCTTCAGAAGCCAGTGATTAAGCTTGTTGGCGATGACAAGACTCCCGTTGTACAAATCTTCGATGATAAGTATGAAGAGGATGAGCTTGTAGTCAACGTTGTCGATGACGAGGATGCACCATTTGATACCGATGAGCAGTCTTCGGATGACTCGGATATGTCTTGGCTTGATTCCCTGTAAATAATATATACTATTAAGGTTATATGCGGGAGAGATAAGTTTGAACTCTCCCGCTCATTTCTCTAAAGATTGGAGGTGAATATGCATAGTGAAATAAAAGTAAAGGTTAAAGATAATTTAGTTGGTAAAAAATTTAATAGACTAACGGTTATTGATAGAGCAGGCGATTATACTTATCCAGACGGTAAACGTATTGCACGCTGGCTTTGCGTATGTGATTGCGGTAATAAATGTGTTGTTAGAGGAACCGCATTAAGAGATGAAAGCACGCAATCATGTGGGTGCTTACACAAAGAAAAAGCAGCCGCAGCAGCAAGTGTAGCAAATAAAAAATATAATACGTATGATTTATCTGGTGAATATGGCATTGGATATACATCAAATACCAATAAAGAATTTTATTTTGACTTAGAGGATTATGATAAAATTAAAGACTATTGTTGGCACGAAGGTACTGGTGGATATATAACAACGTATGTTGATAATAAAAATCTTTCCATGCATAGATTAATAATGCTTAACAAAAATGATTTATGTAATACAAATATTGATGTAGATCATAAACATGGACACGCTACAAGAAACGACAATAGAAAATGTAATTTAAGAGTGGCTACAAGGCAAGAAAATTTAAGAAATAAAACTCTAATATCAACAAATAATTCTGGATTTATAGGCGTTTCATTTAGAAAAAATCGTAATAAATGGAGAGCATATATAAATCCAGATAAAGGCTCTCAACTGTCTCTTGGTCATTATGAAACATTTACAGAAGCAGTTAAAGCTCGCATTGAAGGTGAGTTAAAATATTTTAATGATTTTGCATATTCATCGCATAAGAATGTGTTAAAATATATAAACGAAGGCGGCACTCTAGAACCGTATAATAGAGAGCAAATTGAAAGTATAATGAATAGCAAATAATTAATGTTATATGCTATATGCTATATAGAAAGGTGACAAAGTATGGGTAAGTTTGGAAAGAAAAATCATGTTTCACTAAATCCTCTTGATGCAAACATTTGTTTGCTAGGGCTTCCTAAGATTGGTAAGACCACGATTATGAAACAGGTTGCAGAGAAACTTGTAGGCGAGAATGGATATCTCTTTTTGGAGATGTTCCGCGAGAATGGCGCGAAATACATCGAGGATATTGTCTATGAGAATGTACCTGATTGGGATACATTTGTAGAGATTATTGATGATATTGTTGATAATAAGGCTAGTGATTATCCAGAACTTAAGGTTGTATTTATCGATACTATTGACAATGCTATTCAGCTCGCCGAGCAGGAGAGCATTCGACTCTGGAACAAGGAGAATCCAACTAAGCGTACTACTGCGATTAATGCAGCTTGGGGAGGTTTTCAGAAAGGGCAGGATAAGGCGCTTGACCTGCTTCAGGAACAGTGGTTCCGTCTTCGTGAGGTTGGCGTAGCATTTTCTCTAATTGGTCATGTTCGCCAGACTACTATCACAGACCCAATTACGCTTGATACATATCAGCAGATCACATCTGATGTTTCGCAGCGATATTTTAATCAGATTAAGAAGAACATTGACTTGATTGGCATTGCTTATATTGACCGCGAGATTACAAAAGAGCGTACTGGTAAGAAGAATGCGGTAACTGGCAAGGATGAAGTTGTTAATAAGGTAACTTCAGAAGCTCGAAAGATTAAGTTTAGGGATACAAACTATTGTGTTGATAGCGGCGGTCGAATGTCTCAGATTGTTGAAGAGATTGATTTTGACCCAGACGAGTTCATCAAAGCTCTTACCGATGCGCTAAAGGCTGAGGTAGAAAAGGGTGGCAAGTCTATTGATGCTCGTGTAAGGGAAGATGCTAAGCAGGAGAAGGAGCTTGAGAAGCGCGTTGCCGAGCAGGAAGAGCAGGCTAAGTCTCAGGCTGCTGTGGATGATGTAGTTGCTCAGATTGTTAATTTCTTTACTGAGAACAAGTCTGATATCGCAAAGATTAAGCCAGTCCTTACAGCAGTCAAGAATCTTGGATATGATAACCCCAAGTCAATTGATAATATCGAGGACGCAAACAAGATTTTCGCTCTAATTTCTGAGTAATTCTGATATAATGTATAGTCGTGCTACAAAATATAAAAAAATGTAGCACGACTATCCTCACTAAAGAAAGGTTTGATTATGGCACAGTCTATTGAGGTCATGGAGCAGCGCTATCAGATGCTACTTAACCGTAAGGGCAAGAATTCCGAGAATGTTGGCATCATGCGCAAGCTACGCCGTAAGATTAATAAGGCTAAGAACGGCATTATTCTTTCCTAGTATATCTTCATAGAATATTACTTCAGCGAAAGGAGTCCATATGTCTTCCGACTTTAAACAAGAGTTCCTGAAAAACAAGTATGAGTATATTTCAGATGATGCTTCCAATGAGCCGCTAAAGAAGACGAAGAAGCAAAAGCCTAAGAAGTCTAATCATAAGCATGAATATAAGAATCTAATTATTCAATCTTATGACAAGGTGGCTGGCAAATGGCGTGATGCTTATGTAAGCTATTGTCATACTTGTGGCAAGCTGAGCAGCTTTCAGGAAACTGATGAGATTGCAAAGATTTTCCCAAACATTCGAGTTGGTATATTCGGCTTTTGTATTGGTCTAACTTACAACGATAGCAACAAAGAGTGGCAGAGCTTTGCAAATTGGTCTAGCGAAAATATTCCGCATGTCAAGTGGAAAGATTTTGTTTATTGGAAAGACAAGTATATCGACTTGGATTTGCTAAATAATTAATTGACTTGAATGTTCTGCCCATGACATAATAGTCGTGGGCAGTTTTGTATAAGGAGGTTCTGCCGTGGCTAAAGCGTCTAAGAGAAAGATGACAGAGCAAGAGCTTGCAGATTGGGACGAGCTTTATGAGTATGTGCGTTCAAAGGTAATGGGCTACGATAAGAACCAATCATTGACACCATACATTGTGTTGCGTTTAAAGGGTCTTGTTGACGGTAAAGCGGTGGCAAATAAAAAGGTTAAAGATAAAGCCCATTATTCTTACAAAGTTATTTTAAATACATTTAAATATTCAATGCCTGATATTGGGCGTGCAGTTGGACGCATTACATTTAAAGATGAGTCTGCAAAGTTTAACTATATTATGAGAATCGTAGAGAACAATATCAATACGGTATATATACGTATGAAAAATGCAGAGAAGGCAAAAGAAGAAGTCAAAGAATCTGATGTCAGTTATGCTGCTAACTATGTTAATATGTTTAAGGCAAAGAAAACAAACAGCACTAAGAAGCTTGATGACCTATGGTAAGGGTTGGTTGATATATGGCAGAAAAAAATAAGAAGAAATTAAGCGCCTTTGAGCAGCAAAAGGCAGAGACTATTAAAAAGGTGTCTGAGTATAAGCTTCAATGTGAAGCAAATGTTGTTGCTATTCTATATAAAGATCCAGACAAGATGTATAATACTGACATTGATTTAAGTTCATTTACAAGTAATGTATGGAAAGTATTCTGGCAAATTGCACACGACATTATTATCGTTGAGAACAAGAACACTCTTGACGATATCACAATAGGAATGTATCTCAATAAGCACCCAAAGCTTAATGAGAAATATGTTGAGTATGGCGGCTACGACACCATTACTGCCGCTATGGGCTATGTTAAGGAAGAGAACCTTGATGGCTATGTGTCAGAGTTGCACAAGTGGGATGCAGTAAGAGAGCTTTGTGAAAAGGGATTTCCTGTAAAAGACAGGCTTTCTGATTATGCTGACATGTCAGAGGAAGAGATTTACAATGAGCATGAAGCATATCTAAACCATATCTTCGCTAATTCATCTGCTGGTATCAAGAGCATTAATGTATTTGATGGCATGTATGAATTCATTCAAGAGCTTAATGAGTGCAGTGAAGCTGGTATGCCGTTCTATAATGCAGACCTACTTAATGCAGAGGTTGGCGGATTCAACCTTAATGGCAATATCTATGGGCTTGGCGCTGGGTCTGGCGTAGGCAAGTCAAACATGGCATTCAACTGGATCATTCCTTCTGCTATGAAGTATGGCGAGAAGGTTGTCATGTGCATCAACGAGGAAGATGAACGCCGTATTCGCAAGGAGCTTTTAATCTGGGTTGCCAATAACATCTTCAACGAGGAGCTTCATAAGCGCACAATCCGTGACGGTGGCTTTGATAGTGAGACGATTGCCTTGCTCAAGAAGTGTGCTGATTGGATTGACCAACAGAAAGACGAACATATCTTGACTGTCATTCCGCTTGAGAGATATTCCGTCAAAACTGTTATCAAGATTATCAAGAAGTATTCAAGTGCATTTGGCGTGCGCATATTCATTCTCGATACACTTAAAGAGAGCTTTGATGCTAAGACGGATGAGATATATAAGTCTATGATGCGAGATATGGTTACTCTTTATGATGTTGTCAAGCCGTCTGCCAAAAACGTTGGGTTGTTTGTGACGTATCAGCTTGGCAAGAGCAGCTTAAAGATGCGTTATCTTACTAACAACGAGATTGGTCAAGCTAAGTCTATCGTAGATGTTATGAGTGTAAATCTTATGATGCGTAGGCCGTATGAAGATGAGTATGAAGGTGGAGCAAAAGAGATAATCGGCTATCGTCCAGATGGCAAAGACGGTAAATCAAAGATTGCCATTAAGCTAAAGAAAGATGATAACCCGCTGATTACTTTTGTCTGCAAGAATAGGTTTGGCATTAGCGGTGGACACCAAGTTGTATCAAGCTGTGACCTTAGTACAAATACATATAAGGACATTGGATACTGTAACATACCTCAAGATTTTTAATTTTACTATTAATGTTATATGCGGTTGTGCTATACTTTAATAAGTGACCGAGCGCGAAAGGAGTGATATTTAGATGGATACAACTTCTCTGAAAGAATATATCTTCAATAATAATAAAGTTGAATTTGTTCTAGATAAGATTGGTTGTAAGTCAATTAAATATCACTCCTCTAAAAATTTTTATTCAGCAACTAATTACAATGGCGATAATACTGGTGCTGTTAATGTCTATAATACCAAGTATCTTCTTATACATAATTGGACTCGTGAGAGTGAGTTTGATGATGTGTCAGATATTATCTCTCTTGTCCAATATAATAAGAAGTGTTCATTTGTAGACGCTGTTAAATATCTTCATAATATTCTCGGACTTGAATTAACACCATATAAGAAAGAAGAAAAAAAAGAAAAGTTAGACCCCCTTGCTATCTTTAAGAATGCTATCAGTAGACACAGGGCAATAGTAGACGTAGCTGAGATACAGGCTATTAAAGAAGAAGCTATTAACGATTATGTTCCTTTGCTTTATATTGATTGGTTGCGAGAAGGTGTCATGCCTTGGGCTGCTAAAAAGTTTGGACTAGCCTATTCATATAAATATCATCGCGTAGTTATTCCTATTAGATATTGGCTTGATGGTACGCTTGTTGGCTTTAATCAAAGAACTACGGTTGAGAATTATGAAGAACTAGGAATTCGTAAATACTTTCTAACTGCTTCATATAGAAAAAGTCTTAATCTTTATGGCCTTTGGGAGAACAGAGAAGAGATTGAGGACAAGAGAACTGTAGTTATCTGCGAGTCTGAAAAGTCTGTTCTTAAAAGATATTCGCGTAATGATGGTACTTGTGTTGCACTTCAAGGTAAGAAGCTAAGTGATGAGCAAAGACGTATTATCATTGGACTGAATGTAAACGAAGTTATTATTGCTCTTGATAATGATGTTCCAATAGAAGAAGTACGTCACATATGTGAGCAGTTCTATCATATCAGGAATGTATCATATGTGAAGGATCGATGGAATTTACTCGGCGATAAAGACGCTCCTGCCGATGCAGAGAATAAGGTGTATAATTTTCTTATGAAGCATCGTGTTAGGTATGATGAATCAGAGCATCAAAAGTATTTAAGTAGCCTTAAGAAGAAATGAGGTAGACAATGAAGCTCGTATTTCAGAACAGTCAAGGACATGAGCGAACAATTGCAGATGTTAAAACGGCAGATGAAGCATATTCTGAAATTAAAAAATTCTGTAACGAACGAGATTTTCATATTTACTATACCCGTATTTGGCAAGACGATGATGGTGCGACAGTCTATGATGTTGGCTCGCATGTGAGCTTCTTTAAGCTGTATCAAGATAACAAGGAGCAGAAATGATTACGAAAAAAGATTTTGTTTCAGCAGTGAATTCAATTAAAGAAGTTGAAAACTTCTATCATCAATATGGTCATAAGTGCTACGTTAAAAACTCGCTAATTCAAACACTTGTAGATTCTGTTGGTGATAAATATGAGTGGACTGCATGGTATATCAACACGACTCGGTACGGTGAAGTAAACAACACTGTAAGTGTCGGAGAGTATGGTAACGAGGTTAAGCACTATGTCATCAAGACCGTTGATGATTTGTATGACTTCCTTGCTGACTACTATCATTGGAATGAAATGGGTTATAAGTATGAGTAACTATCCAGATTACACTTGGGAGCAAGACCCGCGTGCTCCGTGGAATGAACCAGTGCCTTGGCTTGATAAGAAGTGTTTGCAATGTTCATTGTTTGCGCCTATTCCGAAAGATATTTGCAACACAACAATGGGTTATTGCGTTGAATGTTGTGACTATTGCAATGGCGAAGACGATGCGTGTGATTCTTTTGAGCTGTATTAGAGGTGTTATATATGAATGATAATTGTCAAAAATGTGCTATGACAACAGATGACATCCAAGAGTTTATGAAGATTACATACTATATGATGGGCATTGTAGATAAGTTTATTAGTATGTGTGATGCTTCAACATATGGTGGTTTCAGAGATAATGAGTTTCGCATGTTCAAAAGAATGCATAAAGAAATGGATGATATCACAGAGCGCCGAGGAATATATATCAATAAATAGATCGGTGTGATAATGGAAATTGTAAGCATTGACCGTGTTAAGGCTCGCAAGCCACATAAGTGTGATATGTGTGGTAAGAAGATTGAAGTCGGCGAAGAGTACGAAGCCCAGAATCTAGTCTGCTATAATGAGATGTATACGTTCCATCAGTGCGATAGGTGCAAGCCATATGTCGATGAGCTGTGGAGCGTAGGTTTTGATAGCGACCTAGATGGACTTGATTCAAATACTTTTTATTCATTTATGTCAGAAGAGCATAATGATGTTTTGGATAAATGGTATAAAGAAGATGGTTACGATGAGTAAGAAAAGCACTATAATCTGCGACAGATGCGGTAAAGAAGTGCCGTACAATGTAGGTAAAAGGTTCTATCATCTTACGACTATATTGTTTGATAGGTTTTGTCTATGGGAAGGTATTGAAGATAGACTTGACTTATGCGATGATTGCTCAAATGAGTTTCGCAAGTGGTTAAAGAGAGAGGTGTAGATTATGGCATTGGATTTAACATGGTTTGACGTAGATGGAGATATCGAAACGTTCTATACTTATTGCCTTTACCACATGGAAGGCTGTGATGAGCCAGAGTGGACTATGTACAATCAAGTCACGGCTGCAATTGAAGATTATTGGATGAAGAAGTTTAAGTTTAAGCTTAAGGACTCGGTTGACAATGCGATTGAAGACACCATTGCCCAGATGCCAAATGCATTGAAGATGTTAGAGGATTCATAGAAAGGAATTGATATGGCTATATATAAAGTTGAATTTGATTGGTGGACAGTCGAGGACGAGGATAAGCCTTGGTATGAGCAGGAGCAGCGAGTATATTATTTCACACACGCTGAGGATGCGCTTGATTTCGTTGACCGTGTAGTCTGGAATGAAGCGGCATATGTATCTATGGACAGTCCGATTAACGCATATCTTTATAAGTTTAGCGAGTCTAAGCAGTATAATGAGCCAGATTGCCGATATATTGCAGCATGGCATGATATTGATAAAAGAGTGCGCTAAAACAACGCTCTGACCTGCGGTTTTGTTGACGAAAAAAGCTTTAAAATCGTGATTTTAAAAGTTTGATAATTCCAATAAAAATGTTAATTCCAAATAGCAATTGGAAGCAACAAAAAATATTGGAATTATCAAAGAATAAAACATACTTTATTAATATCTAATTCAATTTAATATTGTGATATAATAATGACCGTATATAGAGCGGTCATTATTTGTATAGAGAGTGATTTAATTAATAAGGCTATATGCTAAAGTGGTGATTATATGAAAAGGATATATGGTAAGAAACATATTGGAATGACAAATAAAAATTCATTTGGAACAATAATGAAAATTGTTGATTATATTGATTGTAATAATATTTACGTTGAATTTCAGGATGAATATAAGTATGTAAAACATGCTAGTATGAAGAATTTTTCAAGGGGGCCTATAGCAAACCCTTATGACAAAACTGTATTGGGTGTTGGTTTTATAGGCCACGGCGTGTATTCAAAAGAAAACGATACGGATTGTTATACATGTTGGAGAAATATGTTAATTAGGTGTTTTAGTAAAGAATACAAGGAAAAATATCCAACATATAAAGAATCATTTGTAGATAATGAATGGTTGAATTTTCAAAATTTCGCTAAATGGTATTATGAAAATATATATTACGTACCAAATGAAAGAACAGAACTTGATAAAGATATCTTATATAAAAATAATAAGATATATTCAAAAGACACTTGCATATTTGTTCCAAGGAGAATAAATAGTTTGTTAATAAATAATAAAAGTGTAAGAGGTAAGTATCCTGTTGGCGTAGATTTGTATGACGGTAGGTTTAGGGCAAGATGTAATACACCAAATGGGAGCGTATTTATTGGGAATTATGATACGGCAGAACTTGCATTCGAAGCATATAAAAAATATAAACAACATTACATCAAACAAATTGCCGATGAATATAGAGATAAAATCCCAAATAAATTATATAATGCATTGTATTCATATACGATAGAGAAAGGTGATTAAATGACTCGTCTATCAAAAGAAGAGCTTGATAAAATCAAAAAGAAGTACGGCGTATCACGTATCTTTTCATGGAGTCGTGTGAATACTTTTATGACTTCACATTATGAATACTATCTCAAATACGTTAAACACGTAAACGAGGACAGAACAGACTGTGGATATGCACCTTTGGGATCAATCGCGCACGACACTCTTGACGCATTTTATGAGGGCGATATTTCATACGAAGATATGATTGACCAGTTCGAGGATGGTTGGCTTACTGCCATTGACATTGCAGACCTTAAGCTTGACCGTAATGATGAAGAGCATGATGCTAGTATCAAGGCTAAATACAAGGAAGATTTACAAATCTTCTTTAAGAATCATACTAAGTATGATCATAAACTACTTATTGAGAAGCCTGTAATTGCACAGGTTGGTGACAATGTATTTGTCGGCTATATCGATGCATTGTTTAAGGACGATGATGGTTGTTATAACATCATTGACTTTAAGACCAGCTCTATGTATAAGGGTAAGACCCTTGAAGAGCATTCTGGGCAGCTAACCATATATGGCTTTGCGCTGGTGCAGGCTGGCATTCCACTTGACAAGATAAAGATTTGTTTTAATTTCTTGAAGTATTGTAACGTTCAGTATCATCAGAAGAATGGTGCTGTAAAAGAGCGACAGGTTGAGCGTTATAAGCTTGGCGATAGTCTCAAGACAAACGTTAAGATGTGGCTTAAAGCTGATGGGTATTCAGAAGATGAAGTTGAAGATTATCTGAAGCTTCTTATTGATACCAATAGTCTTGATGTATTACCAGATGATGTACGCGATAAGTATGTAATCACAGATTGCCATGTATTTATTCCGTTTACACAGGAGTTAATTGATAAGTGGACTAATACGATTGTATCAACGATTCAAGATATAAACATGCGTGAGAAGGATTACGAAGAGACTAAGAGCGACAAATGTTTTTGGGATTCTGAGGAAGATGTTAAGGCGCAATCGTATTACTTCTCAACATTGATGGGATACAGCGCTAATCTACATAAGCCGTATAAGGAATTTTTGGACAAGCTAGAAGCACAGAAGAATGGTGCTGGTATATTTGATGGTCTTCTTAATGATTCTGAAAATGATGTTGTAACTAGTCAGGATATATGCAATAATAATACCGATGAAGTAGATTTGTCTTGGTTGGATGAACTAGCCTAACTTGTAGGAGGATATACAGTGAGCAATGGTATTAATATGTTTAACAAGATTCGTGATTTGCTCGGTGCTATCGTATATGCGATTAGCATTATTCTTGGTTTCTATGTGAGCATTTGGGTAATGCTAATTGAGCCTATTATTTACGCCTGTCAGTGTTTTGATGCTGGTACTTTAACTGCAACAATTGTCGGCATAACTATTATCAAGATTTTACTGTCTGGGTTTGCTGGTATACTGATAATGTTTGTCGGGTTCGCCATTGCATTTTTTATTTCAAACCGATAAAAAACACAGGCACATTAAAGTTAATATATGTTATACTTAGGGGAGACGTTTGTTTCCCCTAATTTTTTATTGAGAGGGTGCATATATGCAGGATAACTATTGTGTGTATCATTTACATAGCGATCTCAGCAATGGGGTCACTAATGTGGATTCGGTTACAAAATATACAGAGTATGTTGATTATGCCGCTTCCATTGGTATGAAAGCGATGGCATTTAGTGAGCATGGCTGCATCTTTGAGTGGGTTCATAAAAAGCAAGCGATTGAAGCTGCTGGTATGAAATACATTCATGCTGTAGAAGCATACCTAACAGAAGACAATGATGTTGAAGACAAGCACAGGGATAATTATCACTGTGTTCTGATTGCTAAGAACTATGATGGCGTTAAAGAGCTTAATAAGATGGTGTCTAAGTCATTTCATCGAGACGATTATCACTTCTACTATATGCCGCGCATTACTTTTGAAGAGCTGTTCGCAACATCGGACAATATCATTATTACAACTGCTTGTCTTGGTGGTGTGTTAAACAAGGGATGCAATGATACAAAGAAGAGATTTATGAAATTCCTTATTACTAATAAGGATAGATGCTATCTTGAGATTCAACATCATAATTGCGCAGATCAAATTACATATAATAAGATGTTATATGCTATTAGTATGAGGACTGGTATTCCTCTGATTGCTGGCACAGATACACACTGTCTTAATGACGAGCATGTTGATGGGAGAAAGATTCTTCAAAAGGCCAAGAATGTATTCTTTTCTGATGAAGATGATTGGGATTTAACCTTCAAAACTTATGACGAGCTTGTTACTGCATATAAAGTTCAGAACTCACTACCAGAGAGCGTATATATGCAGGCAATTGGCAACACGAATGTCATGGCTGATTCTATTGAGGAATTCGAACTTGACTATTCAAAGAAGTATCCAAAGCTATACGCTGATTCTGAAGGAACATTAAAAAAGAAGATTGTTGACGGCATTAAGAAGAGGGGTGTTAATAAATATCCAAACTTTGATGAGTACAAGAAGAAGATTCAATATGAGCTAGATACATATAAGCATAATGGAGCTGTTGACTTTCTGCTACTTGACGAGGACTATAAGGCCGCTCTTAAAAAGCAGGGTGTGTCGTATGGATATTCTCGTGGGTCGGTAAGCGGCAGTGTAATTGCATACCTTCTTGGTATTACAGAGGTAGATTCAATCAAATACGGCCTTAATTTTGAGAGGTTTATGAATCGGGAGAGAATATCACTTGCTGATATCGATACAGACTGGTCTAAGAAAGATAGATATAAAGTAAGAGACTATATGTTCAACAAGAAAGGTTTGTATTGCTGCGATATTGTCACCTTCAACACTATCGCTATGAAGGGCGCTATCAAAGATGTTGGCAGGGCACTTGGTATGAGTGTTGAGGATACTCAGACTATTAGTGATGCTGTTTATCAAGATGACAAAAAGAAGGATTGTATTGATATTTACTATATAGATAAGTATCCAGAGCTATTTAAATATGTTGATATTGTAAAAGGTACAATCGTATCAATTGGCAATCATCCATCTGGTCTAGTTGTTTCTCCTTATCCTGTTGACGAGTGGTTTGGTCTTTGTAGTACTAAGTCAAACGACAATATGATTTCTCAAATCAACATGAAGGAACTTGATGGTTTACAGTTTGTTAAACTTGATGTTCTTGGTCTTGATTGCGTTGGTCTTATTAATGAGACGTGTGATTTAGCTGGCATTCCTAGAATTACTCCTGATAATATCTCATTTGATGATGTGAAAGTGTGGAATGAGATTAGGGATGACTGTACTATGATTTTTCAGTTTGAATCTTCATATGCAGGTGACTATATTAAGCAGCTGTTTAGCGATGAGACGATTGCGAAGATTAGAGAAAAGAACCCAGACTTCTCATATATCGAACTAATGTCAATGGCAAACGGCGCAATCCGACCTGCTGGTGCAAGTTATCGAGAGGAGCTTTCTGTTGGCGAATATCGTGACAATGGACATGAAGCGCTGAATAAATTCTTGGCTCCAACACTAGGATACTTGGTATATCAGGAGCAGATTATCGAGTTCCTGCACTCTTTCTGTGGTTATACAATGGGAGAAGCCGACATTGTTCGCCGTGGCTTTGCTAAGAAAACTGGCACTGATAAGTTTATTCCTAAGATTAAGGAAGGATTTATCAAGACAATGAAGGAAAAGTATGGAGTAGAAAAGGAGGAAGCAGATAAGCTTATTGAGAACTTCATTAAAGTAATTATTGATGCTAGTTCATATCTGTTTTCACATAATCATGCTGTACCATATAGCTTCCTTGGCTATGTTGTTGGCTATCTGCGTTGTTATTACAAGCTTGAGACAGTTACAACGGCTTTAAACATTTATGCAGAGGACGATGCTAAGTGTTTGGAAATCATTGCATATGCAAAAAGAAATGGCATTGAGCTTAAGCCGATTAAGTTTGGTAAGTCAACTGCTGATTATACAATGGATAAGAAGGAAAACTGTGTATACAAAGGTATTGCCAGCGTGAAGCATTGTAATCGTCAAATCGCAGATGAACTACTTGAACTATCTAAGAACAAGCATGATTCATTTGCAGAGCTGCTTAAAGACATTAAAGATAAGACTTCTATTAACTCTAGGCAGCTAACCATTCTTATCAGTCTTAATTTCTTTTCGGAATTTGGTAAGAATAAGTATCTGTTAGACGTTGTTGATATCTATGATAAGTTTGCTAACTCAAAAATTATCGCCAAAAAGAAGATGGAGGAGCTTGGTGTATCTGATTATCTGATGCAGAAGTATGCTGGCAAGGAGACGAAATCACAGTGGAGACAGCTCGACAACCAAGGGTTAATCAATGAGCTTTGTAATAGACTTGAGAACAAATCTCTTGATATTGTCTCTCAGGTAAGGGCAGAGATGGATTATCTTGGCTATGTGAACTATGTCAACTCCAATATGGCAGACGATTATTATATTGTCACTGGCTTTGTGACATACAAGAATCCCTGTACTCCTAATCTTGTTTTGCGTAGAATTTGTGACGGAGAAGAGATTCATGGTAGAATTAAGCAGTCAAAGGTGTTCAAGGAAAGTCCATTTGGTATGTATTCTATCTTGAAGATTGAAGGATTTACATATGACTTCAAGAGCAAGAAGATTAATGGCGAATGGCAAAAGTCAGATGAGCGCGAGATTGTGCTTGAAAACTATGAATGTATGAAAGGGTAGACGCAATGGATAACAATCAGGTAGAGTTCAAAGGCACTGTTGTTAAATGTGTCTACTCTTCTCCTAACTTCAAAACCTATGCTCTTGATGTAAATGATGTTTCATATCCCAACATCAAGCACAATAAGTTTGACAACGTTTCCCTTATCGGCGATTTGTCAGACCTTGTTATTGGCATTGAATATGATGTTGTTGCCACAGAGGAGCAGACAAAATACGGTATAAGTTATCGTGCTGTAAATGTACGTAGGGATATGCCTACAAGAAGGTCAGATATTAAAGCATTTTTACAAGAGATTCTTACCATAAAGCAAGCCGAAGTTCTTTATGAAAATTATCCAGATATTATCGATATTGTCATTGAAGGCAAAGATGATATTGTAGATGTCAATAAGCTTCATGGTATTGGCGAAAAGACATTCGAGAGAATCAAAGAAAAGATTATCGAGAACTTTAAACTTGTTGATCTTGTAGCCGAATTCAAAGGTGCTATTTCGCTTAGTATGATTAAGCGTATTTATGATAAATACACTGATATTGATGTACTCATGGAGCGTCTTAAGGATGCACCATATACAACGCTTACTCGCGTCAGTGGAGTTGGCTATAAGATTGCAGACTCCATTATCCTTAATCTACAAAAAGAGGGTGTTATTGATTTTGGATATGATGTAAAGACAAGTAAAGATAGGTGCCTTGCCTGCATCATCTATTTGCTTAAAGAGAATGAGAATGAGGGCAATACTAAGATGAACCTTGCAGACTTGCGCCAGCAATGCTATGACATGGTTCCATCTTGTGCAGACCATTTCGTCAACGCAATTCAGGATGATGCTATCTACTATGATAAGTACACTATGTCCATTGCTCTCTCAAGTACGTTTAAGAAAGAAAAATATATTGCATATGTGATTATGAACAATATATATAACCCAAATAACGTTTGGGATTTTGACGTAGAGAAGTACAGCAAGGATGGTGAATTCGAGCTATCTGATGAGCAGATGATGGCTGTTGAATACTTATGCAAATACAACATCAGTATTCTCAATGGTGCAGGAGGTACTGGTAAGAGCTTTTCAACGCAAGCTGTTATCAAGATGCTTGAAGACAATGGAAAGAAGTATGAGCTATTTTCACCAACTGGTAAGGCAGCTAAGGTCTTATCTGGATTCACAGGAAGAAAAGCTTCTACTATTCATAGGGGTCTTGGCTACAATCCACGAGTCGGTTGGACTTATAATCAAGATTGCAAGCTTTGTTGCGATGTTGTCATAGTCGATGAGTGTTCGATGGTTGATGTTAGTTTGTTTGCGCATCTTATTGACGCTATCGACTTTAATAGCACAAAGTTGATGCTGATTGGAGATAATGCGCAGCTACCCTCTGTTGGATGTGGTAATTTGTTCCATGATTTTATGCAGAGCGATGCTATACCGACAACGACATTGACTAAAGTGTTTCGTTATGGAGAAGGCGGCGTATCTACTGTTGCGACAGACACGCGATTCTGCAAGACATATCTTGATGCAAGTATGAAAAACAAGGCTACTTGGTTCGGGACAAAGAAAGACTATGTGTTCATCGACCTTGCAAAAGAAGATGTTCCTAAAAATGCAGTTGCGCTATACAAAAAGCTATTGAAAAATGGCGAACACATGGAAGACATTCAGGTTCTTACGGCTAAGAACATAGGAGAATACGGCACAGCAAAACTTAACAACATGATTCAAAAGGCTGTTAATAAAAACTATGGCTCTAAAAGATATATGAAGGTGGGAGATGTACAATACTATGATGATGACATAGTTGTACAAAAGCAAAACAACTATAGTGCTTTAATATGTGATGAACATGGAACCATAAATGAAGAAGAGGGAACGGCGTTCGTTGCAAATGGCGAAACCGCGCGTATTGTATACGTATGCGCTACATATGCCGTGCTTGATTTTGATGGTATCATTGTCAAGTATTCTAAGTATGATATGACTATGGTTGGACTTGCATATGCCATGACAATCCACAAGTCACAGGGCAGCAGCATCAAAAATGTTATTCTTTGCACAACAAAGAGCGATATTTTTATGCTTAATAGTAATTTACTTTATGTTGGTGTTAGTCGTACAAAAAATCGCTGTTATCATCTAGGCTCTATTGATGCCGTCAATATGGCTGTTAAAAAGAAAGCAAATCTATCAAGGCAAACATTTATGCAAGAACTTATAAAGTCAATTGGATGTGTGCAGGATAAATTAGATACAAAATCTGCATAATATTAATAGGAGTTTGTGGTATTATATATACTGTAAACTCCTAATGTTATATGCAAAGAGGTGATTTGATTGAAGAATAAAGACATTCTAGTGTCTATTGGTATGTTGGGTATATTTGCAATTCTTTTATTTAGTATTTTGTATTTCGTGTTTCAGCCAGTTCATAGTAACAACGATGGAAAAGATAGCGATGATACAAGTGTTGTAATTATTAAAGACAGAGAGAAAGCAGAAGAGCCTAATGATGAATACGTTGATTTAACTGCAAAATATGTAAGCTATGAGACTTATGATGCTCCTAAGAATAGTGGATTTAAATCTTTTATGGACTATAGAGCGATAACTAATACCGATTCTAAACAGTACAAGCTACAACAGTGTTATTCTAAGACTGGCGAATACGGTATTAGGATGGCAGACAGCAGATATATTGTGGCAATTGGCACATATTTTACGCCTGATATTGGTCAGTATTTTGATATCATACTTGAAAATGGTACTGTTATCCCGTGTATTTTGGGCGATCAAAAGGCTGATGCAGATACCGATTCAGACAATATCATTACAAAACATAATGGATGTATGAGCGAATTTATCGTTGATTCAGATGCACTGAATGAAGACGTTAAGTTCCACGGTGACATGTCTTACTGTTCAAAAGATTGGGATAGCCCAATTAAAACTATCAAGGTATACAACAGAAATATTTTTGAATATTAATTTATATTCTTATGTATATTAGTGGCTAAATGCTGTATAATATTTAATTGTATCAAATAAAGTTATATGCTTTAACTAGGAGGTAATGCGTATGATGTTTGTTATTAAAAAGGACGGTACGCTAGAAGAGTATGATGAGAATAAAATCATCAATGCCTGTAAAAAAGCATCTGCGAGAGCGCTTGATAATCTAACGGATGATGACTATAAGCGTATTTGCAATAATGTTATGTTCTATATCAAGCATAAGTACAACACTGACGAGGATGTCGATATTCCTGTAGCTGAAGTTCACTCGATTGTAGAGAAGACGCTTATGGAGCTATATCCTAATTCTGGTGAAGCGTATAGGCAGTATCGAAACTATAAGATTGACTTCGTTCATATGCTTGATGATGTGTATCAGAAGTCTCAAACAATTCGATATATCGGCGATGTGAGCAATGCAAACACTGACTCTACTATGGTTTCTACTCAGCGTAGTCTTATCTATGGTCAGCTCAATAAGAACCTGTATCGTAAATTTTTCCTTAATCGTGAAGAGTTACAGGCAGTTAATGATGGTTATATCTATATCCATGATATGAAAGACCGTCTAGATGGCATGAACTGCTGTTTGTTTGATATGTCAAATGTCATCTCTGGTGGCTTTGAGATGGGTAACGTTTGGTATAACGAGCCTAAGACTCTTGATGTCGCATTTGATGTTATTTCAGATGTTGCAATAAGCGCGGCTAGTCAGCAATACGGTGGCTTCACAATCCCTCGCGTTGATACTATTCTTGCTCCATATGCAGAAAAATCTTATTGGAAATATAGAACCGAATATGCTGATGTATGTGATTGTATTGAGGATGATAATGATATTAACATTAGCGATACATCAAGCGGCGAACAATATGCAATGAATAAGGTATATCGTGACATGGAGCAGGGTTTTCAGTCATGGGAGTATCGTTTTAATACTGTAGGTTCTTCTCGTGGCGATTATCCCTTTGTAGCCATTTCATTTGGTATTGGTCAGAATAAGTTTGAGCGTATGGCTACAGAGGTAGCACTAAAGGTTCGCATGGGCGGACAGGGTAAAGATGGATTTAAGCGTCCAGTTCTATTCCCTAAGCTTACGTTCCTTTATGACGAGAATCTTCATGGCGAAGGCAAACCGATGGAGTATCTGTTTGACCTAGCTCTTGAATGCAGTAGCAAGACAATGTACCCAGATTTTCTATCTCTTACTGGTGATGGTTATATCCCATCTATGTATAAGAAGTATGGTAAGGTTGTGTCACTTATGGGCTGTCGAGCCAGTCTTTCTCCTTGGTTTGTTCGTGGTGGCATGACTCCTGCTGATGATGATGATTATCCTGTATTCGAAGGACGCTGGAATCTTGGTGCTATTTCACTTCATCTTCCTATGATTCTTGCTAAAGCGCGACAGGAGAATAAGGATTTCTATGAGGTACTTGATTATTATCTTGAGATGATTCGTGGACTTCATAAGCGTACTTATGATTTCTTTGGTGAGAAGCCAGCTTCTACAAACCCGCTTGCATTTACTCAGGGTGGTTTTCTTGGTGGCAATCTAAAGCCAGATGATAAGATTCGTCCAATTATTAAGTGTTGCACTATGAGCTTTGGTATCACGGCGCTTAATGAACTTCAGTGTCTATACAACGGAAAGTCTCTTGTTGAAGATGGGGATTTTGCACTTGAAGTAATGAAGTATATCAATGAGTATACTGAAAAGATTAAGAAGGAAGATGGCATTCTATACGCCATCTATGGTACGCCAGCAGAAAGCCTTTGTGGACTTCAGATTGAACAATTCCGCAAGAAGTATGGTATCGTAAAGGGTGTATCTGATAGGGCTTATGTTTCTAACTCATTCCATTGTGGTGTATGGGAAGACATTACACCAATTCAGAAGCAAGATTTAGAGGGTCGATTCTGGAACTACTTCAATGGTGGAAAGATTCAGTATTGCCGTTATCCTGTTTCATACAACAAGGAAGCTCAGAAGACAATTGTAAAGCGCGCAATGAAGATGGGTTTCTATGAGGGTTGCAACCTAGCATTGTCTTATTGCGAAGACTGTGGATACGAGCAGCTTGATATGGATGTATGTCCCAAGTGCGGTAGCGAGAATATCACGCAGATTGACCGCATGAATGGATACATTGGGTATACGAAGATTCATGGCAAGACTCGCTATAATCAGGCAAAGGTGATTGAGATTAGCGAAAGGAAATCAATGTAATATGAATTATCATATGATTAGAACAGATGATATGTTAAATGGAGACGGTCTTAGAGTAGTTGTTTTCCTTTCTGGTTGCAGTCATTATTGTATGCATTGTCATAATCCAGAGACATGGGATGAAAACGGTGGCAAACCATTTGATATTAACGCATTTGATGAAATTGCAAATGAGCTAAAGAAAGACTATATTTCTGGTATTACTCTTTCTGGTGGCGATCCGCTTTTTCACAGTAATTTAGATGATGTATATAATTTGCTTACACTTATTAAAGACAATTATCCTAATAAGACTATTTGGCTTTACACTGGATATCAGTGGGATTATATTATGCTAGATGAGAAACGCAAGAGTATTGCTGAGCTATGTGATTATATTTGTGATGGTGAGTTTGTAGAAGAACTTGCCGATGTCAACTATCCTTGGGCTGGCTCAACAAATCAGCGTGTAATCAATGTTAAAAAAACTCTAGCAACAGGTGAAATTGTACTGTATAATAATTAATGTTATATGCAATAACAAAGAAAGGTGATTTATATGAAGCGTATGGCTGAGTTTTCTAAGGTGTCTTACGGTCAATTCCATGATGATTGGCTTGACACTTTTGATGCTCTAAGGGATGAGACTGACAACGATAAGCTTGAGAAGCATCTTCGCAATATCTATAACGGTATCAAGATTCCTAAGCGTGCCACTGCTCAGAGCGCAGCTTATGATTTCTTTTCTCCTATGAGCTTTGTTCTTGAGCCTAACGACTCAATTACTATCCCGACTGGTATTTGTTGTGAAATGTATGACGGATGGGCTTTAATGATTCATCCGCGTAGCGGACTTGGGTTTAAGTATGGACTTGGACTTGCAAACCATACGGCGATTATTGATGGAGACTACATTAATTCAGATAATGGCGGTCATATTTTCATTAAGCTAACAAATTGTAGCTGCTTGGCAAAAGAGCTGCGCATTAATAAGGGCGATGCTTTCTGTCAGGGTATTTTCCTTCCATTTGGTATTACTCTAGATGATGATACTACTGCTGTACGCAATGGCGGGCTAGGGTCAACAGATGCAAAGTAAATATACATGTGATGTATGCAAGCATTATCTTGGTTGGAATGACTGGGCAATTCCCTGTGAAGTCAGGTATGATGACATTGATAAAGATTTAAACGCATGTGAATGTTTTAAACCAATGGGAAAGGCGCGTTGCATGTTTCGCAAAGTACCTATTAATAAAAATGGATTGAACGCAAATATAAAAGCGCATATTCTTTCAGACGATGAAATGAACAGACTTGGCTTTTATGATTTAGGTACTTCATCGTGGTATCTATGCAAGCACGTACATAAATATCCGACAATAACATTCAATGTTGTAATTCCAAAAGACAATCCAGAAGATTTAAGAATTGATGTGTTGGATGAAGAGTTTCTTCAGCCATATGACTATCAGAGTATTCTTGAGCGCAATCCAAAGTTTGCGCCTGCTCTTGAAGTAAAAGAATCTGTGGATATGTTTATGATGTATCTTATTGGCAACGGCGTGCTAAGTGGTTGGTCTATTAGCGATTATCTATAGGGGGTGATTCAATGGCAGGTTATTTAGTTAGGAATTATAAATCTGTATATCGTATTCTACCTGTTATCGATAATGCGACAAATGATTTCTGTCGTGATTGCAATGGCAAGATTGACGAGGATAATGTGTATATCCCATGTTATTACAATTCAAGAATTTGGCATTATGGCAGGTCTAAGCTAATCGCCTATATCCCATCTGTTCAACGTGGTCATAATGTGGTCAAAGCCCTAAAGAAGAATGGTGTAAATGTTTTTGACTGCGATGAATCAGATGAAGAGGTAGTATTTAAGTTCAACGCTTCTGATATGGAGCAAGTTGCTTCTTTGATGAAACCTAAGACCAGTGGTGCGAAAACTAGCCCATTCTCGTCAAAGAACCTACCAAAAGCGCAGGTAGATATACCCGAAAATGAGCTTGCTCGTTATAAAAGTCTAGTTTCAAAGCTCGGAACTAGTGGAATGACTGTAATCAGGACTGCGAATAAAAACTTCCTAGATGAAGTTTTAGCTAAGAAGCTTCGTCCAAAGTATGCAAAGAAGCCGTTTGATTACAAGTCTGATATGAAGGCTATGTGTCTTTCTAGAGACACCAAATCTTATATATACGCCAAAGGTCTTTGGGAAGATTATCTAAAATTTTTAGAGATTGCAATTGATACCTATCTAAACAAATAAATATATATGCTATAATAGTGCCAAAAGATATACAAAAATGTTAATCTTTTGGCACTTCATATAAGGTTCTAGGAGGACATATGGTAATTAACAACATTCACGTATATGGAGTTGAAAATGCTGTTCGTGGGGCTAAGTTTCCTATGGCAACGGATGTTCAAAATGTAAGCAGTGAAATTACAAAAACAACAAAGAAGCTTGGGTCTAGTCCAACTGGAACAGCGCACGACCAATTCCTTACTGGTATCATTGTACAATTTGACCTAACGTTTACAGTAAAGGCGTGGACAGAAGCAGAGCGCTATCATTTCTTTGACTTTATTTCCAGTCAGTCAACAATGCATCGTATTAGTAAGTTTGAGCTTGATAATCAATATATTGATTATGTAGATCCACGAGTAATTAGTATTATAAACGAGCTTAAGAACAAGTATAACGAGACTAAAAACCCAGAAGATTATCTGCGTCTATTGTACACTAACCCTTGCGGTTTCAAGCTTACAGCAGCAATGACAACAAACTATAGACAGCTTAAAACAATCTACTATCAGCGAAAGAATCATCGTCTTCCTGAATGGCGAGAGTTTTGTGAGCAGATTGAACAGCTACCACATTTTAAAGAGCTTGTATTAGGAGATGAATAATGGATGTCGGCGATATATTTGTAAATAATAACGGTGAAAAATTTAAAATAAATAAATTTTTATACTCAAAAAAAACAGAGTATTATTATGAAATACAATTTTTAGACACTGGTTCAAAGAAAGTTGCCGAACAAAGAAATATAAAACGCGGTAGTGTTAAGGATGATTATAGTAAACATATCTATGGCGTTGCGTGCAGGGGCAATGCAAGTTCAAGACATCCGCTAATTAATAAAAAGGCATTTAAACGATGGTACTCCATGATTGAAAGATGCTACAATCCACATGCACATATGTTTCCTTCTTATGGCGGGAAGGGCGTTATTGTGTCAGATGACTGGCTTTGTTTTGAAAATTATCTTAATGATATTGTTCTGTTAGACGGGTTTGATTACGACAAATATTTATCTGGCGATATACAATTGGATAAAGATATTAAGTATAAAAATAATATTATTTATAGTAAAGAAACATGTTGTTTTGTTGATAGGTCAAAAAATGCAAAATATCAACCATCAAAACAAAAAGACTTTTTGGCAATTGACCCAAATGGAAACTGTTATGTATTTAATAGTCAAGCAGAATGTGCGAGAAAATTTAATTTAACAGCCAGAACAATTGGAAAGGTTCTAAATGAAGATTTAAAATGCCATAAAGGTTGGACATTTAAGTATAAGGAGCGTGTATAGCATGGCAGTAATCAGTTATAACGAGAGCAAGAGCGGCAACAATTCTCTTATTGTTCATGGCAATGACAAAGAGCTTCAGAAGGTTGCCACGTTTGTAAATAGTATGTATGACGCTACGTGCGAAAAGGCAGACGAAGATGAAGAACATGATGCCGTGAATCACCCGTCTCACTACGAGCATGGTATTGAATGCATTGATGAGATGATTCTTCTATATGGCAAATGGGAAACAATGTCATTCTGTAAGCTCAATTCACACAAGTATCGCAAGAGAGCGATTGATAAGGGCGGCAAAGAAGATATAGATAAGTCGGATTGGTATATGAAAGAGTATGCTTATCTTGAGACAAAATCAGAACTTGAATTAAAAAATAAAATTTACAAAAAGTATAATCTAATTAACAAATAAATATATATGTTATGGGGCTTGTTATAGCCCCATTTTTATATCAAAGGAGTGAATATGCTTGGTAGAAGAAAATGAAAGACAACATATAATTAAAAACATAGAACAGCTATTAAGCGAAATACTTAGCGATAAATATGAAGCCAAAATAACCATAAGATTCTCTGATTGATGATACTCATTATTTGATTTGCATATAACCTCTACAATACAATATAGATGAGGTATATATACCATCAACATCATAGAGGAGAATTATCATGGCACCATATAATGTATTGAATAAGAATAAAATACTAAGAGCTGGTTTATTTGAGCGTGTATCAACAGAAGAACAATCGAAATTTGGTTATAGTATTTCAACTCAAGTAGAAGCATTAGAAGAATACACAGAAAAACATAGAATGAAGATAGTAGATCATTATTGTGACGCTGGTGTTAGCGCTGGTATATCATACAAGAAACGTCCCGAAATGATGCGTCTTTTACAAGATGTTGAAGATGGCAAAATAGATATAATTCTATTCACTCGTCTTGATAGATGGTTCAGGAATATTAAAGAATATTTTAAAGTTCAAGAGATATTGGAAGAACACAATGTAGAATGGTTAGCAATATGGGAAGATTACCGCACAGATACAGCAAATGGCAGAATGGCAATTACAATCTTTCTTGCAATTGCACAGAACGAAAGAGAGAAAACATCTGAGCGTATTCAAGTAGTCTTTGAGAACAAGAGAAAGAATAAAGAGTCTTTCTTTGGTAAAAGCTCAACGCCATTTGGATATATGGAACAGAAAGATGAAGATGGAATAACAAGACTCGTTAAAGATCCAGAGTTGGAGCCTGCATTACAAATGTTCTGGGATATAGCTGTCAAATATGAGAACGTCAATAAAGCAGCCAAGATGGTCAACTTAGAATATGGTATAAAGAAAAACAAAAACAAATGGATGGAGCTTAGCAAAAAGGAAATCTATACTGGAAACTACAGAGGTGTAGAAGGTTATTGTCCAGCGTATGTTTCTGTAGAAGATTGGCTGAAACTACAAAACAGAAAGATCCCAAGACAATCAAAATCAGACAGAGTGTATTTGTTTACTGGCCTAATAGAATGCCCTGTGTGTCATAATAATCTTGCTTCAACATATTGTGTTCACAAACAACCAGATGGTAGCAAAAGAGAATATCACAATTATAGATGTCAATTTAAAGAATCATATGTATGTAAATATAATCACACGTTTTCTGAGTTGAAAATAGAAAAGTGGCTGCTTAAAAACATTCGTAATCTTATGCATGAAGAAGTTGCAAGAGTAGAAATAGAGAAGACAAAACCAAGACCAAAACCAAAAACAAATATTGCTTCGTTAAAAGAGCAATTGCGTAGGCTTGAAGTTGTATATATGACTGGTAATAAGCCAGATGAAGAATATATAAAAGAACAAAAAGAATTAAACAACGCAATAAAGAAAGCGGAAAGCGAAACTCCAAAAACGGATGCAGATAAAGACTTAACTATGTTACACGAAATTCTTTCAACTGATTTCGAATCAGTATATAAAACGCTTAGCGCAGAGGATAGACGCAGGTTTTGGAGGGGGTTAATAAACAGAATATATTTAGACGGGAATAAGATATCTTATGTTGATTTTAATTGAATAAAGTATGGCTTTCGATGGTGTCATTTGTAGATGCAGGTCGTAAAGCCATACTTTTTTAATGTTCATTTTGTATACATAATCGTATATAATACCTAAAAGGAGATGAGCAATATGACAAATAAAGATTCAATAAATAAAATATTATCTAGATTAGAAAGCGTAAGGAATGAAATAGAGTCAATTAGGCGCGACTTAAAGTTTATCTTAGAAAAAGAAGGCAACCAAAAATCGTAAAAAAAAGGGAAACAGAAATTAATCTGTTTCCCTGAATTATTTAAACACCGATAACATAACGAAGAACCATGTCTCTGTTGTCAACTGTTTGACCATGAAGAGAAAAGGCTGAGTTGTTATTTGCAGAATGACCTTTTATCTCATTATTATTAATATAAAGATACTTCTTGTAGAACTTTCCACCACGCTCAAGTATGAATGAGAACCCGCCGCCGTTATCATTTGCTACAGCGTATTTAGGAATAAAGAAAGAGTTCCAGCTAGAATTAACAGGAGATGTATTGGAAACGTCATATGCACTGAATATTAGAGAAATACCATGAGGTTGTGCAGATACATTGTCAGAAAGAGCAATAGTAGTATCCTCTTTTACGTATGAAGCACCGCTCCACAGAACCTTATTCTCACCATAATTAGAACCAGTAAGACCGCCAGTTTTACTCCAAATACGAACAGAGTTTCCGTATAGATTAGTTGTTCCGTCAGACTTTTGATAGTTGTCATATCCAATTGCCGTATTACCAGCAGCAGACACGGGGACGAATACATTCTTCAAAGTTCCGTCTGATGTCTTGCCTTGTATAGCAGCTTCTACACCCATATTAATGTCTTTGCTTGTTGTGACATTTCCTGTGAGTGTGCCGCCGCTTAAAGGCAGATAACTGTGAGTGTGGTTTTTAGCAGCATATCCAGAATGCGTATGATTCTTAGCAGCATAAGTGTTTGGCAAAGATTCATGAATTGTGTCCATAGCATTTAGATCGTCAGTTAGACACCGACTTGTATCATTGCCCCTCCAAATCTCATTGGTTGACATTGTGCCAATAAAAGATTGTTCTGATGTTTCAGCCATAATGTTCTCCTTAGAACGTAGCCTAACTTATGTCATGCATATTATACCACATTATGAGCTTCGCCGTTTTCGCCATATGCGGTAATCAATACATAGTGCTTGACACGCTGCTCATCATACATTGTGACAAGACCAACGTGCTTTACCCTATTTTCATCGTATATAGTGACAACACCAGACTGTACCTTAATAGAGATAGAAGTAGTGGTTGTTTTATATCCACCATACCATTCATGCACTTCTTTAAGAGTATATGTTACAGTACCGCCCTTAGCACCAGTAACATCAGAAGGTGTTACTGCATAGCTTGTATCAGTACCCTTATATAGCTGAGTGTTTCCCTGATACAATTCAAAGTGGTCAAAGTTTGCGTTGCCCTGTGTTTCGCTTTTGGCAAAAGATAACGTTAAGACTTCACCGTAATGTGCAGTTGTTTTTATAGTTGATAAGGTTGGGTTTCCATGTGCATGATATGGACGAGCTGGAATAGTAACTGCGACTCTTGCGCCATCTCCGTTGCTTGCACCCCATGCGCCATATCCGTTAACCGTCTCACCCCAAATTTTAGCCCAACATTCGCAATATTGGTCAACATTTGTTCTTGTGATATCCCACGATTTTGAACCATTGACAATTGTTGCGCCATAATTCGCAACACCCCTGCCGACCTCTGCATAATTAGAAGTATTATTGCATGTATAGCCAACCTGTCCAACTATGCCGTATTGAGCAGGGCCACCTCCTGAGCCAGCTGTGCCATGACAATCAATACTAATCGTCACAGTTGCAACTGTTTCGCTTGTGTTTTTTACAGAAGCACCACATGTTGTAGTAACAACGTCATATGCACTTGGGTAAGCATTTTTAGTTGGGTTAGTTAAAGCCATCTATATCACCACCTAAGAAAGCAATTGGATATAGATTGTATTTGGGTCGCCATTCTCAGGAGCTTCCGTACTTCCCCATGTGATACCGAGATTATTCAAGGCAGATTTCGCATTTGTTGCACCAGTACCACCATATTCGATTGGTAGAGCGCCGCTTGTAATATCTGAAGCGCTATGCTGATGAGAACTTGCAGCAGCTCCGATATTGGCAGGGGTAATACCGAGATTCGTTCTAGCGTCAGCAGCAGTAGTAGCACCAGTGCCACCGACAGAAATATCAATAGTTCCAGTATCATCCCTTGAAAGACCAAGAGCTTTTCTTGCGGCAGTGGCGCTAGTTGCACCAGTACCGCCATTAGCAATAGGCAGAGCGCCGCTTGTATTTCCAAGACCCAAGTTGTTTCTGGCTTCTTCAACAGTTGTGCCACCAGTGCCACCAGAAGCCACAGGAACAGTACCATATAGGCCATTGGCATTAGGCTGAACCATATCATCTACAATCCAATATTGACCGTCATATATAAGTCTTACTGGTTTGCCGTTTGTAAGGAAATCTTTACTTGGCAACTGAATAGTAGATTTAGGAGAGCTAGAAATACGCATCCTAATATTCTTCGCACCAAGACCATTGACATTTAATGTTGGTGCCGTAGTAGTGCTAGTAGCATGTGGCACCATAACAAAATTGGCACCAGCAGAAAGAGCTTCAATTGCCTTAACGGTAGCAGTATATGCGGCACCAGTACCAGCACTTGTAATACCTACAACGCGCTGTCTACCAGCTTCGTCATACACCTCAAGACCGCTAAGGGATTTCATTATCTTATTTCCATCCATATTTTAAACAGCCCTCCTTACTAAATTAACAGTGATATTGCCATTGCCGTCATTTACAAGTTCAATATCATAGTCTTCATTAATCATAATTCTTATATTCTGTTGTATCTTTGCTTCTGTATTGGGAGCGACATCAAGAAGTTTCTTATATATTGCAGTAGTATCGGCATCAATTTTGCGCAGTTTTCCCCTTACTGCTGGATTACCATCGGCATCATTCTCACCTAAAGTTAAAATCATATCTCGTTTTTCATCAGAAATATACTTTAGAGCATCCTGTTCAATTTTGTTGATTGTATTGACAGCTTCGGGAGTGATTTTTTCAATCTCGTTAACAGCGTCAGTTTTAATATTTTTAATCTGCGTGTCTGCGTCCCACATTATCTTATTTACATCGCTGATTACTTCTTCTGTCAACATCTGCTCGGTGATGCGCTCGATAGTTTCAACATGATAGGCAGTTGACATATCATCGCACCTCCCTTATGATTGGTTTACGATAATGGCAAGATTTGCGTTGCCGTTTCCATCATTAACCGTCTTAAGATATACGCCATTATTTGTGATGAGCGTGTTTATATTTGTCTCAATAGTCTGCTGAGTCTTGTTTGCAACAGAAACGGCATTATCATATGTATTCTGAGTATTATTCTTAATCTCAGTGGCGGTATTAACAAGTCCGTTGCCAGTAGTGATAAAGCCCTCTTTAGCTTCATCAACAGTACTGACGGCATCGTTCTTAATCTGTGTTATGGTATTTACAGCAGTATCTCTTGTATCTGTGACAGTGGCTATAGACTTTGTTTTAATGTCATTAATCTCGTTAATTGCATTTGTTCTAGCAGTCTCGGTGCTAGATTCAATTTCTTTTTTAATCATTTCTGCGGTAATGCGAGTAATATTCTCAACGTAGAGATAATCGCTTGGCTTTGCACGTTTACGAACAGGGATCTCACTATATAGAATTGTTTTCTGAGAAGACGAATCATCTGCGTCAGTTAAATATACATAGACAAGTAGTGGGTAAGGCTCCTGCAACAGAATATTAGGAATGTCGGCAATAATGATATCTCCTGCGTGCATTGTTGCCACGCCGTCATCTTGAGCGGCTACATCATCTCCACTATATTTTACAGTAGAGCGAACAACCAACGCTTCTTTTCTACTTGGATTAGAGAAATGTACTTCAGGTGGATTCTGAAGATATTTTTCATCGCATCCATTAAGGTCGATAACTATCTTCTGGTCTATGTCCCATTGATAGAACCTATTGATTGTGTCTCCATTAAGATCTAAACAAGGCACTTCGTACATAGACATACCTCCTTGGTCGTTAGAGTTTATAAATATGGTTAATATTGTAACATAAAATGTGTCTTTTAATATTCAAAATTGTAGAACTTTTAATTTATATATAAATAAATTTATATGCACCATTGAAAAAATCCCACGCAAGTTATATACTCATTTCGAGTTAAATTACGTGGGATTTTTTCAATGAAAGGACTTAAAAAATGAAACTTATCGACATCTATGAACAGCATTATCTACCCGAGAAAACACAGAAGAGGGCGGCATCAACCATAGCTGGATACGACTCGTCTATGCGTCTTCATGTACTTCCGCGATGGGGCGAGTGCGAGATTGAAGATATCTGCCCTGATGATTTGCAGGAGTGGGTAGACTCATTTGAAAAAGCTGGCGCAGGAGAGAAAGCGTTTAAATGTATTCGCCAAATTATCCGTTGGTGGATTCGCAAGAAGCGTCTACATATTATCGATCCAACCGCATACATAGAAGTAAACCATCCTAAGCCTTATCGTCCAGATGTTTTAGACGCACAAGAGGTATCAGAGATGCTTCGCGGCATGTGGGGTCATTGGGCTGAAGCCGTGACCATCTGTGCTGTAACTCTTGGTTTGCGCCGTGGTGAAGCTTGTGCATTAGAGTGGTCTGATATCAATCTTAAGACTGGTGAGGTGCGTATCAACAAATCGCGTCAATATGTGAACGGTCAAATCATCACAGTAAAAACTAAGACAGAGAAGTCTACTAGGTCTTGCTATCTACCTAAGTTTGCACGTCAGCGCCTAAAGCAGATTAAAGGACATGGGCTTCTTATCGGTGATGTCTCTCCTGATAAAGCAGCTCGCGCCATCAAATCACAGTGCAAGAAGATGGGTGTGCCATATGTATCTATGACAAATATGCGCCATACATGGGCTACACTTGCAATTGAAGCAGGCGTTGGCATTGAAACTGTTGCCATGATGCTTGGTCATACAGAGATTAGCACAGCATATAATCACTATATCGTTCCTCGTAAAACAATCTGCCAAGAAGCTCAGGCAGCTGTTGAGAAGTTGATATTCGACAGGGCTAGAAAGCTTAAAATAATGTCGATAGGTTAGCTTGGTATTCCGTATCCCAAACTAACGGACAATTCGAATATGTCAAAGACAACAATATCGGTTATATATGTTATTCAAAAATAAATGATGTTTTATTTATCACGATAGTAAACTGCTATGTTAAATCAGGATATACAACTTTATGCACATTGCCGCAAGGTTGTAGACCAACTGAACAAATAGTGTTTGCCATATCGGATAATGTTGCTGCTAATTATAGTTATCAAAGATATTGTATAATAAACAACAATGGAGAAGTGATAATAAAAGCGAATGCTAACGGAGAATATATTTGGGCGACTACCGCAATACTATTAAATATTCCATCATAGCATTCCGTATCCCAAGTATCACAATCGCTATCAAAAACTCGCGTCTGGTATAAGTCTGTTGTTGTTAGCGGAAGCGAATATATAAATGTAATGTCTACAGCAGACATAGCACCAATATTTGGAATATCAACATCAGAAGTTGATTCTAAAATTGTTCCTATTGCAAGTAATGGCGATACAGATGCAAATGATTGCACTGTTAATGCTTATATTACAGGCGGATACCTCAAAATACGAGCAAGAACTTCTGGTGCGTATAGAGCAAACATCTATCTTATTATGCCGTAGCATTCCGTATCCCCGAAACTATTAGCAGAAACACAATCGACATCATATGTTTCATTTGATGTCGATTTATCAAAACCTAAAATGCTCATTTTGATGTGCTGTACCAAAGAAAATCGACCTTTGAGTTCTACTACATTATTAACATATGACTTTATAAATATCTGCAAATCCGACAGTACAAGCGCACAATGCTGCTTTGGCGCGGAACCTGCAAATTACGCATGTAACGCCTATTATGCGAATGGTTCTGTATATTTAAAAACTGCAAGTTCATGGGATAAAGTTAGACTATTTAGACTTTAATAATACCCCATAGCTTAAGCAGACTACCAGCTACTCCGCCACTGCCGTCTATTTGATGTTTTGACATAGATAAAACGGTAGCAGTTGTCTCTGTATTTATTTTAATTAATCCAACAAGCGTATATGTTGCTTTGCCATCATCCCATCCAGTAATGCCATGTAAATGTTGGTCTTGTTGTATTCCAGAGTTTCTTACAAGCGGCAGGCCAATTGTTTTATCGACACTTGTTAGGCAGTAAAATGATTTAAATTCTTTAAATGAATATTCGCTGTTAATCGTAATGTTTGCACCTTTACCAGCCGTGCCACTCCAAATCAATACTTTATTACTGATTTTGGATACGGAATACTAGAATATTAAACTTCAACATAATAAACAAGAACATTTACATATTTATTTGAATATCTCCCTACACTACCGTCCCACGCCATAAGACGAATTGTTCTTCCGTTATCAGCTTCATTTCCAGTATGAAATGCATATCTCGCATCAGATAATACGCCAATTCCTATTGGAATCTGCTTTGCGTTAAGCCCTGTTTTGAGATATCCGTTCGTGTCTGTAGTCGCATCTATTTGTTTCGTTTTTACAATACGGGATACGGAATACTAATTAATTAGTTTGTATCCATATACCGACAAAACATGTATGTTTTTAACAGCAACTTTTGAAGTGCCAGTGGAATTACATTCACCATAAGACTGAATAATTGCTTGCGTCTTATTTAACTTCCAACTGCTCTCTTTGAATACTACAGTGTTTGATAATGCGCCAATAGAATGGCAATTAATTACCTTGCCCTGTGCATTATTAAGTGATGTGCTGCTCATTCTAAAATCGTTATCTCGGTAGACAAATGTTATCCAATTATAATTTTCAACAGAGTCATTTAAAGCGAAATCGTCAATAGCATCTCCTGAAAATATTTGTGTTTCAATCATGCATTGGGATACGGAATCCTATGTCAAAAGACAACAAAGGTTGCTCTTACAGCTCTGTTGCCAGATTGTAGATATAAATATCCATTTTGATAATAAGCAGTTGCATGTAGGCTTATTTCAGAAACATAATAGCAGTCAACACAATCACTGGCTGATGTATTATTTTTAATAAAATGAGATATAGGAAACACTGTAGAACACAGCGGTCTATTGTTATAAACAACTATCAGACAACCCATTTTTGTTGTTGGTAAATCTACTTTAAATGATTCATATGAAGTAGAACCACTTGTTTTTGCCACCTCTATAGGAGGTTGGGATACGGAATACTAAGCATGGGAATTCCGTATCCCACGAGAAAATTGGAGACTATCAAGTTAATCTCGCTGGATCAATATTTGATATAAACGCCGTGTATATTCCACATCAAAACGCGATAAGAGTTATATGCAACAGAGTTTCTGGATATATGACAGCAAGCGGTAATGGATATAAAAACGCATCTGTACAACTGCCTTCAAAATATACGCCAAGTGTAAACATGTGTTCCATAGGAGCGGCAGATTTTTCTGCGCAGTTTTCTGTATATATAGAATTAAAAACAGATGGCAAATTATATTTGACGGCATCGTACTATAACGGTATGAACGCATATGGAGTAAATAAAATATCTGTAATGTTATATTTGTAACACAACCTATCTAACGCCATATACTGCAATGATGCGAAGTTTTTGTGTTGAAGTGACGGTAGTATTTTCTTTCATTATATTAAATGCATATCCAGCTGCGAATTTCACAGTCTTTAAGTCTTTCTGTATTTCCAGCTTTGACTTTATTGATACTATGTAATCCAAGCCAGCATGTATATCTGAGCATACCCACATACCATATGCATCATCGGTAGACTTTAATGCATTCATGTCATTAAAACACAATACACCCCAATGATTCTCATCAGCATTTGAAGTAACTACTTCTACAAATGTATATTCTTTTAGCTCTGGTACGACAAATGAGCCGCCGCCGTACACAGACCCGCTCCACAATAATTTAGTTTGGGATACGGAATGCTATTTGTTATATAGTCCAGCAAACAAAACCACCAATAGATGTTGCTGCACTTGTTTGAATAGCACTGTATAAATAAAGTTTTCTATCTGATGAATCTCTTTGCGGTATCCATATACCAGCGGTATTGTTTGATTGTCTCATATACAAAGGACAATATAATTGTCCGCATGTGGGCAAGTATTCGTTTGGCAATTCGTTTGGAACAGCATATCCAGTTGTAAAACCATATAAGCTAAATACAGCTAAACAACATGTATTTAATGTGGCTCTGTACTTTATCTGGCCATTATATCCAGTATAAAGTTTTATCCATCCAGTATCTTTGGATACGGAATCCCGCAATGTTGTAATTTCATTGGCAACATTGTATGTTGTGTGCGTTCCCTTGCCATCATTTATCGTCAACGCGCCGCCAACGGAAAGATTGCCATCGATTGTATCGCCAGTCTTATTTACATATACATCATTAAGATTAACCCAACTCATATTTTTACTTCCTTTCATTCAAACTTTGATATATAATCAATCAAGATTTACTGTTCAGCAGCCATCCAATACAAGTTGGTTGTAGCGTCATTATCATTTCCTACGACTTGAACCTTGAAATTAGAAGAAGTAATATTAAGAACTTTTACCTTTGCTGTACTCTCATTGAGAAAAGTAGGTATGATAATAACATTTGGTACACCGTTAAAAGCCACACTGAAATCTATAACTTTAATCACATCTACACCAGCCGTAGTCGTAGAGATAGTTTCACAGCCAGCCTGAACACGTTTCATCTTATTGTATACACTTTTAAAATCTTTAACGAAGGCAAGGATGTTGTCTATCTCCTCACCTGTATATTTAAGCTTATAATCAACTTCACTTAATTCAACTTCGTCAGCCAACTCAATTACCTCCCATCAACTAACCAGTCTTGAACCAGACGGATTTAAGGCTTTTACCAGAAGGCACATTGACCCAAACCGATTTGAAACTATGTTCTGATGAATTTATATATATACTCGGACTCTTCTTCAGCCACACAGCATATAACGTAACGGTAGCTCCATCGGTAAAGCTGTTGTTTGTGTATTGACCGTCTACAATATATGTTGGTGTTGTAGCAGTACTGCTTGTAGACCAGCCTAAGAACACATATTTATCTCTTGTTGGTTTTACACCAGATATTTTAGAGGTTGTGTTTATCAGATGCGTCTGGCTTGAAGGAGCACCCGTACCGCCGTTTGCATTGTATGCAAGAGTAAGCTTGGCAACATTAGTCCAAATGGCATACAGGGTAATATTTGCGTTTCCTGTATATTGTCCACCAGCAGAATACTTAACGTCAGTATCAGTGGCAGACGTACCCCATCCAGCAAATTCATATCCATCTCTTGTTGGTTTAACAGAGGAGAGTGTCAGCGTGATATCATGCTGCTTGGTCTGATTACTTGGAGCGCCCGAGCCGCCATTGGCATTGTAAGATACCGTGTATGTCGGTCGCGCGACAGCTGGAACTGTGACAGTTGTGGTCGCATAATCTGTTCCGTGTGAAAATCCTGAGCTGTCCCACCAAGCATGAACCGTATATGTGCGATTGTTATAAGAGGTGCCGACACCACGAGAAGCAGAGAAGTCGAAGCTGTTGCCGTTAAACGTATGTCTTTGGTCATAGATATTGCCTATGCCATCAATGCTCAATGTAAACCTACAGCCCGGACTACCTTGCCAAGTCGAACCATTGTTATAAAAATGGCCTGTGACATAAATGGTGCTATTATTGGCACTGGCAGATACACCTACGTATGGTAATGCCATATAATCACCTCCAAATATTTATTTTTATAAAATAGGGCGCGAGCTTAAACACCCGCACCCCAAAACATAATTATAGAATTATCATTTTATTCTGCTGAAGAAGCAGTTGCGCCCTTGTCATCAGCAGCAGTATTTGTTTCGGTTTCAGCTTCAGCGGGTTCGCTCTTTGTGTCTATAGAAGTCTTGTCGATTAGCTCCATGAGTTCGATCTTAAGAGCTTCAATCTTTTCATCAACTTCAGACTTCTTGTAGTAAATATCGTCATGTTTATGCTCAACGTCAGACTTAGTATCAAGCATAGATACGGTTGCATACTCATCATGCTTATGTCCCTTTGCTGCGTATTTATCATCAAGCTCGCCAAGGGTTTGATAAACATTATCAATTTCACCAGTCAGGGGGCGACCAGTCTGATTGCCATACCAAAGCTCATCGGTTGAATATAGTAATTCACTCATGTCATTTCTCCTATCTTATGTAGTTTGGATATAGATAAATCCACCAGTGCCATTTGACGGTGCGCTTGTTCCGCTAGAAATCAATGTACCATGCAGGTAGTTTGCATCTGGTTGGGCAAAATCATCTAACACCCAATAAGTTCCATCATATACAACCTTCACTGGTTTATTTGCTACAAGAAAATTGGATTTTATGAGCTGAATTGTCGAAGATGTATTGCTCGATAATCTCATTCTGATATTCTTGGCACCAAGAGAGTTTACATTTAGAGTAGGCACAGTTGTCGTGCTTGCCACATGTGGCACCATTACAAAGCTTTCACCAGCTACAAGCGTTAATCCGTTAACTGTTGCTGTATACGCGGAACCAGTACCGCTTGTTACCGTTGGCTTATCACTAAATGTATATTGCGAATATGTGGCCCCGTTAGCCCACTTAGCATTTCCACCAGCAGAATAAGAACCAGCATATAGATGTGTATGCCCAACGTCTGCCTTTCCATCGATAAGCGTCTTAAGCTTTGTAAAAGCTCGACTTAATCCATTTTTATCAAGATAACCCATAATAGTTCCTCCTAACATAAAGGGAGTTCTATAAATGAAAAACATGGCTGATAAAATACGTCTTTTAACACAACGTAAATTACCAGCACTGTAACCATTGATGAATTAATAATTAATTTTAAATATATACATTAACCAAATACAGCATTGAACGCAGCATCAATCTCATCATTGGTGAGAGCATTGTATGTAGTGTTCGTATCCTGAGTTGTGATTGTACCAGTAGTACCATTACCCTTGGTAAATGTAATGGTGCGACCACTTACAGAAAGATTCTTGATATAAGTGGTGTTAATCTGATTACCAGCAGAATCCTGAGTTGCCTTAGTAGCAGAGTCGGCAGTAGAAGCCTTAGTAGCACTACCAGCAGAAGTAGCATACTTAACAGACTTAGCGGAGTCTGCGGTATTGTCTACATTACCTAGACCGACAGTACCCTTAGAGATAGCAGCCCAAGCGCCATCGCCACGCAGGAAGGAACCCTGCTGACCAGCGGCGGGAGCGGCAACATAACCAGCAGAACCAGCAGCACTAGCCGTAGCACCCCTCAGTGCATTCCACCCTCAGTGCATTCCAAGTATTTGTATCCTGAGCAGGAATACCTAGGGCTGTAATGTCGCTCTTCTGAACGGCAGTAGCGGCAGTTACGTGACCCTGCGCATTGGTGGTAATCTTATAAAGACCATTTGCAAAAGCAGAACCCTTAGCGGCAGCGTGATTGTAAGCAGCAGCACCACGATCGCCACGATAGGCGGTAGAAGAAGTCTCTCCTAGAGCGATAGTCTCAGAGATAACTGCATAAGCAGAACCGCTCCAACGATAGGTCTTGCTATCGTTTAGGTTAATATAAATCTTGCCGCTCTCAGCAGTAATCTCGGTAGCATAAGTACCGTCTGTCTTCTTCTCCTTGTAGAACTTACCTCCGTTTAGATAACCCTCAATGACATCATCGACAAAGCTTGGAAGGTTGGCAGCTGCGATTACACCTCTAATGGCAGAAGCGTTAACAGATGTGATGTCTGCCGCGCCATGCTTATGAGAAGAAGCAGCCTTACCACTTAACTTACCATCGACCTCTGACTTCTGATAATACAGGTCATTGTGATTATGTGCAGAAGGGGCAAAAGTAGCAGGCTTACCAGAGACGTTTGCCCAAGCTACCGCACCTGCACTGCCAGCGCTTGTGGCGTATTTAACTGACTTTGCGGAGTCTGCTGTGTTGTCAACGTTTCCAAGACCCACCTCTGCCTTGCTGTATGAAGGCTTCGTAGGTGCCTTAGCCCATGCATATACATCGGAAGCAGGCATGGAGGTTGGGAAGTCGGTAATTTGTGCCTTGGTGTGGGTATGGCTAGAAGCAGCCGCGCCAATCTCGCCAGCGGTTGGCTTATCGGCTGTTGTATAGATGCGCTTCCACTCGCCCCAAGCATTGTTATAATAGTTGCGTGTATAGACCTTCTGACCAGAAGCCATGTACTCATAGAGCTTCTGGGTAGTACCAGCACTAGACAGAACCTCTAGAGCAAAGGCATTCTGTGTCGGGCAATTCTTAAGACCAGTAGCCGTAGCATTGGCAGAACACTTATACCAACCGGGGTTTGTAATTGTGTTGAGGTCTGTGCTTGCTGCAATCTCTGTGGTCAGATGTGTTGTGTGAGAGTGAGAGGTATCAGACTTACCAGCAAGCTTGGTGTTAATCTCAGACTCGGTATAGTAGAGGTCGTTATGGTTATGCCCAGTGTTTGACTTGCCGTTTAATTTTAAATCGATTTCAGATTTACCATAGTAAAGATCATTATGATTATGAGCGAAATCAGTAATCTCAGCCTTGGTATGTGTATGTCCTAGCTTTGAAAACTTTGCATTGGTCTTCTCAAGAAGGTGAGTTAAACCAACACTGTCAAGAAACTTAGTTTCCGCCATGCAATCACATCCTTTCAGTATGCCTATTTCTTAGCGTCTCTATTTTTCATTAAATATTTGCTAATAAAAAATAGAGACGTTAAGAAATAGTTTATAAAAATTACCCTACAATTATTATTATTCTGACAATTGTATGGCAAACGGTAGGGTAGAGGGGTGGGGAAGAGGTATATATACCTCTTCACCACCCCTTAAAACCATATAATATTAATTATAAATATCCTATGCGGCATCCTGTGTTATCTTACGTAGATCGCCAAAGTCGTATGAAATTCCGTTTTTATTTTCCGCATTGCGAACAGTAGAGTTATCAACATTGAATTCAATCCACGAATGATTAGGATAGTCGATAAAATATTGTCTAGCATCTGATAACATTTTAAGCAAAACATCATCAGAAGGAAGTTTGTCAGTAGAAGAGATTATCTTCATCTGCTTATAACCATTTCGTTTAATGATATTATCACGTATAATCTCTTTTTGATTAAACTCGTTTTGTGTTAAATGACCAAGTCTAACATTTAAGTCATGTCCACCACCATCATATTCAATAACAAAATTATCATTAGACAAATAAATGTCTGCGTTATAATATGATATAGGATAGTTAAGAATGCCACTATATAAATCGCACAAATATTGTTGTTGTGTCGAAGACTTTTGTGAAGAATTTTTATATAATGTTTTAGATATTTTTTCTCGTATCTCAGGAATTTGATTTGGGTTTTCGACACCATATTTTTCTATAAAAGAATTTTTTATCTTTTCTTTTATTTCGGCTGACCCAAAAGGATTTTTTACACCATATTTTTCAACACATGTTTCTTCTATTTTTTTTCTTATATTTGGTGATTCAAGTGGGTTATGATATCCAGTTTTTTGATAGAATGTATTAGATGCTTTTTCGGCAAAGTTTTTTCTATAATCCTTGCCATATCTTTCAACACATGTATCTTTATAAGAATTATAAAAACGCTCATCTTGAAACGCATACTTTACACCATATCTAGATTCCATAGTGTTTTCCATTTTTACTCTGCACTCTTTTGTTTGTGCATAATTTTCAACACCATAACGAAGCAAGTTTGTTTCTTTTGCCTTCTTAGGAGAACAATCTAAACATGCAATTTTACCAGTTTCCCTTATTCTTTTTGTATAATCAGCATAACGGACATGCAGAACATTTTCTTTGCAATAGTCGCACAATGCTTCTATTTTTACATTGCTGTTATCTAGCAAATCATTTACTTTAACAGATAAAGGCTGGTTATATTTTGCGTCATATCCTTTATTACGATAATATGTAAGCATTCTTCCAGTTGGTTTAACTTCTACTTCTTTTGTTAGAATCATATTTTATTCCTTAGTTCTTTTATTAATGTATTCAAAAATACAATCTGAAAGCTTATTAGATTGTTCAAATACATATACATCTTTTCCCTTAACTTGCAAGTTATGATTAATACGCAAAATTCTAAATCCATGCATCATAAGATAGCCAGCAAGCCTAAGAGACTTTACATATTCGTACTTTTTTTTCATAACACATCCTCTAATAGAATATATAAATAGGAGTCTCTAATCAAAGAGACTCCTTATATTATATCACAATTAAGCCTGAGTAACGCCGAAGAGGACGTCAATTTCTGCGTTGGTAATTGGTTTGAACTCAGCAATCTTACCATCGGTATAAGCCTTAGCATTCTGCTCAGCAGCATCCCACGCAGAAACCTTGGTTTCAGAGATCGCATCGAGAACGGTCTTGTTTGCGTGCTCGTGCTCCTTAGTATGTGCGCTATCCCAGCCAGCAACCTTACCAGCAGTAATAGCATCAAGAACATCTGCATTAGCATGGTTATGAGAAGCATCCTCAAGAGTCTTAACCTTGCCCTCAACCGTGGTTACACGACCAGCAACGGTATCAAGAGCGGTCTGGTCGGCCTTAGAAGTCTTAAGGCCATCAACATCATTCTGTGCGGTTTCAGCAGCGGCCTGAGCAGTGGCTACCTTACCATCAAGAGTCTTATCGGCAGCATCGCGTAGAGCAGCTTCAGCAGCTACAGCAGTGGAAATCTGGTCTGCAACAGAACCACCCTCGCCAATAGCGGCCTGAAGAGCCGATACATCCTTCTTAATGCCATCTTCGGCACCAGTAGCGCGAACCTTCTCGGCATCAACAAGCTCTTTGATGTAAGCAACAATTGTAGTAGAGGTAGCACCCTCGGGGATATCGCCAACCTTGGTCTTAAGAGCGCTAATGGCGGCGTTCATAGCAGAAGCATCATCGGGGTGCTTCTGAATCCAAGCGGCAATCTCCTGTAGCGTATCAAGGCTCTCCTTGGCACCCTCGGGAATGAGCTGCTTAGTAAGCTCCTCGTTAGCGATTGTGCGAGCAGACTTACCAGCATCCTCACCGACAAGAGTAGCAACCTTGCCCTCAACGGCATCAGCGCGACCAGAAAGGTTGGTGATGTTGCCCTCGGCAGCAGTAATCTTACCCTCGGCTGTGCCTATACGCTTTGTAAGAGCGGAAAGAGAAGCATCGGTTGCAATACCTGCGGTCTTCTCATTTACATAAGACACGACATCCTTAGAGGTAGCACCCTCGGGAATAGTGCCGACATAAGTCTTAAGATTGTCAACGGCAGTCTGAGCGCCAGCAGCCTTAGCATCGGCAGCAGAAATCTTAGTCTCAAGACCAGCCTTGGCATCAGCAACAGCCTTAGCGACAGAACCCTCGGTCTTGGCATCGCCATTGAGCTTGGAGATAGCGGCGGTGTTGGTCTTTACCTGACCGTTGGCAAGCTCCTGAACCTTAGTCTCGGCAGTGCCAGCGGCATCGTAGTTACCAGCAAGGCTATCAGCATAATCCTTAGCAGATTTAAGATTAGCAGCATCCTTGGAATCAATCGCAGCCTTAATCTTCTCGTCATAATAAGTAAGACCAGTTAGATCAATATACTTCTTTTCAGCCATAAATCTCCCTCCTATTTAAAAAGATAATCAATATCATCATTTGTGACGGTATCGATAGACCCGCCACCAGAACCATCTGTTTTGTTCGCCACCACGACATATGAATTCGCGGCCTTATCATAAACAGATATTTCTTTTTTTGTTTTGTCAACATATAATGTTTTTTCTTTGGCTTGCCCCAATTCTGGCAGTTCAGCGCCTATGAACACTATATCATCTGGCTTAGATGTTATCTGAATCCAGTCGTTATCGTATCGCCAAAGAATAGCAGTTTCGATAACAAAATAGTATCCATCGAACGGAGAGGGCATTGAAGCTCTCTCATAATCTGTTTCCAACTCCGTAATTTGGTTATAGAATGTCCTCTTGCCATCCCAGTCAAATGCAATTCTGCATTTGTCTTTTACGAAGACAAGCCGACCATTCTGAATCAACAAACTAGACAGTCTTTCGGAGGTAGTCACAACGACCGACATTGGGGCTTTATTCGCCATATCTGCCATATTTTATTACCTCCAAAACTAGGGCTAAAACTCTACTACGTCAACACTCCCGCCAGCAACGGTGTCAGCATAGTCTTTTGCAGACTGTAGGGTTTTCTCTTGAGCCTTCGGCAGAACGGAATTGGCAACAATCTTGATAGCTTCCTCTAGCGTCTTACCAGCGGCAATCTTGTTTCCATCCGTTTCATCAAAGCTATCGACAGAAGAGACAACAATGTCGCTCTGAGTGCGCGGGGTGTTGATGACAGTATTCTTGGTTTTGTCTAGCCAAGCGATTTCGCCATCGTCAAGATAGAGAATATCATACTCATCAATCATGCCACTGGTTTTCGCAGTCTCGATATTAGCCTTGCTACCGAATGCATTCTTTGATTTAATCGCCATACAGTACCTCCTTTTATTGTGTTAGCAGTTACATATTAAAACAGTCATATCGACCATTTTTCAAAAGGAAGGGCGGCACATATCTATTTTCCCAAGATATATGCCATTTCATCTTTCGTTATTTTATTGTTATTGTATAAAGAAACAATCTTTGTCTCTTTAATGGTGTGGTTGTCATATAGGCGCTTTAAAGACTCTACAAACTGATTCATTTAAATCACCCCATCGCTTAATAGCATAGCTGTATATGCGTCAATAATTTCCTCTGGGGTTTTCATATTAAGAACCTTTAGCTGTTCATATTCGTATTCGTCAACCTCTTCCAATTGAACGGTATCATATCCGTCAACTGGAATTCGATATAACGATTCTTCATGCCAAATATGTTTGCCATCAGAAGAATAGATAGCCTGCGCTTCCTCTTCATCGCAGAATATCATACGGTCATACTTCTCCTGATACTTTAGGTATATGAGCCTGTCAAGCACATCAACAACTTTGCCGTCTTTTACGACCTTGTAGAACATGCGCTCACCTCATTAAAAAGGGTGTCACATATTTCAGTGACACCCTTGCAATATAATTAGAAAGAAATCTCAATCAATACGCCGTTTTGTGTTCCAGCTGTATTGAATCCATATAGATCGCCCTGCTCGTTTACCGTATAGATATAATTTGTATACGAAACGTTCTGTGAGCGAGTCCAGTAAGGCGTGTAATCGCCATCGACAGCTGCACGCTTCCTAGCATCATTAGATGTCATATAAGAAATGGTTTCACCCTCGTTAACAAATGGCTCTCCGCTGACTTCATATGAATTACTAAGCTCGATAGCGGCAGGAATGGAGACGTAGCATTGAGATGCGCTAAGCTCTTTTGATCCATTGCCGATAGAAGAGTTAACCGTGACCTGCTTAATGAGAAGCTTAATCTTTACAGGCAATGCTTCATAGAATCTTGTATTCAAGAAACTATTCAGGTCAGAGCTAGTCCAACCGCCAGCGTTGCTTCCGTTCTCATTAAATACGCGCTTTCTGTCAAGAAGGCGCTTTGCAAGCAAGCTGAACGTACAACGCTTAGACGGCTCATTGCTGAGATAGTATTTTTTAAAACTACATACCTCAAGCGCTATGTTCTCATGCGTCCAACCAGCGAGCTTCTTGCAGACTGCATCGCCAAGGTCTTCGTACCAAATCTTGCTCCAATACACGTTGCCGACAGCATAGTTCTCATATGCGCCATCGTCAGCCTTAGAACAGCCGAATACAAGAGTGCTATCTATGATTGTTGACTTTGTTCTTTCAAGCTTTATAATATCGGGTTCGCCGCCATTAAGGTTAGAATAATATACATAGATATTATTGTCACCTTTTTTGTGTCTAAGTACAACCATGTCACGGCTGCCAACAGAACCAGCACTAGTCGAAGACGTACCCCAGCTCATCTTGATTCCGCTATTAGACCACAACTTAAATCCGTTTGAACCATTTGACTGGAAGCACTGTGCAATTACACCCTTTTCAGGTGTGCCATTTAAGAACTTATAGTCAATTGCCAACACGAAATCTTTGTCGGTATCGAAAAGCTTAATTCCAGTATCGACATAATTCTTACCAGCAAAGACGGTTTTATCAGAGATAACCGTCTTCGATGTGATATCATCATAGTCAATATCATATCCCATGTTAAATGAATATGCATCGCCAGCCTGAATCTCTGCGCCAGAATTATCAACACCAAGCTTAGTAATGGCATAAATCTCAACTGGGCGCATAGCGCTCAGCTCTTTGCCGGCAAGTGCATCTGGTGCATATGTAAACGTATCGAAGATTGCATTTACAGTCTTATCTCCATCGATAAAGCCGCTCTTATCCCATCTATCGAACATATAATATTTATATGCATTTTCCTCAAGGGTATAAGTTGGGATTGCGCCAGTGTATTCAACGTTCTCACCATACAGGCCAGTAGACTCCTGAAGCGTTACGCCACGAGAGACATACTTAATAGTATAGCGTCTAGTAGTTTCACTATATGCTGCCTTTATCGTTCTATCGCTGAAGATAGCAGTCAGTGGCAAATCCCAGCCCTTAAATGTAAAGTCCGTACTTACAGAGCTTGGCTTAGTCGGCGTATCAATAGGATTGTCTGCTCTTGTCAACGGATCAACGGCATTGCCGCCCTTGTCAACATACTGAGTATCGAGAACGGTATCGTCATAGTTTACGAACTTGACAACAAACTGCTCGACCATCGTATTGAATACAATCTCTAAATCAGGCCATGCTTCCTGATAGTCATACAACTGCTGCTGCTTTACAATGGGAACATGTACAGTGCCAGCCAACACAGCTCTATCGACATTGTATCCGTTCTTGTCGATACCAGCCATCTTATAGATTCTATCGAGAAGGGATGTATCGTCAAGAGTCCAGTCAATACCGATGATTCTTGCCCTGCTGACATTTCTGGCTTTATCGAGTAGATCTTTGATGTCTACCGTATTGCAGTTCTCTATGATAAGCGTAGAGATAGAATCGTATCCAGCAATAGAAAGATTTGTCAGATACATTAGATTCTTCATGTTGATAGATGTAAGTGTATCAGGTAGCTGAGCTAATCTGATGCTACCGCCGCTTGCAAACAGGACACCCTTCAGTCCAGAGCCAGAAGCATAAAGTTCCTCAAGGTTCATGCACTTTGAGAAGTCCAAGCTGCTTACAAGATTGGGTGTGTTTCTGATATCAAGTTTCTCAAGAAGCTTGTTGTTGCCGATAACGAGATTTGTCAAGAAGGTATTAGAATAACCTTCTGTCGCGTTGCCGATAATAAGCTCCTTTAGCTTTTCAGCCTTAGAGAAGTCATTGTCATGAATATAGCAAGCAGACACATCGCCGACAGACTGAATCCTAGATGCGCCATAGATAAGCACGGTGGTATCATCCATCGTATCATACGGGCATGTAATATCATACTGCTTGCCAGCTTTAGCTCTTACCTGAGTAGGAGAGGAGTTACCGAACATTACAGACAGATACATATCGGCAAATGGCGTGAGATGAAGAGTGTAGTTAGGTGCTACAACTGCATCCTTTGGTGTGTTACATCTAAACATAATCTGGTCAGATGTAGCGGTATTGCCAATGAACTTAGTTGCCATATACATCTCTTGGTCGCGCTCGAACTGTCTGCGTTGATACTTCTTCTTGCCATTCATCATCTGCTCAAGGAAGCGAGTGTTGCCATCCTTATAAGGACGCTCGTATTTGCGCACATAGTCAACGCGCCAAAGCTCTTCGCACCACTCGTTCTGTTTCTCATCAAACTGATTGATAAGCGAAGAAGCGCTCCAACAGTTTTTACTTTCACGGCTTACATACATCTTCTGAAGCTCAGAACCCATTAGGTCACGAACACGACAGAAGAACACAGACTCAGCCGCGTTGAAGATATAGCCAGAAGACTTGTCTCCTTCTGTGCGATAGTCGGTATCTTCCTTGCCGTAAGTCATGGTAAGCTCACCGCTGTTGTTAATACCCAAAGCCGAGTCGTTGTCGTAGTCCCAAAGGTCAAAACGATATCCGTTATTGATTCCAGCAGCATCATCGTCAACAGTATAGTAAGCAGCTTTATCGCCAAGCGTTGCCGCTTCTGCCGTTGTAATATAATGCTTAGCCCAATGCCAGAAGGTATTCTTACTTCTGTTGTCTATCATCGTATATCTAAGCGTGAATAGATAGAAGTATGTAGCAGAATCAACAATAAACCAATTCTTGAGATTGTTCTTGAATTCCTCATCTGTAGATGTAATTACGAACTCATAGAAGTCTCGCCAAATCTGTTTATTCTTCGTTCTGATTTTAGTCTTTTCCTCGCTGCTTGAAATAGCTTCGCCGTCTTTTGAGTCTCCGCAACAATCGTACCTAAACTCAAACGAACCATCCCAATCATTATACAAAGCATCATATGCTGTATTGCCAGCAACCCATTCAGCTTTTGTGATAGGATATTTCATAGAACCATCAGGATTGGCAACGCCAGTTTGGAAGATGGAATTAGGCAATGTATTATCGCTAATCTCAACAGCGAATTCTTTCATATCGTCTGGGTCATACGCTCTTGTAACATCTGTCTTCTTAGAGTCACCGATGTTGCCTAAGGCGTAGAAATGCCATGAGGTATCTTGGAACTCTCTATGTGTCGTTAGGTCTGGGTCAGACTCCTTAACAAACACAACACAGTTGACAAACTCCATATCATTCTTAATCTTAGAATCTCTACGAGTCGCAGGAGTAGAATATGGGATATAATCATTATATCTCTTCTGAAGGTATGCGTTGTTCACCATCTCGGAGCTTGCGATATTTCAATTATGTTATCGCAAAGGCTTTTTATCCTTTGCTTCTAATACTTATATTATATAAAATATATTATTCTTCATAAAACCATTTTATATAATTATTTCGTATTAGTTCAGCATATCTTTTCAACTTATAAAAATAAGTTGGCGCAGTCTCGTGGGAAGATTATATTCTGCTTTCGCAGGTTCACTTCCTATGCGTTGCGTGTGACTATATTTTTAAATATAGCCTTCCACTCGGATTAGCATTTCAGCCTTCCCGATTTTTACTGCGCTACTCTATATACATCACTGTATATAGGGGCAAATATTTTACCTTTACATTAAACCAGTTATTAGGAACAGATGTTCTAGTAAGTGTAATCTTACCAGATCCGTCAGTAACAACGCTACCATCGCCAAGAGTAAGTTTTGTAATATAATTCGGGTCTAGCTCAATCTTACTAGTTACCTGATGTTTACCATCAAAGCCAGCAATAAGGTCGATGTTACGACCAGCCGCGCCATACTCGTTAGAAGTAGTACCTTCAATTTTTTTGTTACCCTAAAGGCTTTTTATCCTTTAGTTCTTATACTTACATAAATAAAATACTTTATTTTTTGCGAAACCAATGCCTACCAAGATATGTTCTGTTTGGTTTATCCAAAACATTGCTAATTTGAGCAGAGGAATTATTTTTACCATTAGATAAAATTCTAATTGCTTCTCTTACTCCATCAAAATATTCAATATTGCCATCTTCATCTATTGAATAAATCGGCATTCTGGTTTTCTTTACTATATTTTCTATATGATTACCATAATTACAATTATACTTATTTGTACACCACTCAAGATTATCAACACAATTATTCGTCTTGTCTTCATCTTTATGATTTACTTGCGGTAAATTGTTTGGATTTGGTATAAAAGCTTGTGCAACAAGCCTATGTATAGCAAGATGCACTCTATTATTTCTTTTTCTACCATCTAATGATAAATCAATTTGTAAATAACCCTTTGTGTTCAAATATGGTTTCATTAATTTTCCATTAACTTTATCATATTTATAACTCTTAACCCTTCCAAGATTGCTAATTTCATAGCCATCATATTGAATTGGCTTCCAAGTTTCTTCCATTTAAATTCCTTCCATTTAAACTAATATCAATACAATATATTAGTCAAATTTTGGAATCTGTCAAGTATTATATTTATTTTGTATAAGTTCAGCATAACTTTTTACCATAGTTTTTTAAACCGTAGGTAGCGCGAACTCTTGGGAAAATTATATTCTGCTTATGCAGTTTCATTTCCTATGCGTTGCATGTGACTATGTTTTTACACATAGCCTTCCATTCTGATTTGCATTTCAGCATTCCAGTTTTCTTTCGCGCTTCTTATGCACATGTTTCCATATGCAAGGGGCAAGGTATAGTTCGCCCCGAATGATAACAATTCTCAAACTTCCAATTGTCGAGAACGGCATCACCATTCTTATATATGCACTCAAAAGACGTATTGCCTACAAAGTCCTTCTTGTTATTGGTGAAGTGCGGAGCTTCAATCTTGATAACGCGCATATTGGGACAAGCATTGGCAACGGACTCAGGAGTCAAAAGCTTATTCTCATCGTAAATCTGGTTACGCGTATAACGAGCAATCATCTCAGTTGCAGTACGAGCATCGGCAATAAAGTTAGACAAAATTGCTGAGCTTGTAAGGCTTGTATTGTATGCCTTCATACGATAAATCAAAACATCGCAATCAGGAGAGCCAATAGTAATTGGCACAGGTGAGTCCTGAGTAAATGAATAATCGCCTGTATAGCTCATAGGACGGCATGGCGTACCATCTTCATAAGACATAACAATAGGAATGTCGGTATCCTTATTGATATTGAATTCCCACTCGATAACGTCTTCCTCACTATATGGGATATACAAAGACTTCGCACTTGATTTAATATATGCTTCATGTACATTCATTTGAAGACCAACATCAGATGTCGTACCAGACTGACAAGTCAAGAACGTAGCATTGCTTTTCGCAACATTTGTTGTCTTGAAGATTAACTTAAATTCCTTACCGTTTCTCTTGGCATCGTCTGCAAAAAGATTATAGGAAATAGTTGCCGTAGTTCCAGCCTTAACACCAAAGTATTGGTCTCCATTATCATCAATCTGATATCCACCGTTAACCCAGTCGAAGTTATCAGATACCGTCATGGCAACATCACCGTCAGACCACAATCTATCGGTGTCGTTGTTAGACTTACCAACTGGGTTGAAGTCAAATGCAAGACCAGCGGTAACAGGCTCAACATCAATATCAAGCTTTTCAACAGTTACGGTCAAAGTCTTAACAGTGTCACGGCAAGTGATTGTCAAAGTATGCGTACCGACATCAGATGGCTTAAACTGCCACGTCTGAGTATTGCTATCAATCGTCAGTGTAGAAACAGTCTTTCCATCGACAGCAAGTGTAACCTGTGGGGTTTCAGTTGATGGGTCGTATACGGTATATACAATGTTTGCCGTATCATACTGTTTAGCTGTAAACTTCTGCTTAACACATCCAATTACAGGCTTATCACTTGTTGAATCGTACCAAATAATATCTTTGACGATATGATTAGATTCAACTGCCTTACCATTAATTTCTGCCGTCATATACACTTCTAGCAAATGAGCGCCATGTGTATGAGCAGGAAGCTCATACGCCAAAGGAACACCAGAGACAGTAGTGTCTACAGTCCCGATTTCATTACCATCTAAAATAAAATGAACTCTCTTTTGAATAGCACCATATGGAGTATAATCAAAAGAAACTTTTCCAATAGGGTACGTAAAGCTGTCGTTAAAGGAAGATTCAAGTCTAACGTCAACCTTCTGAACAGTCCAAGTCTTAGTTACAAGACTGCCAGCGTCATCAACGATACTAAGATTAACCTTGTGCGTACCAACTGTAATGTGGTCAGTGATATCGAAAGAGTTCTCACCAGACGCAGCGGTATTCGTAGCAACGATAGAGCCGTCAACCTTCCACGTTGCAGTACCATCGCCGCCCTCATCACCAGAGGAGTCTGTTCTTGAGAAATTATATTTAATAATAATCTTATCATCTAATGTCGCAACAACAGGAGTCGTGGTGATATATGTAATCTTCAAGATACTGCTGGTGCCACCGCCACCGCCACCACCTTGAATCTTGAACTGAGCTTTCGGCTCTTTCTTCTCGTTCTCTTTACCCTCATTTTGTATTTCCCAAAGAGTGTAAGTCTGCTCTTCGTCATATGTAGCATCATATGTCAAACGAGGGGAGGTATCAAGGCCGTTAACAGTTTCCTCAAACTTAGCAACCTTATCACCAAGCTTAGTTACATTTTCCTTATTCGCATTCGCAGTAGATGTAACAGCTGAGATATTTGCATTTACAGAATTCAGACTGGCCTTTGTCGCGAACTTCTCATCTGCAATACTTTGAATTTCAGACTTAGCTGTGCTAATCTTATTTTCGATAGAAGCGGTATAGTTATTAGTCCATTCCTCAGTTGGATCACTCGTGATTGCAATTTCCTTCATCACGGTTTCGCCATTATAGAATGTCATTTTACTGCCGTCATATGTGACATTAAACTTAGCAAGACCATCAAGATTAGCAATCTGTTGCTTAACTTCATCAAGCTGGTCTGAAATGTCAATATTATTAACGATATTATCAACCTGAGTCTTAGTATAATAAGATGACAAAGCGGTATCAACCTTGTTGTTTACAGCGTCACCAACCGCTCCTTCTAGCTGAGTTTTCGCAGTATCAACAGCCTGCTGCGCTTTGTTGGCAGACGCTTCTGCTTTGTCGGCGTAATCAGAAATGCCATCAACTGCTGTCTTGGCTTCCTGCGCATAGCGCTGAGCTTCAGCAACCTTCTCATTCACCTGAGTCATGAAGCTTGTAATCCATGTATTATCAGGCTCGATAGCTCCATTGCCAGCAAGTGACTTAAGTACGCTTAACTGGTTATTTGGCTTTGTCTTCCATACATACTCATCACCCTTTGAGTTTACACCAGATGCAATAATCTCAAACTCAAGAGTGCCTTCAACTGCTGTTGCATTCTTATTAACAAGCCAACCGAATCTAATATACTCATCATTATAATATACATTTACAACGTTGCTACGGTCTTCATATCCGTCTTTGTTGACATAATGAATAATAATGGTTGTGTTAAGAAGGTCAAAACCATCATATCTACGTGGCATCTTAAATGGGATATATTGCGAATTCGATTCTTGCGTAAGATTAATTTGCTTCTTGTCAATTAAGACATTCTTTAAATCGTCAACATTTGAAATGTTATCATCTGAATACTCTTCGTAATATAGGTAATTACTGCTGCGAGTCCAACCTTCTAGTGAATCAGAATTCACAGCGACAGCGGATTCATCATCAAGAGATGTAAGAGAGATGTCGTCATATGCTGGCACATCATCATCAAGAGACATAGGAGAAATATTATTATTTATCATTCTCGCATTATTATTTTCTTTAACTTTGTTTAACGAGTCTTTAAAAGATAAACCCATTGTCATCCTCCTTTCAAACAATAATAAAAAAGAGGATGACAAATCACCCTCATATTATTCAATAAATATAAGTGTATTTAGAAGCTGACAACCTTGCGGCTATCTGCTAACAGCTTTGCAACACCTGCTCCAACCTCAAGGTTTGAGAAGTCAACGGCAGTAGTTCCATCGGCACCACCATCAACGTTAATGGAAACCTCATCGCCAATCTTATTCTCACCAGATAGAAGCTGTAGCGTTTGCTTGTCCGCGTCATACGCAATATTATCTGCCTTAGCTGCATCATATGCGTCACCAAGATCAAGAAGCTCTTTGATTTGAGCATCCATCTTGATAATTCTCTGGTCAAGCGCACCAAGAGCGCTATCTGGGATAATGTCGCTCCATGCGCTAATAGGAGTGATATTTAACTTTGCGGTAGAAGTCTTGCGAACACGCTGAACGCTTTCACCATTTTCATCCAAATCACTATAGATAAAAGTAAGCTGTAGTTCAACTTCGCCAGTCTCGGCAGTTAACTTGCTGTCGATTGGAACAACATATTTCAGATACTCCTGATACCCATCTTCTGAAAGCTCAAGAATATCGCTATGATATTTCTTGCTAATAGGTAAAATATATTCCATAACAACAGTACAGGCACTCATATCGTACCCGTTGTATGTCGGTTCTGCAAGAAACCATAGATTATTAAACAACTTTGACCTTTGCATAATACGTTCCTTTTTGCTTGCAGTCAAAGTATTGTCTTCATTTACTAAAATCACATAAGCCATAAAGACACCTCATTTCATAAAACATTCATTGTATATTTGTTACCAACCGCGAGTATCTTCAACGAACGTATGATTAGATAAGTGCTCTTCATATGATTCAACGATAATGCGGTATGCAATATCTACTTCTCCATTGGTTATACCATTCTTGCTAATAAGATCTTCATATTCTTTATATAGTTTAAAAACTCTATTAAACTGCTCTTTGGTGACAAGGACACTAGAATTCGAAACCCTTGATGCAAAATCTATAATAGTATCTTTTTTATTATCGACAAGAATAGACACTATATCTTTATTTGCTTCATCAATTTTCTTATATAAATCACGTACAAGTTTATCTTCCATATTAAGTTTTTTATTAACACTATCAATCCACTCATCTCTCATATAGATATTATCTGCATTATAATGCTTATCGATATTGTTAACTATATTTTTTAAATCTTGTATCGTGTCTGGTAGTTCTCTAATTACTTTACGCTCGGATTTCTTTCTTGCGAAATACTTTCTTATGCTCATAATCTCTGGGACTGCCTTACCCTTGAAGTTTAAAAACTCACCAATAAGTTGAAGAACAAACAACACAGCAATCAAGGCAATCGCTATTTGAGATGGTACATTAAGATATTCTATATAATTAAGCATTTACATTTACGCTGCCTTTCATTCGATGTTGGCGTTCTAGTATATTAAAAAAAGATAAGGGAGGAGTGGTTGAAGTCCTCCCTATGTTTGTGCATATATATTTAATTGTTATATTTAAAACGAACCAGCATTCAACTTACGCTGTAATGCCTTAACCATAGAAGATGGTGCGCTTACAATGCCATCTTGAGTGGTTCCAAGATAACGCTGTAAAGCCTTACATGTATTCTTGCCAAAATAGCCATCGGCAGATACGCCAATCTTTCTCTGTAGCGCCATGACCATCTGAGAGCCACCTCTGCCAATCTTCCATGAAGCGTGTTCAAGACCTCCACGATTTACAGAAGCCATGTTATTAGCATCCTGACCGCTTACAATACCATCGACAGTGGTTCCAAGTGTCTTTTGTAGCGCCTTTGTTGTCGCAACACCCCAATATCCATCAACGGACAGCTTGCCAGATGAGGTCGATGTAGAAGGAGTGAAAGTAGTAGAAGAGCCACCAGACTTACTTCCATTGGTTACATTGATTGCCGTATGCCGACTTTCGTTAAGTAGAATGTCGCCAGCAAGCAAATATGCATCGCTTGTAAGATACTTAGAATTAGTAAGCACTTGGAAGCCAGCTGCCTTAAGAGCATTTTTCTCATTCCAAGTAGTAATGCTTGCATTTACATTCTGCATAGCAGTATTACCGAGACGATAACCAGCACCCTTAACAATAGCGGCAACGCCACTAGAGCAGTCCGCTTCGCATTTAATTGTAATCTGTGCAGGGTCATAATTGGATGCCTTTAGATGATTCCAAAATGTAAGGCGTTCGTTCTGGTCATAACCAACCAAGTTATTCTGAGCGGCCTTGATAGCCATATCTGCAATAAGATTGCGAGTCTTTGCGTCTGGATGTCTAAGCACTACATTCCAGCTATCATTCCACCAAGGACGAATATACCATTCTGTCTTAGACTGGTCACCAGCCTGACCACCACTATATCTATTACGTTCATCGTGTCCGCAATTAGAAATACTCATATTACTTGACCTCACTTTCAACAGTTTTGTTTTCAGTGAATACCTCTCTCATCGTCTTGAGAGCGTCATCAATGGTTTCATCAATCCAAGCAATCAACGCTTCTTGGTCTGTAACCTTTGACAGAACTGGGTACTTCTCGAAAATCTCTTCGATTACCTGAGCGCGTTTGACAGAACCAGCTTTCTTATAATCCTGCCAATCAATCTCGGCATCTGTAATCAGTTTCAGCATAGTCTCCTGAACCTGCTTTTTAGCAATTGCAATCTTTTCGTCATCTGACTTGCTGAAAAATTCTTTTGCCTTCTTACCGATAGAAATAAGAAGCGCAACGATAACAATGATTACAGTCCAATTATCATTGACTAACTGAAGAAAATTCTGAATAGCATATAAAGCATTTAAGTCAACGTTCATAAAATCACTCCTTAAAATGACGGGTCGTTTGGCGCGTCATCGCATGGCTCATCTTCTGAAGCAGCCTGATTGCGCATAGCGGTTTCATAAACTATGCCATTTTTTGTGTTCTCGGCCTTAGCCTTACTAAAATAAGCCCAGATTATTGGAGCCATTGCAGCTGGAATGCCCAACAACACATATAATGCGCTCGTATCTTTAAGCTCAACCATAAGTCGTTCACAGAAGAATATAATCTGTAAGCATATTACCAAAGATACAAATAAAACAATCTTACTGGTTGACGGCATCTTGAACTTAAAACTGTACTTTTCTCTTTCTTTGCGCAGCTTCATTTCTCGTTCTTTGCTCTGATTCATTCTTTTAATAGCCTTCATCTGAGCGTTATAATCTCTATCAGATATATAATTCATAGACAATCACCGCCAATCAAATTATTTCTCTTCTGTTTCTATGCACACCGCTTGACATCCAAGCTCTTTATATACATTATTAAACCTTTCAAGCGGATACGCGACATCGCCGACAAGTGGGTCAATAACATATACGCTATCTAGTTCTATTCTGGTAACAACAACACAATGCGGATTTCTAAATAATCTATATCCATTTGACTCATAGTTTGATGGTTTCGGGTCATTTAAATACATAGTCACCCATACAACAGACGGGAACTTTAATTCGGTCAAATCCGCGCCAGTATATTCAACTGCAACCTTATTGCTATTTTTTAAAAATTTATTTGCAGTTATCACAGAACACGGTGCCATACAAGCCCACCCGTCTGTGGCGCTATATGGATTTCCCCAAAAGCTGTATACAAAATCACTTCCGTCACTTTTAGGCATAGCATCGGCAACATCGAACTTCGTTACATTTACACCGTTCATTCGCAATAACGTTCCAAGAGCTGTCGCTTCACACCCAGTAGGAAGCTCTGGCATTTGTAAATCCTGCTTTTCATCAAAAACATACTTCACTTGCTTATCGTATAATGTCGGTGTTTCAACATCATGTTCTGCAACAGTGTTTTGTTGCGCACTATTACATGAAACAAACATAATCATAAACGATGCTAGAATAACAACAGCAAAGATAGCAATTACTTTATTAATACGCCTATTCACGACATCACCACAAATTCTTATATGCCCAAAAGCTCTTTCAGCTTATCTATTGTAATCGTAGTCACAGAACCATCTGTATCAACATATAACAGTTTACCAGCTTCAGAGCTATCACCAGTCAAATCAGTATACTTTCCAGAAGTGGCAACCGACTTTAGCAATGGCTTATCTTTTAAATCATTATAGCTCCCAGACTTAGCAACAGATGCCAAATCAGATATATCACTACAAGTCAATTGTTTTGCAACTACTTTATCCTTATCGTCAAGAGACAGCACTTGACCCTTCTTAGCCTTATCGCCAATCAAGTTGGTATAGATGCCAGACGTAGCAATCTTTGCTAGGTTAACGATAACGCCAGAGTCAATCTTAACACCAGTATCAAGCTCTAGGCTTCGAGCCATAATATTGCCACTGATGTAGAGTTCGCCTTTATCATTGACATTAAATACAGATTCATTTCCGTTAGTAATATCAATAACGTTATCATTCTTAGGGCTAATTGACACCTTGTTGTTACCGTGGCTTACTTCTAATCCAGCATCATTGAAAACAAGCGTACCAGCATCATTTTTAAGTTCAATATTCTTACCTAAGAACAATTTACCAATAATTGTTTCGCCATTGATACCATAGGCACTCACTGTGTCACCAGTATCTGGATCAGTATAATAGTATTTGCCTATAGCCGTCTTTGTCGTAGCCCAATTATCATCGGTAATTGCAATCGTTGAATTAATAATCTTCATCTGTGTAGGCTCATAGTCATTTGATACTTCATCAAACTTTCTGAACAACATACCATGGTTATCCCATGATTGCGTCTGATTATCAGAACCACCGACAATCTTTGTATGCGTCACGTCAAGTCCATTATCAAGCCAATTGTTGACAACAGTAGTTCCCTTTTCTCCCTGCTTGGCCTGTCTTTGTACATAGCTATAAGACGTAGCCATTGAAGAAGCTTGGTCTATAACGCCCTTGATACTTTTGACTGAACTCTTAACCCTGACGGCATCAGAAAACTCAACCGAGATATTGTCTAAGTCATCATAATCTACGGTATATTCAATCAATCTAAGCTTATACAGCTTATCGTCAACCATAACTCTAAGCCAATTACCGATAGCAAAATCATTAACTAACGGTGCAAATTTATCGATAAGCAAAAGATTCTTTAGGTCTGCGCTGATTGTAGTCTGCAATTCAGAAGACTTATATATTTCATCGTTGGCAACGCTGATAAATTCGTTTGCCTTCTCAAACAACTCGGCATTGTTAAGACCGTCTGAAATATAATTCTCATTAGAATATTTATCTTCTCTACGGAACGAGCAAAATTCAAGCCACAAATTAGCACCGCCAGCATTATAGTTAGTTAGATACTGCTGGAAGTTAAATATGTCTTGCGTCTTATCTTTTTCCTCGATAATATAATTCTGCAAACCGTATTCTTTTAAGTCTCCATCATCATCGCGTCTGCCAGATATTAGATAAATCTCATCTTGACGAGTCTTCATCTCTTTTTCAATGGCGTTCATTCTGTCAATGTATGGAGTATAAAGCTTATCATACATCTCTTTAGACCAAGAAGAGCCTTCGTTTACTCCTTGCTCCACAAGGATATCTATGCAACTCTGGCAAGCATCATGGAAAGAAATAAGTCTATTTAGGCAATACTTCTGCAACTCTTTTTTAAAATCATCCAACGAGCCGTCAATATCAAATAGTTCAGAAATTCCATATTTATTCTCGCTATCTTCCTTTGCAAGAGTTTTATCAATCTTTTGCTTGATAAATTTTTCATAGTCACTATTTATCGTCACGCTTATTTCTTTGCTTGTGAACTTATCTTCTTCATCAGAATAATTAGTCACATCAAAGCAACCAGTCCATACTCTCGTTGGATCTGGTTTAGTTCCAGACAAAGTAGAACCATCATGCACTTTGACCCTATACCTAGTAGAATCAACAACAACTTTCGCCATAGACAAGACAACGCTATCGGCAGTAGCGACAGATATGTTATCTATCTTTTCAACTGCAACAGGAGATAGGTTTGCGGCAGTAAGCTTTGCGGCTTCCTTCTCGGCATTGGTATCGCTCATCTCGACAATGGGCATCAGTCCGCTTGTAAGATACAATCCTAAATCAATCGTATTATAATAAGCATTCATCAAAGCAGGATAACCTTTTACTGGCAACTCAATCTCTTGAATGTCGTTGTTATATCCCACTTCTTTTTTAATTGCAAGGTGCTCATTTTTTGAACTGAACAATCTTTCATCTGCTGATGATTTAAGATATATGCTTTTAGTACCATACTTGGCAATAAGCTCATTATATCTAGTGACAATATCTTCTTTATCAGCTAAATAAACATAATCGTTCTGATACTCTGCATATAGCTTATTATATGAATCAATGGCTTTAACAAGTTCGTCTGACATGTCGTGCTTAGTATCATCAGAAATATACCAAATATAATCGCTACCATTAGGATTACAGTTTCTAATGGTTGCTGTCATCAAATCGTCTCCACCCTCAAGTTTAAAACAGTTCTTGATAGAGTCGGTATCAGATGACATATTGATGTTATCTGCAATCTCATCAGCTGTTACAAATATGGTCGTGTCTTCGCCATATCCCTCATCGATATCCGTGCTGCCGCACTTAGGACACACATCAGTATACTCACCTCTGTGTCCACACTTGTGACAGTTTGATTCAAGGTCATATGCAGAAACAACCCTCTTTAAATTGCCATACTTATCCGCATTAATATCAAACACAAACAAACATTTTATTTCCTCTGCAACATCTTGAAACCCATCATAAATAGATTTATCATCAAAAGAAAATGTTCTTTGAATCTTTGCAATCGTAGCATCAACATGCCCAATTGTATAGTGCGGAGCTTTTTCTAGCATCCTATGGAGGAGAGAAGAGCTTGGTCTATCTGGATTATAGAAAATAGTCGGATGGTCTTTATCATAATCTTCTCTTGCGATATCATCTTCGGTGTTAATTTCAACATTGTATAGCATAATTTGAGACAACTCAGCGCATCCAAGATTAGTACCAGTCACGGTCTTTACCGTCTTAGTATCTTCATCTGTCTCTACTGTAATCTCGAACCATTGATTCCACTCTAGACAATATATAAGCCTAAAGTTGACAATCTCATCCCACAGATTATTTTTATTTTCATCTACTGTTTTATATACTTTAAATGATATCTCAGAAGCATCATTCATCGAATCGGTTGATTCTATTTCAACAGCATCTATTCGCCCAAGCTTATCGCCATTCTTTTTTGCCAATATAATCGTTGGTGATTGTGGATTATGAGCAGCATCAAAGTCAATCTTTATAGCCATATAAACCACCCCAACTATATAGTTACCTTAACTATAGGCGAATAAGTTATCTTAACCGTACACGGCAGGGACAGCGTTATCTTATTCTTCTTGTCTCTAAATGTATTCTCTAATCTAAAGAAAGCCCAATTGAAATCGTTCTGTACTTTATGAGAAGCCAAAGAAGAGCTAATCATTGGGTATGATACTTTGATAACTTCACCCTTTTTGCAATTGGCAATTCTCATCACCCTGTCGTTAAAAGAATTCTTCATTGTAAAATCACCATCTTTGTCTATGGTGATTTCCATGTCTGGATAAATGCATCCCTCTTCATCAGATTCATTGTAGATAACATTTATACCATTATCTGAAACATTCTTAATTGTAGTTACAATAGGCTCTCTTATGGCAAATGGTCTATTTGTAAACATTTCAAGCTCAAATCCATAAATCATTCCGTTAACTTCAATTCTACTTACATTGAACGAAGCTTCAAAATATACACCCGAGTATTCATCGTCAAGCAGTCTGAATTTATGGAATCCCTTTCTGTTTAACCAAGACATTATATTGCGCATCTCATCGAATGAAACTGTATCGGTTTGATTTGAATCGCATTTATTTTTACATATCTGAAAAGTCGTGTTAAGACAATCTTCATATGTAGAACTCGTTAGCTCGTGCTTCATTCCGTTCAAAGTCGGTACAGTATTAAAAGTTATCTGTGAACCATTATCTATTGTATCGACATCGCTTGAATCAAACTTGCAAATAATAAATCCAAGATCGCTCAGCTTGACATCATCGTATTCAAAGTCATATGCTTTCACCGACACACCTCCAATCGCTCGAAGTTATATTTATTTTAAAAGAAAACGAATGATATTCCATCTGCCATTAAAGACCTCTTCATTCATAATCTTCTTCATTTCAGTTAATTCTCCAACGAGCTTATCGTAAACCTCACCTTTGCTCTTAATGTCTTCGACAATTTGCTCCATTTCAACGCGAAGAGAATCTATTGAACTAATTAGTTCATCCTTCTCATCGCAATCTATTTCAAGCTCGGAGATTCTTTTCTTTAGAGATTCAATCTCATTTGTCTGTCTCTCAATAATTCTACTTTTAATATTCGATTTTCTATTTCTTTTTCCAGTATTCATACTACTACCTCGTTTCAAACAAAAGAGAAGGGGAGTGGTTTATATCCACTCCCCGCTCAACAAGTAGGCTATATTCTTCGGCTAAGCCAACCCGTAGCATTCGGGGAAATTAACGAATTGCCTTGCCTTTTGCTAGGCTACTCTTACCTACGATTGGGTCAATAGTCATAGACATGATAAGGCGTTCAAAATTCTTATCATGCTGCATAGACTTAAGCAGTTCATCATAATTCTTGACATTAGGTAGGTTAAATACAACCTTGTCCAAATTTTGCACCATTGTTGTCTTGTTTCCAACATTAGCACCAGTATCAATCTTATCAAAGTCAAGATTGTCCTTGATAAAGTCAGATGGGTTATTTGCCATATTCCAGATATTAGAGCTTGCAGCAGATGTAAGCACGCTATCATTCTTGGCAAGAGGAGTCAAGATAGCTCCGTCAGATGGGCGCATAATCATTTCGGAACCATTTTCCTGAGTCCAAGCCATCTCGTTGTTTCTGATATTCTTAGCGCCAAGTGCGTATGCGCTAACATCAGATTTCTTAAACCAGCCAGTATATCCACTTGAAAGCTTATGCCAACGAGTTAAGACATAGCCGTTGCGCTCCTGTAAAACAGTATAGATTGGGTCATTACCAAACGTCTGCCTACCGCCGCCATTGCCATAAGAGTCTGCATAAATTCTAGCACCACCAGCGTTAATCATACCACCAACAGTGACCTGCTTTGGTTGTGGCTTCTGTTGCGGCTGTGGAGCTGAGGTAGGAGCGTGAGTAGGCTTTGGTTTCTCAGTTGCGGCAGAAGAAGCACCAGCGGCCTTTATCTTCGTACCAGCAATCTTATTCAACTGTGCAATCATATTCTGGATATTGGTATTGATATATCCAAGAGCAGTATTGGTAGTAGTCAGAGCTGTATCAAACTTCGTACCATACATTGTGATTACATTTGAGATACTACCGTTACCAGAAAGCCAGATGGTATTCATAGACTCTGACAAAGTATAGCCAACCTTATCAGCCTGAGATTCTATCGTAGCTCCGATAGTTGAAGCGTTATTATTAATCTCAGAAATCATATCAGCCATAAGAGCATCAATATCGTCAAGACGCTGATTTAAAATGGTTTCGTAATCATTGTATAAATCATCAAGCATTTTCTGCTGGTCTGAAATGTACTGTTCGTATTCAGTCTCTTCTAGGTCAGATTTAGCTTCTTCAAGGTCTACCTTAATCTGCTGAATCTTGGCCTTAGTCTCCTCGGATGCATCGCCCTGATATGCCGCCATCTGCTTCTCAAGGTCTGCAATATCCTTTGTACTTTCCTTTATCTTTTTCTGATAATCGTACAACCATAAAATTACTATATTAAATAAATAGGAAATTGTTTAATTCTTCTTCTACATTCGCATAATATGGAATGCGAAGCAGTTTAATATCGTTGTTTTTACAATAATCATTTTTAATATTGTCATGTGCAACAGTCTTTTTAAAACCATCTTCTCCACCAAAATAATCAACAGCCCTATAATGTTGTTCTCCATCATATTCAATACAACAATTATATTCTGGAAGATAAAAATCAAAAGGAAGTGGTTTTATATCACAACAATCATCAAACGCCTTTTGTTGCATATATTTTACACCATGACTGTCTAGCCACAATTTAACAGATTTCTCTCCGTGACTTATGTTACATTGAGGACATCCACATCCAGAAAGAATATTTACTGGTTTAGCATACCACTCATTTCCATCAATTAAGCATCGGTGTAATATTGAGGTAAATGAATCTACATATGTTTCCATTGGAACAATGTCTCTATTCACGGATTTTAAATCTTCAATATACTGTTCATGCGTTTTACGAAGTTTATTTCCGATTTTTTCACCGCCACACTTCGGACAACCGCACCCACGCAATATGCTATTTGGATAAGCCAACCATTCTACATTATGTATAGTACATTTATGTAAAATTGCAACTCTTGCTTCCGTATATTTCCCAACAACAACAATGTTTGGATTAACCTTATTTACTTCATCAACATATTGTTCATGAGTTTTATATTTTGAAGCAGAAATTTTTTCACTATGACACAACTCGCACCCAACACCACTCAAAGCACGAGAAGGAGTGGTATACCAATATACATCATGTATCAAGCAATGATGTTGTATTTTTACATTTGCGCCAGAATATTGTCCAACAACTTTAACATTTGGATTTTTGACCGATAGTTCTGCAACATATTCATCATGTGACTTAGAACGTTTTTTAGTTCTACTCTTAAGTCCACATTGAGGACAACCTTTGCCATTAAGAATGTTGCTAGGAACGGCATACCACGTGCAATCATCTATTTTACAATGATGTAAAATTTTTGTATTTGTATTAACATACCTATCAATAACTTCAATATTAGGATTGATTTTATTTACCTCGGCAACATACTCTTCATGTGTTTTCTTTTTTGGCATATACACCTCCTTTACAACATAGCAAACATTATAACATATAACATTATTAGTTAATACTTATTTTTAAACAATTTTCCTATTTATAAAGGGTCGTTAGCCCCTATAGGTTTACCTAATGGTAAACTTTCTTTAGCTTTCACTAAAGTGTAGACCATATCTTTCATCATATCTATATAAATAGACTTAGATGCCTTCCACTTCGGGAGACTTCTCCCTATGAGCATTTCAGCCCATGGTCGTTGAACGTTCCGCTGTTCGCGGCTTCGCTGCTGATTTCCCAATTTCTATGATTTTCAAACTATCACGCTTATGTATATTTCATCATTACGTTGTAGTTCATAGAACTATAAGGGGGTTCCAGCAATTCAAAAGGATGCGCTATATTCTTTCGAAATATAGCGGACTAAGTAAGTTTTCACTTAATCTTTTGCTGCGTCAAGAGCATCGTTGCGCTTGTCAATAAGCTTCTGCAACGAATCAAGCTCTTTGTCAATACCATCAGAAACCATATCATTAATAGAGTTCTTCATGTCCTCTGCATTAAGAATGGCTTCCTGCTGAGCTTCGATATACTCTTGCAACTGATTTGCAATATCCTGATTATACGGGTCTTTAGCAAGGTCTTCCTGAAGTTCTTTAATCTTCTTAGCATACTTATCGGCCTGAGCCATATACACGTTATATTTAACACCGTACTGACCCATAGATGCCATACCCTCATCGGTAAGCTGACCATTATCTTCATAAAGCTTCTTGTTGCTCATAAGATTAATCAAGAATTCAGACTCATCAGCAACCTTAGAAATCTTGTCCTGAATCAAATCAAAGATTTGCCAATCTAGCTCACGAAGGTTCTTTTCGTACTCAAGAAGAGAGGTGTTGCATTCTTCAATGGACTTAGTGACCTCGTCCACCGAATTGACCATCGAATACCAACTCTCACTATATTTTTCAATAGTACCACTATTAACGGCGTTATTAAGCTCAGAAATCATTTCGTCACGTTGCTTCTTAAGCTCTTCCTGCTGTTTATTAGCGTTGGCAGACATTGCATCGTAATATTTACCAGATGTAATATATCCAGCAGTCTCAGTCTGAGACACGAACTCATCGAGCATATCTTTCTCATGCTGAATTACTCCGAGATAACCATCGTACTTAGTAGAGACGTTTTCGAATCTCTGCTCATAGAGCTTGGATTCACTCTCACGTAAATCATCAATGGCATCTAAGCAATCCAATGCTTTCTCATCTTTATCTTTAGTTAGTTCGCTACACTAACCGAACATTATTGTTCCTCATACTTTCATATGAGAAGAGACTATATCTTTTACCTATAAATTTAATTTGTTTATAATAATACTTTCAATATTATCTTCATCCCAATATGGAATACGAAGTATATCTATGTTATTATCTTGGCAATATTGATTTTTAATTGCATCATGTCTTTTGGTCGTTTCATAATCTCTATTATAAACACTTTCAAAATGCTGTCGCCCATCAAACTCAATAATTAAATTATTCTTGATTAAATAAAAATCAAATGGCAGTGGTTTAACATCACGACAATCATCAAATCTTTTTTCTTTAATAAAAGCAATTTTATTAGCTTCCAAAAATTTTCTAATACGCTCTTCGCCTTTACTAGATTTACAAGAACAAGAGAAACATTTTGTCACATCTGCATGTTTATAATTACCAAAACTTGTTGTATACACGTTGCCGCAAGCGCACCGTATATTAAGATTTCTTACATAAATGCCATTATAATCTTCTGGATTAAGCAATTTATTTCCATTAATGCTATCAATATATTCTTTAACAAAATCTTTATCGTATCGTAAATTCTCTCCACGATATTCATAAGAACAATCTTTGCATTTATGACCACGAATAAAATTATCAAGCATCATTGTTTGTTTCCCGTGGATAGGACAAACAAATTCTATATCCATTTTGACATCAACATAATCATTGACGTTTGTTAATAATGTATATTCATTTTCTTGACAAACACGCTCAGCCAATCCAATGTATTTTATAGCACGCTTCCTCTTAGAGACTTCACTTGCCTTCTTGCCAGTACAATTTGGACAACAATCTTTCTGTATTGTTTTTCTGCCATTAAACAATACTGCAAATGACGTTTCATATTTATTTCCACAATAATCACATGTGGCAACAATTCTTTGCTTGGAGGTTGGATTCAAATCTTTTACAACAACATCAAACAGTTCGTATCTTTTTGTAAAAACATATCCTTTAGATTCAAACCAGTCTCTATTATTGTTATTCCATTTTACTTGAACGACCTGTTCATCATCATACATAGATACCTCCAATCAAATAAAGTAAATAATATTATAACATATATATTTATTAGTTATTCTTAAATTTATAGGTAATCTACTTTTTCGAATCGCCAACAGCTTGCGATTCTACTCCCATATGGGATAGTCGTTGAACTTTATCCTATTCGGATCTTAGCTGCTGATTGCCCAATCTTTTCATTTTTCAAACTTTCACGCTTGCGCATATTTCATCGCTACGTTGTAGTAGAAAAGCTCTAAGGGCTTTCCAGCAATTAAATAGAATTTTACTTGCATATCACTATGCAAGGTGGCAATTTATTTACCACTGCTTATATTCAGAAATCTTATTATTAAGATCTTCATCCGTGATTTTCTCAATATCTATTGTGCCGTCTCGCACCTTTGCGGCATAACCACCATCAAGACCAACAGAGTTAGCTTGCTGCATATAACGATTATATGCCTGATTCTGTAGGTCAATTTCTTTTCTGGTTTGATTAATCTGGTCGTTAAGAGCAGTTCCGCGCTTAGTCCAATTCTTATATGTACTAGTAGCGGTCTTATCAAGCCTTGAAATTGCTCTTTCAACACGGTCTAAAGCAGTCTCAATCCAGTCAAGAGTCTCTTCAAACTTCTCTGCTTCTTCATTCGCACTGGAATTTGAGTTAGAGTTAGAGGAAGACGATGAGGAAGAAGACTTTGAACTAGAAGAGGAATATGAGTTTGTCTTTACAGAGGAACCCTTATTGGCACGTCCAATGCCGCCAGAACCACGACCGAATGCGGTGCCAGATGCCAAAGCCTTACCACGACCGCCGCCGCTTGTAACATAACCATTCTTAAACAATTCCTCAGACTGTTTGTGATTAAAGACTATATCGCCCTTTTTATATTTTACAAACTCAGCACCATTGTCACCAACTGTAAAGAAATGACCGTCTCTTACGATAACTTCTTGCCCAAGCTCGCCCATAAGAGCCGTGCCATTTTCTTTTGTGCCCCAATTACCTTGCGCAAATGCAGTCCCGTTTACATTCGCAGTGCCATTTGCGATACCGCCAACAATATCTTTTACCTTGCCAGCCACCGAACCAATTACATTAGCAACATAATTCACAACACCAGTTTTTGGCGGAGGTGTATAAGAATCAACTTTTGAACTATCAACACCATATGATGCAGTTGCGTTTTTATCATTTGGCTGATAAGAATCTGGTTGCGAACTGTCTTTTAAAAATCTTGCAATGGCTTCTTTTTGCCCAGGCTGATACCCATCTACTTCACCAGAGTCTTTCAAGAATTTTGCAATTGCCTGCTTTTGTTCTGGCGTATAACTATCTGGGTCAGCAGAGTTAGTTAGGAATTTAACAATTGCAGCTCTGTCTGCTGGTTGATAGTTATTTACGTCTCCGCCATCAACGGCATACTTAGCAATTGCTTGTTTCTCGGCGGGAGTATAATTATCAACATCACTAGAATTTTTGACAAAATTAACAATTGACGTTAATTGTTCTGGCGTATAACTATCTATATCTTTTGTATTTTTAACAAAATCAACAACAACCTGTTTTTGCGTATCTTCAAGCCCATCTAAAAGATCCGGATTTTTTGCAACAAGCTTAACAACAACTTGTTTTTCATCGTAACCAAGATCTTTAAGAACGTCTTGATTCTTTGCAACAAATTCTATAGCAACTTTCTTTTCATCGCCATTAAGTCCAAGACTGTCAAAAAATTTGGGATTCTTAGCAACAAAGTCAATTATTACTTTTCTTTGTTTCTCGTCATCAAGTCCGTTCAAAACGCTTTCATTGTTTGCAATGAAATTTACAACAACTTCTTTTTCTTCATCAGTTTTAAGATCGTCAAGAATGCCTTCATTTTTAGCAACAAAGTCTACGACAACCTTTCTCTGTTTCTCATCATCGAGCTTATCGAGGATATCTTGATTATTAACAACAAAGTCTATGGCAATTTTCTTTTGGTCTTTATCCAAATCCTTAAGTAAATCTGGGTTTTCAGCAACATACTTTAAAAGTATCTCTTTCTCGCCATCTTTTAAGTCAAGATCGTTAAGAAAATCGGCGTTGTCAGAAACGAAGTCTACAACGACTTTCTTTTTATCGTCATCAAGTCCAAGATTATCAAGAAAATCTGTATTCTCAGGAAGAAATTTAACAATCTTAGTTGCTTCTTTTTTTGTATAATCATCAACTGAACTGGTATCTAGTTCAAGACCAATCTTTAGTTGGTCATCAGTAATCAAACCAGCTTGATGCTCCATCAATAATTTAATATCATTAAGAGTGTCATTTGCTTCAACTTGCAAATCAACCGTAGCATCAATAGTAAGATCGCATGAATCAAGTTGCTTTTTAATATCTTCCTTTGAAGCATCAACGTCTATACCAAGCTTAACTTTTGTATCATCATCAAGTTTAGCAATCTTATCAACAATATCGCTCATACTCTTATCAACTTCAGAAGTATCTACACCTTGAAGTTTCATTTGATTTAACTTCTTTTGTTGAGTCCGATACTCCTGCATAAGCTGCAATGGCTTTTTCATACTGTCATCAACTTGACTTGCATCAAGTTGCATATAAACAGGGTCGGCAAGTTTATCATAAGCAGCTTGTAATGTACTGGCAATATTTAATGCATCTTGTGCGCCATCCACACTCAAGTCGATAGTGCCATCGTCTCTTCTGAAGGTGTCAAGCATTTCCTTTGCTTTATTTAGGTCGTTAAACACCGTCTCTGCGTCAGTTGAATCAAAGTGGAATGTATAATTGTCAAGTCCAAGCTTTTTTAATTTTTCACTAGACTGTGCAAGCTCATTTATCTTTTTATTTGATTCTACAGCAGCCTTTTGTAAATCTGCAAAATTAGTATATGTACCATCCATATTGATAACGAAACCAGCATCTTCGGCGGCACGTTCAATAATCTGGACAAGCTCTTTACTAATTCCCATCGTCTTGGCGATTGCTTCTTCACCGTTAACACCAAAGTCAAAAGATATAATTTCGCCATTTTCACCGCGCTTGATATTGCCTTGTCCAAGTTGGTCTACTGCTTCAAGGAAATTGTAAACACCGTCATTTGTAGATTCACCATCTTTATTCTGCGTAAAGAAATCTTTGACAGAATATGTTGTGCCATCGATTGTATTACCAAGCGTTTTCCATCTATTAGTATAATCATCTATCGAATTAAGCTGGTCATAACTAAACATATCAATGAATGCCTTAGAAGCATCGTCAAGCCAGCCACGAGAAATCTCATCGTCAACTTCTTCAAATCCTTTTAAGACATTTTCATACATGTCTCTATCAGAACCAGCAGACTCAGCATTTTGCCATGCGTTATATTTAGAAGCTAAGCCCTCATATTGAGCTGCTAGTTCTCCTAAATCATTTATTTTCTGACGAATATCTTCTTGTTTAGAAACAAGATTGGCTCGCTCTTCAGCATCTGTGCATGTTGCAATTTGACCAGTAAGATCATTATATTTATCTCTTAAATATTCTAAGTTAGAAGTAGCATCTTTGAGCTTGCCTTGCGCATATGCCTGTTCAAGCTTAGTATATTCTTGTGTATTTAAACGAACACCATTAGATGTTTCTTCGAAAAGTTTTGCGGCATCATACCCAGCGCCTTTTAATCCCTGATAGCGGCTCTTTAATGCGTCTATTGAATCTGCCGTTAAACCAGTAGCAGACTTAGATTCTGCAAGTGCTGAATTAAGCTTATCAAGACTATCGGTTTCACCAGCTATATCAATATCAAAATCCATTGCTTCTAAATATTTTGCTTCGTCTGCAATGGCTTTTTTGATGTCATTGACATTCATGTCTTTTAATTTAAGCTTTAAGCTAACAGCAGCTTCTAGTTCTGTTTTAGTCAAGCCATTAACTATTTCATTTGCAACATCTTCGCTTTTGCCAGCATTAATAAGTTTTTTCTTAAAGTCTTTAACCTGTTTAACCGTATCATCATCTTTAATGCCAAGAGACATTTGCAACTGATATTGCATGTCTTTGTCAAGACCACTATTTTTAATAACATTTTTAACATCATTAACACTCTTGACATATTCACCAACAGTACAATCTCCGCTATTAAGCTTAGACTTCATATCAAAGAAAATTTCAAATTTCTTCTGCTGACCATCATCAAGTGAATTAATAGTATTTAACATATCATTGATATAGTCATTAAGCTTATTGGCATCCCATTTAATTTTATCGCTATTAAAGAATTCGTAATCCATATTTGGAATCATGCCATTAATATAACTTTGCATTTTACCAGATATGTTTTTATATTTTCCATCAATAAACGCATTGCCAATTGTAGCTTCCGCTATGTCCTGCATTCCACTAGCAGCTTCTTGCATTGATGATTTAGTTTCAGAAAGCGCTTTATTTACGGTTTCTTTATTCTCCGTAATTACACGTGCTATAAATTTTTGTCTTGATTCTCCACTGTATTGGTCGTATTTTTCACCATAATTACTCAAAGCATCTGTTATGATTACAAGATCATCAGCGCTCATTTTATTAATGGCTTTTTTCAAATCATTACTTTTTGTTAATCCTTCAAGAGTGTTTAAGGCGTGTAAATTTGCTTCTGTTGACGTTCCTTGTTTCCATTTGTCTTTATTAAAAACATCATCCGCTTTATTCTTTGAATCTTTTGCAACATCTTCTGCTTCATCTAGGATTTTATTATTATTTGTTTTTTCAAGCTTATTGTATGCTTCCGTAAGCTTGTCAACATTACCAGCACAGGTAAGAATTGCATTACCCTGAGCGTCATATCCGCTAATAAGCTCTGGAAACGTATCGCCAATCTGATTAACAATATCTAAATACTGTTGATACCCATCTGTATCAAGATTTATGTTTTCATTAGTTGACGTATCAACACCTTTTGATAATTCGGCATATGAATCTGCAACTTCATTTATAGTAGCTTTTGCATCTTTTAATTCTTTTTTCTGATTACCATATTCTGTAGTAACATCTTTAACTTTATCAGCAAGCTCATCTTCGGCATTAATCCATCTCATAAGAGCGCTAACGCCAGCAGAGATTAACATGCCAATTCCCATTGAAAGCGTAGCATTTAACGCCAATGTTGCCGCTTGTAATGCAAAAGTTTTAACTGTAGCAAAAGCTAATTGCACTCCATAGCCACCAAGAGATGCTTCTGCCCCATCTAACCCAGAAAGATAACTACCTAACTGAGGATTAAATGTAGAAATTGCCGAAGCAAATTTAGATTGAGTCTGCCCACTTTTATCAACGAGATTGTTGTAAGCAGAAATAATATTTTTGGCATTTGTCATCGAACTCGATGTTTTAGATATAACACCAGTCGCTTCTAGCTGTTTCTTAGAAAATTCACCAAGAGCTTCATTTGATAAATCCCAAGATTTTGCAAAATTTTTAGCTTCTTCTGATGCACCAGACATGCTTTGTTCTATAGCACCGCTTACATCTATTGACATTCCCTCTTTTAAGCCAGATTGCAGCTCTGTCATCAAAGACCTAAACTCTTTTAATTTTGCAATATCATTGTCAAGATTTTTAACAAATCTCATTCCACCATAAGCGCCTTTGATTTTAGTGGTATTAAAATCAAAAACTTGACCGCCGCCTTGAGACTTAGAGTTTATTTTGTTAAATACTTCTCCAACTATTTGACCAACGCCAGAAAATGCATTTTTAATAGACGAAAAAATTGTTTGTGCTGTTTTTCCAAACGCCTTTAATTCTCCAGTTTGTTCGTCTATATGAAAATCAAAAAACTTTTTACCAGACAAAGACATCGCAGCGCCAGCAACAGTTGCAACAGTTGGTATAATGCCAATAGTGTCTATAACTTTATTAAGAGCATTGATTGCTTCTGTTGCACCGCTAATAAGTCCTTTTAAAAACCCAGAATCTAAAGCAGCATTTGAAATTGTCTGAATAGATGATGTAAGTGAATTCAATCTACCCTGTAGGCTATTAGCATATTTCTCTTGCTCCGCCATTGCACTGTTAGCAGAATTTTCGGCAGACTCGGTTGCTTGTGCGACACGATCCCAGTTTTGAATCAGAGCAGCAACTTCGTTTGCGCGGTTTTTACCAGCAATTGTCTCAAGAAGGTCTGCTTTATCAGAATCAGTAAGGTCGTCATATATATCTGCAATACCCTGCATGATTTCATATGTAGATTTAAAATCACCAGTATTATCAAATATATTTACCTTGCCATGTGTAAGATTAAGAACCTTACCCTGCATCTGAGATAAATTCTCTACATTCTCATCAGTTTCTTCACCGAGGTCTTGCAGCTCGCCTTTCATACCACGAAGACGCATCGACAAAACCTTAAGGGAATTACCAGCCTTTTCTGGATCTTGTGTAACTTCTGTGATACCAGTAACCATACCAGCAGTTTCTTCTAGGCTGTTGCCAGCAAGACTCAATGCAGATGCAGAACGCTTAACAGCTTCACCAATATCGGCTGCGGTAGTGGCATAGTTATTATCAATTTCATTATAAACATCGGCAATATGCTCTGCTGCGGCAGCGGCATCGCCACCAAACTGCTTCTTCAACTGAGGTTCAAAACCTTTATAAGCAGTTAAAAGGTTTTCCATTGAAGTTTTTGCATCAAGGTCTGCAATGTGCTGATAAACAGATGTAATCTCAGATAATCTAGCGGCTGTATCTGGATCGCTAAAACCAGCTCGACTCCAATCGGCAGTCTGAGAAATCAAATCGGTAAGAGTAGCGCCATATTTTTGAGCAGAAGTGGTCAAAGTGTCATACACGTCAGAATACTGCGAAGACGTAAAATCAGTTACACGATAAAGCTCTGTTAACTTTGTGTCAACGTCAAGAACATTCTGGAATCCTTCTTTAACCGCTTGTATACCAGTCATAATACCAGAAGCAGCGCCAAAATATGAAGACAGTTTTGTGAACTGCATCTTTAACCTATCACCCATATTTAGGCCAGTTTTACCGACAATCTCAGCTTGTGTCGTTATCGTTTTGAATTCAGATTGTATTCCACTAAATCTAGTAGCGTCACATGACTTTAATTCTGCTTGAAGACTACGAATTTGTCCGCCAAATGTCTTTGCTGCTGCCGAATTTCTTTTAAGCCATGCATCCATAGACATAGAAAGATTATTTGCCTTAGACCTTAATTGCATGGCGGCAGCGGCTTCTTTTTGCGCACTTGCTTCTGCCTTAGCAGCTGTAGCAGCATCTCTCTCTTTGTTTGCCACAATAGACAATTGATTCTTTACCGTTTCTAATGCTGCATTATATTGATTAACCGCAACAATATCATCTGTAAAATTTTCAGTATCAAACAGATTTTTCTTAGCATTTTTATAGGCATCATATGCTTTTATCAAATCATCTGATGGATTATTAATCTTGTTATATTTAGAATCGACATCCACATCGGACTGCTTTTTAGCCTTATATGTGTCAATTAATTTTTGTCTTTGCGTCTTTGCGTTAGCAGCGATTTGAGCAGCAGCAGCCTGTTCTTTAGCAGCCTGCTTAGCAGCAGCAGCAACCTGCTTTTCAGCGGCGGCTTGTTCTTGTGCAGCAGCTTTAGCTTGTGCAGCAGCTTGTTTGGCAGCGGCAGCTTCTTCAGCTTTTGCTTGTTTAACGGCAGCGGCTTCTTCAGCGGCAGCTTGCTTAGCAGCAGCAGCAGCTTTCTTGTCTTCGGCGGCTTTATCGTAAAGATTATGAGAAACTTTCGTACTCGTATTCCATACGCCAGTGCTATTGCCTTCTTCGTCAAGCTTCTCTTTTGCTGTTATAACTGCTTGAATTTTCTTTTCTGCTTCATCTAGACCTTTAACGTTTAATGTAAAGGTATGGTCATCTGTAAACGATGCGTCAACTTTTTCTACGGTAACTAAAGAATTTTCCAATTCTTTCATAAACGCATCAATTGAAGAACTATTAAACTTCATTCCAGCAAGTTCGCTTCTTAGTTTTTCAAAACCATTTTCAGATTTTTCAATAACGGCAGTAAGTCCAGACAATTCCTTTTTTGCATTACTAGTATCTGCATTAACCTTTATATTATTAGCAGCAGATTTCCCAGTCACGCCTTTAACAGCACTAGCAACATCTTTTTTTAAACCAGTGACATCGGCGGTGAATTTTATCTCATTTCCGTTTTTGCCAAACGCCTTGATGCCATTATTTAACTGGTCTACGATATGCTGTACACTTGCGTCATTTAATTCAACATCGCACTTAATTTTATTAGAAGGCTTAATTTTTGCAATTTGAGCATCAAGTCCAGCAGTATCAACCTCAACGCCAACCTTAACTTTAAATTCTTCAGCCATATATATACACCTCACTAAAGGAATGCATTAAAAAACGCACCCTGCAAGGTGCGGTAACATTCAAATTCATTGTTTCCGTAAACTAAATTAAAATATTACCCTTCAACAGCAGCTTTCAATTTATCGAGATTTTTCCATTTACGATCCTTAGCAGTCATATCATTGTATATGGCAACCATACTATGACCAGTGCTTTCAGACCACCCTGTAAGATAAACGATAAAATCATCTTCAAGTTCAAGTCGCTTCAAGAAGGATACGTTGTAGTGGCGGAAGTTATGCGGGTAGCATGGCTGACCAACAACATCGCTCCACATAGACATCCAATCGCGCAGTCTATCTGCGCTTGCTGGATCGCCATCTTTTGTTATAAAAATAAAATCATGTTCCTTGCCATGTTCGTCCATGGTTCCTTTTCTAATTTCAAGCCATTTATGATAGTGTGGAAGGAATGCATCTTTTAAAATATACTTTTTAAGCATCTTGCCGTTTACCCCACGACCCTTAGTTTTAATCTCTCTAGTCGTTTCAAGAAAAAGACCATCAAACACAGTATTGTCTTCATCTATCAAATCGGTAGTAAAACTAGCAAGTTCAGAAACTCTCGCTCCACATGAAATAGCTAAAGAGAGAAGACATGCATCTTGATACATATCATTCTCTTCAAAATAAGAAAAAAGCTTATCAATATCTTCTTTTTGAAGAACAGTTTTCTTCCGAACATTTTCCTTTACTGGCTTCTCAATCTTCGGCAATAGATTGCGGAAGAGTGGATATTCATCATCAAAATAATTTTCAATCCACGAACTAAAGCTAGATAAACAACTGTGCATTTGGCAGAAACGGTTTGAGTTCCATTTCAACTCAGTTACACAATAGTCAAAAAAATCCATTAGCTCACGTTTCTTAATATCCACAAAGAAGCAATTCTCATTCTCTAGAATATTCCAGCAAAAGAAGATGTTCAGGTTCGACCTATAACTCACAACAGAATTAGGAGATCGCTTTGTGGCGAAATTCTTTAGGAATCTGTTCATAAGCTTAACATTTTTAGGATTAATCTGTTCTATAAGTTCTGGACTTGTAATTACTTTTCTAAAAGTTTTTCTTCCTTTTGACATAACAACGACCTCCTTTTCTTGTCGTGTAAAATAAAAAAGCTGGCATCCTAACTAATTGGAATTCCAGCAGCAATCAAATCTTTTTTTATTTCATCATACATATTATCCCGAAGTGTTGGCACGCTTTCATTCCAAATAGCAGTACCGTTTGTCCAATTTAATTCACCAGCAGCGCCAGTCATTGCAGCATTTAAAACATCTACACCACTATGTTCAGCCCATCCTTCTTCATAACCATTTGGAAGCGGCGGGTTCTTAATTGGTACTAGTCCTTGTCTATAATCAAGTTTGCCTTCATCAAAATGCACTTCGCCTTCAACTCCGTTGCCAGAACCAGTCACAACTGGATTTGTTAATGAACTACGAAGTCTATCTGTTCTTAAATAATATATTGGCTCTTTTGCGTAAAATGCATCAACTTTTTCTTCAAGAATATCATGAGCTGTATTGGTAGCATTATTAACAGCCGTATAACTTCTACTTAAAATATAAGCCTTTAATTCGGCTGCTGAACTAAATGTTGGCATAAAAAATTCACCGATTACTCAGTTGCAGGAGAGAGGGGAGGTGTGACAACCTCTGCGTCTGTTTCAACATCGGCATCACCATAAACTACTGAAAATTTATCATCATCAACAGTGTCAGCATCATCGTTATTCCAATGTTCCTTGAAAATGTTAGTCTTTGCATATGCATCAAGAATCTTATCTGCGGTAAGCTCATCAGAAATACCAGACATAGACTGAGCTAAATCCATAATGCTATCCAAATCAATATCATCAACCTTACGCTCAATGGTATCAAGAAGACTTGCAAGACTAGATGAGATAGGATTAATATGAATACCAGTACGATACTCAATATTCAAATCAATAGCTTTATGCAGTTCATCAAGAACCCCGTCAACAGAGTTAGCTTTTACGATATCAACAACAGGCTTAAACTTCTCGACAAACTCTTCCATTGCAGTGATGCCATCATCGGCATCCTGAACATCAGCCGTATCAATATCTGTAAAGATAGCAACAATACAGAAGTCAAAAACCAAATCTCGAATCACATAATTATAATTATCTCCAACAAGAATATCACTGACAGAGTTTACAAACTGTGCCTTGCGATATGCGCTTAGAGACGTATAAAAAGCAAAGGGCGTATCCTCGCCATCAAGAGTGTATACACCAGTCTTAATTTTGTTATTCATATTTTTCCTCCTGAACATTCAGACTTTTCAGTTAGATTATAACACACATGCTATTATAGCATATATATTTATTTGTTAAAATTATTTTTCAGCAATAGCATTGAGGAGGGAATCGATATCCCATGTATAACGAGTACGTTTTTTCTCGCCTTGCACCTTAATAGCACCATTAGTCAAGATATCAAGCTCGTTACAACTATGCTTATTGTCGTTCTTTACCATATTATTAAAATCTTCAACACTCATAAAGTAGCATCTTTCGCAAGCGTTCTTTTCGTCACGAAAGTTAAAGAGGAACCCAGCTTCAACACAGCTATATTCAGAAAACTTAGTAAGACCAGAAATCTGATGTTTATGAATCATGCGGCTCTTATTATCATCGCTATTAACATCTTCATAAGATATGCTTTTAAACTTCGTGGTTTTAAGTTCCAAACATACAAGAGTACGATGCTTAGTATCCATCAAAAGATAATCACATGGATTCTTAATACTGAAGCGAGCAGTACCGCCACCAAATGATTGAGGTGGGTCATTTAATCTTATCAATAAATGCTGAGAATTAACAGATTTCTTGAAGTCATTTTCAAAAGTTTTTCCGACATTAGACATATATATCACCAAATACCGAATTACTTCTTATTGTCCATCCACTCTTTAATAAGAGCGTCATGTTCATTTCGTGGAAAGACAAAAACAATCTTTCCTACAGAATCGGCAAATACATCTAGAATAGTTGCGCCATGAGAGATATAGAAACTAGACTGAACTAGATTTCTAAAATACACAGCTTCTTCATCATAGAAGTCTCTGCCAGTAACATCACTATGTTGCAACATATTTTTACCACCATTCAAACTTCATATTTCTACACATTTCTTTATCACGTAAAAAAAAGGGGAAATATTAAACACACAAGTGAACAACATTTCCCTTTCTATTCATATTTTTTAACATCATTCACACAATAATATACCAAGCGAATTACTACTCAGCAGAAACCTCATCAGCAGCATCAGAATCGCTGATAACAGGCTCGACAACTGGCTTAACAACCATCTTGGTATTTCTGGTTCTAGTCACCTTTTTAGCAGGAGCGGCAACATCAGCGTCCATAATATCAGTAATAACGGCCTTGATATTATCTCTAAGCGTATCAAAATCAGATAGGTCAACCTTCTTAAGCTTGTCCTTAGCTTCTGCTTTCGTATATACCTTAGTAGAATAGCCATGAATAATCTGATAAATCTTATAGTGCTCAGATGTATCCGTATGCTTCTTCCAAGGAGTTAGGCTAATCATGTCCTTGCATGACATGCACAGATGATAGCCCTTACCGCAAATAGCACACGTAGCGTTAATCTTTTCAGCCATTGCTTCACCGCCTTTCAACCAGTAGAACAACGTTGGGGGAGGGGAGTAAACGTCCTTCCCCAGCATTATTAAACATTGATGACATATATTTTATGCGGCATTATAAATTTTCTTACTATTATATCGCTTAGTTAATCTATATGTATCTGAATTATAATCACACCAACCTAGATTTGCACCAATTTTTAAATATTTTCTTATAGTGCATCTAGACATATGAAACATATCTTGAAGATATTTTATAGATATATCATCACAAGAACTATATATATCACATACATTTTTTACAATTGAATGAGAATATAATTTTTGTCTTATAGCATCAACATCTATATTTTTAATATGTAATAAATCTATTATTCCAGAATTATAAATAGAATTGATAATATATTCTACATCAGATTTTCTACAATCAATATAAATATATTTTTCTACGTCATTTGATAATGCAAAATCTTTTTTATTTTTATCGTTTAAAACTTCATCTTCAAAACATCTGGTTCCTCTAGAAATTGTTGTTTCTTCATAGTGTTGTTTGCCATTTGTCTCTATAATCATATTAAATTTATTTAAATAAAAATCATATTTATATTTAGCATTATCAAACATATACTCTTTAATAAAATCTATTTCATTATCTTCAAGTATAATATACATAATTTTTTCTCCAATAGATAATCCATCGGAGCAACATGGGCATGAAAACCCTTGGTTATATAGATCTGCTATTCGCATATACTTTTCTTCACCACAATATGGACACTTCATATTTACCTTTTTGTTAGATAAATAATTATATTTTCCAGCATCATCTTTATCTGCAAAATATTTGACCAAATGGGGATGGGTAGTCATGATTGAATTTATATCCTTTTTAACCACTTTAGAAGAACAGCAAGAACACATCTTATTTCTTCTGAGCTGTGCTGGCGTACACCACAACTCAGATATATGTTTTCCACCGCGATACAAATCATTGCTATCAAACCCACAAATATTACATCTATATTTATAAACTGTTCTATTTGTTCCGTCAACAGCTTCATGTATATCAACATGTGTAATTGTTATATTTTTTGTATCTGTAATTATACTATCACCAACATTGTACATAGCCAATCACGCTTCCTAAATAAATCGTCAAACTCACATTGAAGCGTGATTGACTAAACATACTAATTTTTAGGCATTATTCATTAACGATTATCGTGAATAGGTCGCCATCGTCCTCACAGTAATCCTTCATCATGTTAAGCTCGAAAGCGTGCTTACCAGTAGAGGTAAGAGCAAGCTCGACAGACTCGGGGTTGAACTTAGCCTTGGGGCATACGATAACGCCAGAGTAGACAACGTTCTCGTTGCAAGCATCGCGGAAGATAGCGTAAATGACAACCTTGGCGGCTTCGGGGAACTTAGAAGCCTTGTTGACGATGCGAACAGCGTTCTCAGTCTTAAACTCATACTCGACATAAATCTTGCCAGTAAGCCCAGTGGGGAGGGTGATAGTGCCATCCTCGGCAACAACGAAATCTGTATCAGAAGCATCGGCACCAGCCGTGTAAGACTTGCCAAGCTCGCCATTGGCGATAGAATAGATGAACTTGACATCATCCTTGTTGGCAGGCTTATGAGCAAGCTTTACAGTGGTAGCAGAATCGGGGATAGTAATAGTCTCGAATGTACGAGTAACAATCTCCTTGCCATTCTCAGCAACCTCCTTCTTGGTGCCATACTGAGCGGCAGCAAGGTCGAGGGAGACTAGGGAGTTCGTAGCAGAGAAGGTAGCCTTCTTTGAACGATAAAGAGTAGTAATCACAGAACCAAGAGCGTCAGTGACCTCCTCGCCCTCAGAAGTGCATGTAAGGGTAGGATCCTCAAGCTGGGTAAGGCGGAAAAGCATCTCACCAGTGGAAAGGTCATTGAAGGTCATTGAACGAACGCGGTCAAGTATAAGTTCATTCTTATTGAAAGCCATATTGCTTCCTCCAATCAAATTTATATTTTATATGTCACCAGTCCAGTCAAGGCGATTTTTATCAACGCCCTTTAGACTGGCAAATCCAGAATATGCTCCTTGTAGAAGGAGTTCTGAATCTTGAATTTTATTAATTCGTTTAATGCTATCGAAAAATGCATTTATCTTCATATCCCAAACCTTATCTGTACCACACAAACCGCACTTAACGGTAAGTGCGGAGATAAGAGGTTTGAGAGTGCTTTTATATGGTTTTTGTGAAGCAGCTTTAGCTTCTTCTCTAGCGTCATCAATTAAAATCATCTTAGTCGTTTCATTAGCAGGTGTTTCATTGTTACGCTTAAGACCATGTATTTTTCTCACGGCATCAACTATTTGTGAATATATCATTCTATCAATCGTTATATCGCGCTCGGCATTATACAGCACTATCTGGTCATTCTCTGTATTTTTACACGGTATAAAATCAGCTAAATCGATGTCTTTTAATATGAGCTGAAGCGGATTGATGCACATCATCTCAAGTCTATCTTGAGGTATCATTGCAAGTTCCTCTTTGTATTTTTCTTCATTATTCATCAATTCATCGTATAGCGGTCTTTGACTAGATACAGCTTTAGATATAAATGTTATGAACAGGTCATAATCTTCAATCTGCGTATAGTCTATCTGTTCCATATCCCATAGCTGCCACTTTAAATCAGCGCCAACAGCAGTAAGAGTATATACGGCGTTAAAATATCTTTTCTCGCCGAATTCTTCTATCTGACCAATTGTTGGCTGAGTAACGGTTATCTTAGGAGTAATCTGGATATCATTGCCCCTATAAATTTTAAGGTCATCTAATTCAAACATATGCACACCGCCTATTCGTCAGCGCACAAAGACTTATTCAAATCAGTTCCCTTAAATATAAGCTTTCTATACAGATAGTCTCTTTGCAACGAACCTTCAACATTGCTCGTAAGTTTAAGTTCGCCAAGACCTATATCAGAACGACCATTAAGTTTCATGTCAATAAGCCTAGCAAGATAATCGTTTCTATTATCAGGAATGCCTTTTACATTATCCACTGCCATATGTCGTTCATGCGAGATAATCCAAATCTCAACTTCTGGTGCGACAAATGTGTATGTACTAGTAATGGCATTTGGGATATGAACCAAAATCATAATGAATGTACCAACTTCATTAATTGTATTTGGATTCTGACAATAACCGAAAATTCGAGTGCCAATTAAATCTTCGCCATTTTCAACAGATGTAATATTTTCATCGCCAATAGCCTGAATAATGTCGATGTCCTTGATAAAATCTTTGATAATTCTATTTTTCGCTCTACCAATTATTGAACTATTAGCCATTACAACAACGATCCTATCTGAATAATAATAGAAGACTTATAATTGCCAGACTCATCTGATAGCGTAAGTTTAAATTCTTCATCTATCAAAGAATCATCGTCAACACCTATCGTGAGAGAATTACCTTCTTCATCAACAATAAGCGAATCGGCAAAGTCACATATGATTTCCCAATTTGTAGAGATGCCATCAATCTCTTCGCCATTTTCATCAACAAACGTTCCAACGAACTTTTGTTTACTGCCACCAGACTTAATAGTTGTAGTCTTATATGAGATAACAGACCTTATAACATTCTTCTCATCGGCATTGTTGGTCTTTAACTCATCTTTTTCAAAATAATCACAGACACCCAAATCTGGTCTATCAGTATCATTATTGCGCTCACATTCAAGCATGGTGATTTTCACAAGACCCTTTTTGCCAAATAACATACTGGTGTTATCATTCTGTGTAACAATAAACGATGTTGGCGTTTCGGTATCTCTGTCCAAGAAAAATCTCTGTGGAGACTTAATGGCAATTGTATTCTCGTCATACGGTAGCGTAGCCATGTGCTGAGAAGAGCCAATTGTCATCTTAGCGCTCGCCTGTTCGCCAGAGTTATACTGGGTAGAGTTAATGTCTACGCATGGATATTCAAGAATGTCGCCATCCTTGTTTTGCCATTTTAACGTCCAATTGCATAGGCTGAACTTGCCCTTCCAATGCACGCCGTCTACATTAAATGACTCCGTACATAGCAAATACTCATCATCATTTGAATCATATAGCATATCGCCAACAACAATTGGATTGTCAATTAATGTCTGGAACTTAACAACAACACCATTGGCATTAGAAAACGACCTGCCATATAATCTAATAGGCAACTCATTTGGGTCTGCATAAGAATGCGTACTTGGTTGCCAAAAGTATATACCTGTTGCAAACGATGGATCGTCAGCGAATGTTTCTTTCAGCAACTCTTGACTGTTCTTAATAACTTCATTTCGTATAGAACTGCCGCTTAAAGCCATCTTGCGATTGAATCTATCTAAACATCTCACTGCGATACACCGCCTTTCTAAAGCATCGAATCATCAAAGAGCCGATTCTTATTCTTTTTGTATCCAGTAGACATTAAAGGACTGTCGTTTTTAAGACCAAGCCACGCATAACGAGATAGCAGCGCTTCATTTTCAGCGAGATATGTTTTATGCATCGCCATTAGCTTATCGAGCATGTTAGCGCTTGAAAAGGCATTAAAATCTGTCGAACTCAGATTAACTTTAAGTAGAGTAGACGTTCTAATATAGGTAGAATCAATATATTCCAAGAGCATATAATTACTAAAAATCTCAATTTCCATATCCGATAAATCGCAATTAAAACGCTCTACAATATCATCCCTATCATTTAAATCTTTTCTGCAAACATGAAATCTCGCAATAGCAGGGACGAGATAATCATGCAAGTTCTCCTTTACCTCTTCAACAGTCATCATAGGGATTTCATAACTGCGAAACTTCGGCAAAAGATTTTCATATATTTTCTCATATGGAGTCGGCATGATTACTCACCAATCCCATTCTTTAAAGGAAAGAAATCAAATCGATATCAAGTCGCTTCTCAAGCTTTCTGACAACCTTGATATCTGAAACAGTGCCATCTGCAACCATATCTTTGATACGATTTACAATAGCAATCTTTAGACTTGCGGGAGCAGATGAAATACCATTAAGCACCTCATCAATATTGTCATTGGTATAATTAGACTCATCGACAAGGAAATCATACTTATCATATGTGCGAGAAAGGCCAAGCTTCTTAATAACACGCTCGTCAAGCGGCTTTAACCACATGTCAGTGAAATACGCCTTATGCTTTCGATGCATATTCTTAATTTCATCAAAAGTCATATCCTCGCAATGACCAATCTCTCCCCACTCATAATAATTGCCAGTACGGTTGTCCTCATAAACCACGTTTGGAATAAGAGACTCAACCTCAAGCACATCTGAATCAGAAAGAGCGTCCTCAACATCAGCAGACTGTCGCGTGTTCTTGCGCCTAGAAGTACGCTTCGTGGCGGCAGTTGCAGTTTCATCATTCATATTTTCTTCCACCGAATTAACGGCGGCTACAGCAGAATCCTCCACAGTAGCCGCGTCAACGGCGGGTTCGGTATTGGTAGACTTTAAAGTGCGAGCCATAACCAAACCACCTTTCTTTAAACAATATTCAAACTATATACAACCCTATTATTAAGCAAAGTTCATAACGCCAAAGTAGGGAGGTAGAAGCATACCCATGCCAATCTGGGTCTGAATCTGTAGACCTTCAGTAAGGTCGTTGGTCTGCTGAGAACCATACTCGACAGTACGGGTATCGCCGATGAACTCAAGCTTAATTGGCTTAACGTCAGCGCCCATAACGAAAATCTGATTCTTGCTTAGGGCAAACTCAAAAGTACCAGACTTGAGTGTCTGAGGGATAACCATGAGCTTATTGCCTTCCCACTCGCCGATAGTGCCAGTAGAAGCCTTAGCTTCCTTCTGAGAGTTGGCAAAAGTCTTATCGGGGACAATGTTGACAAGCTTGCGGAGAGCAGCCTTGGTGCCAGCAATGGTTAGAGAACCATAACCGCCAGCGGCCTGAACTAGGTCGCAAAGATCGCCAAGAGCTTCCTCGGTGTTGCCATTCTTAGTAAACTCAGCAGGGACGGAGTTGGCAACATTCTGGAACTGAGCGTAAATGCGGTCAGACATATACTTGCTAATAGCCTTATAGACCTTATCAACAAGCTTATCGAGAGAAGCTACACCAAGAAGGAAGCGCTCAAGCTCGTCATAGACGTGAATGTAGTACCACTCTTTAGGAAGCGTGAACTCCTCGCCAAGATCAATGGACTGACGGTTGGTGTCCCAGTGATTACCAGCGAAAGAAGCCACTGATAGCATACCACCCTCAGAATAGAAAGCATTGTTGTCACCAAGAGCGCGATTCTTTACCTCGACAAACTCATTGATGAAGGGAGAGTCAAGAATGTTCTCGCCAATAGTGGTTGTGACAATCTCCTCGATAATCTCGAAAAGGACAGTCTTGTTACGGCGATAAGCCTGATAAAGAGTCTTGCCCTTAAGAATGTCGTTATTAATGGTGTTACGAAGAGCGTCCTCTAGGTCGCGCTTCTTTACCTCGCCGTCAAGAGAGAAATCATTACGTGCAAGGTCAAGGGCGAGATTGTAGACCTTCTGCTCGTCATTGCTAAAATCATACTTAGGCATAGTCTATATCCTCCTTAAATAAGTTAGCCCAGAACCTTGACACGGGCTGTGAACATTTCATTTGCATAACCATAGTTATGCGCAGCGGTAGCAAGAGTGCCGCCAACGATACGCTTGCGCTCAACAACGGCTTCCATAACAGGGCTACCCTCTGCGGCAGTATCAGCGGCTACAAGCTTACCAGTAGTCTCATCAATGGTAAGGTGAGCGCCAATCTTCATCTTGTCACGAGTAGCGGGAGTAACGCCCTCAATGGTGATGGCAAACTCATCGTTCTTAGCCACAACGCGGACACGGAAACGGGTGCCAGCTGGAATGATGAACTTATCACGGCGCATATCAGCGGTGCGGCGATAATCTTCCTTCCATGCAGGCTGGTCAGCGACAACTACAGTCTCGCCAGCCTTGAAGCCCTTCTTAAACTTATAGACGTGGCTACCCTCTTCCTCCTGCTCACCAAGATAACCAAAGGTGCCATTCTCAATATCCTCTTCGGCAACAGCATCAAAAATGCGCTCTGCAAATCGGGAACTCTTCATATTTGTGCTCTCGAAGACCGTCATTTTAGCCATGTGAATCCTCCTTAAATAATAAAATTAAATCTATCGATTGATATGAATTGCGCCGTACTTCTCGGACATCCAGCAATTCGAATCATTGTCATCCCCATCATCGAGGACGCCAGCAACAGCAGTTGTAGAATCCTGCTTGCTAAAGTTATTCTTACGATTAACCTTTACATAAAGAACTGCGCATTCCTTCTCAATCTCATCGACAGAAAGCTCGTCCTTCTTTTCCTTGATAGCTGCAAAATCAGCGTTCTCAGCAAGAACATCCTCATACTCAGCGAACTTAGCGTTCTTCTGAGCATCAAGTTCATCAGCCTTACGCTTCTCATCGGCAGCTACAAACTCATCATATTTATGCTTAATCTCTTCAAGCTCAGCCTTGACAGCGCTGAACTCAGACTCAATCTTAGCCTTTTCATCGGACTCAGCAGCGGCATGAGCTTCGGCATCAGCGATTTTAGCAGCAGCAGCTTCCTCGAAATCAGCCATATGCTTACCAAAATCAAATGCGCCATCTGGCTCAGCAGCGCCGTCCTCATAGTCAGAATAAGTAACCTTCTTGCGAGTCATGCTATCAAAATCAATCTTAGGACTATCACCATCAACAGCAAACTTAAAACCTACATAATGATAGTTGTCCTGCATATCGACAGCAATCACTTCGTCACCCTGAATGTCAACAGCAGAGAAGCGCGGTACATCTTCGCCCCAATAATTCTTCATCGTGGCAAACCCGCGAACAGTATTAGCTACATCCTCAAACTGCTGAAGAACAGTCTGTGCAAAATCAGTATCAGGATTGGGCATATTTCTGACACCTCCTTGTTCATCTTTATCTTTTACTAACTTAGTAAATGTAGTAAACTTTTCATTTAGCTCACTTTGAATTTCTTTCACGAAATCATCAGAAGTAAACTGAACGTCTTTTACTTTAACGTTTGCGTCTACCATAGCTGGTTCAACTGAATCGCCAAGCATACAGCACCCGTCAAATTTAAACTTTTCAAAGTGAAATATACCGTCTTCATCTTCATCACCTTCGACAGATGAGACGGCAAGCTCCATAGACTGAGCCTTTTCACCATCGCGCTCAACAATATCGGTAGAGTCGCTAAATTTTTCCCACAGCAACGCATCGACCTGTAAGAACTCCCGTTCAACTCCATCAGAACACATCTTTGTAAACCATCTTGGATTACAAGACTCTGGAATTACGCCATAGGCAGAACCAACGTACTTGTCTTCAATACCGTTCTCGGTTCTTGTAAGCACATACTCATGTCCCTTGAAGTCTGCTTCCTGAGCAAACTTATCATATTTTATAAATCCAAGAACAGGTGTGTTCTTTATTGAGTCGATACAATCATCGACAACTTCTTTAGAGAAAAAACTTTTATTTAAATTCTCACCAGTATGTAATACATCTATTGTGATATTTAAAAATCTAGTATCATCATCCGATATCTCTCCGTTAATAGAGAACGTTGAATGCAGTGAGTTAAATTTATTACCCATAAATTATTACCCCCAGAAACAACTATCAGTTAGAATAGACATCTTCTTTTATCAGATTTCCATTTTTCAATGTTTGATTCAATGGACTCATCGTTATCAAAGACATAAACGATAAACCCATCTACACGTTCTATCCTTATGAGCTTGGAACCATGTCTCATAAGATATAGCGCTAAGTGCTTACCTTTGCAATTAAATTCTTCTCGCATATCAAACACCTCGCATTATCTATCATTCTTCTCGCCATCGCGCGTCTTTTCGCCTTCAACATCAAGCGTCTCTCCGCGATCTTCAGCCGTTGGCCTGCCAACCTCTTTCTCTGTAACCTGAGCAGGCTCAGTATAAGAAGTAGCAAGAGGAATGAAATTATTATGGAAATCAAAGATATCGTTATGCAAAATAAAAGACCCCAACGTTCTAGAAGGAGTCATATCAAGAGATGCAAGCCATTTATCGATACAAGACACACCAAGCGTTACAGCGTCCTTATATCTCTTGCTAACGTTATCTCTGTTAAAGATAGTTATATCAAGGAGATAAAAATAAAATTTGAAAGCCTTTTTATTATAATTTCTAAGCTTTATATATCTATTAGTCCATCGTTCAAGCTGTCTGTATACCCCGTATACGAAACCAGCATCGTTCTCAACGGACATTGTTACAGCCGTACCAGAAGACGAACCGTTAAACAGCTCTTTAGACTCACCAGATGAATTATAAAGCTCATCAATTGCATCAGAAACGTTGTTTCTTGTATTGCTAGAATCCTTAAAGCTTATAGCTTCACCATCTGAACCAAGGGTATGAATCAGCCCAATGTCATCGCTCATACTCTCTCTGTTGATTTCGGCGAATAAGCTGAGCGTATCGGGAGTAAGAAGCGGCTTGTCTACAGTTGTCTCATCGATAGGAACCTTAACCATAATCGCCTTATAGTTATCGGTTCTGGCAGACTGCAACTTTAACTTCTTATAAGTATCGAGATCAATAATATCCTTAACCATTCCTATGAGCATTGGATATGGATATGTCCATTGACTATTCAGCTTAATGCAAATCTGCTTATCTGCTGGCGGCTTATACCAAAAAGATGCATTGCCATCAATATAATCCAGATAAGCTTGCTGTACATAATCTGGATACGCAGCTAACTCACTTTGCTTTATCTTGCCAAGGTCAATTTTAAAATTATATAAACCATCTTGAACTTGATATAGCTGGCATATCTTATAATCTATCTTAAGAAAAAAGAAATCTGTCGAACTTTCAACTACAAGTCCACAATAAATATCTTGATATGGTAGATATCTCATTATCTTGGCGAACTCGTGTTTTAAATTCATATCCTCAAGTTTAGCCGCAAGCTTAGAATACTGCTTCTTAATCGTATCAGTCTTTGCGGTATTCTGAACATCATATAAATCAACCCACCAACAGAAAAGAGCCATGTTGCTATAAAGGCTATTCAGTCTATAATAGTGCGGGGATACACGCATGAGGTAAGACGATGCATCAAGAAGCAAACGCCAATATTTTTTCGGATGTTTGATTGCGGTATCAATATCACTTAATTTAATATCTCCGATACACCCAGTTTCAAGAATCTCTGTATTCAGAAACAGGTCGTTGCGCATTAATCTGCTAAACGCACTCCAATCGACCTTGCCATCTTTTTCTGATTTCTTAAATGATTCTTCGTCACGAAGATAATCTTCTTTTGTATATTCAGACGCATATTCAGAATCTAGTTTATCATTAGCCATTAAACCGATTCACCTCCTTAATATGCGCACAAAACCATTAGTACATATTTGGTCTTTTGTTTAACTTTTTCATTTGTTTTGCATAGGATTTAATATCAAAAGAAACATGCGGCTTTTGAAGAATTTCACGCTCAAGCTGACACTGAACCCAATAATTATATGCCAATGAACTGTAGCGGTCTTTTCTCATACCAGTCTTTTCTATAATTTTGATATTAGTTCCCTTTATCTCATGCTCAAGCTTTGTAAGCTCGTATATCAATAATGTCGTTTGTATATACGGCATTTTATATTGTAATTGCTCAAAAGGCTGCATCTTTGCATAGCCTTTTATTTTATCTTTTAAGATTTCTTCTGCTTCGAATTCCGAGACAAGAAGATTAATCTTACCCTGTTTAAATCCGCTTCTAAGCAAAATACAAATCTCATTATTAAAAGAAGCGCTCGCTTTGATAGACCAAATAACTTCTGGGGCATTAGACACTTTACATCTAGCAGCCATATCCTTATCATTACAACAAGATAGAGCGCCATATAACTCGCCTGTCTCTGGGTCTACCATGTCTCTGATAATAGCATCGAATACGCCAAGACCGCTGCCATTCGTATCGATTACAAGGTCTGTGCATTTATACAGTTTAAACAATCTGCGAATCACAAGCGCCAATTCATCTGTATTAAGACCCTCGTGGTTTTCGAGATATATTATATTAGACACGTAATTATTATTATTCGTAGGAATTGCGCTGTTAATTATAATTGCACTGGCATCGTTTCTATGCTTATTAGAAGCCATAAGCGCAACGTCTACAGACATAATTCGTCTTTCATTTGTGGCTAAATCTGGTATCTTATATGTCTTATTGTTTATAAGTGATGGCGGATATACTGCTGTTTGCAAAGTTCTTCTGCATCCGATATCGTCAAATGAGAAGAAAGCGCCTTCTGTATCTCCGAAGAACAAGCAGTCCATCTCCATGCTCCACTTGACTTCATCGAAGTCTTGTTCAGACATCTCATCTTCAATTTGTTCACGGGATAACAAACCTTCTTTTACAGAGACTTGATACGGCAATCCACAGATAAAATACTTCTTAGTATCATCAAGCATATTTACCGTATAAGCCTTTGCCTTTTCAAAAGACCAATGGTTTTTATACCACGCCGAACTCATATAGAACTCTTTATTTCGTTCTAGAAGATGTGCGTATTTTGGATTATTTAAATAATTCGGCTGTCTTGGAGCTGTAAGGAATCGTCTCAATACCGTGTTAATAGTATCTAAGTCAACCATTCTAAACTCATCGACCAACAAAATATTAGCACGTGCGCCACGACCAGAATCAGAAGCGGTAACGACTCTAATCCATGAGCCGTTTGCAAATTCAATTACGGCTTTATTTGCGCCAACGGCAGCATATGTAATTTCTCGTCTAAGATTTTCAGACCCAAAACCATAATTCTTCATAAAGTCATCTGTAATCTTCAACAAAACCTCATTCGCCTGTGGTCTTGTTGCGGAAGCGATGCATATTTTTGTTTTAGGGAAAAGAATACATCTAACTACACAAAACAAGGCAGTTAACCATGTTTTTCCCTGTCCACGCGCGGCGATGTACATAAAGAAATTATTATGCATCATCGCATATAGCAATATCTTTTGAAATAATTTTAATTTAATATTTAAATAATCAACAACAAAGCGATGGGGATTAGCCCTGTAAAAACCAGCCCACACTGCAATACCATTCATAATGCGTTCTGATTTTTCGTTAGCAATCTCTTTTTCTGATTTTTTTCTACTAGCTTTATTCGCCATATAAACACCGCCTAATCATCATCTACAACGGTGTCACCAAAAATAGCATCAAACAAAGCTTCGTTATCATCATCATCATCATACTCTGGCTTTTCAACCGTATACTTTTTCATAAATTTCGTATACAGTTTTGACAAACCATTTTTCAAATTCATCATCTTAGCAAGATGCCCACGAAAAAATACATCGATGTAAAGACCTATATTGTCAACGTCTTTCAAATCATCTTCTGGCTCTGGAATCGGTCTTGTGTTTTCCCACTTATCAATAAGCGTGCCAAATGTTTGGCTATCAGATGTAGTATCGCCAGAGTTTTGTTTTGGTTGCAACTTAGCCGTGTCAAGAAGCTTCTGGAATGTAGCTGTCAAATCCTTTGTATCCTGCTTTGCCCTAGTTGCCTTTAGCAACTCAAGCTGAGTAAAACACAGCTGCTTAAAAACCTCTTCTTGAGCCTTGGTATTGCACTCGTGTCTAGTAGTCCAGTCACAATATTCATTGTAAAGAAAGATGTAATCATCATTATCGAAACCATTGCCAAATAGTTTTATCGCCTTGTCTATTGTTTCGTTCATATCAGAATCGTCATCTGAATATATAGATATGGGCTTATTATTAAACTTTGCTTCATTATATCTTTCTTCTAATGTCCTATCATAACCACCTCTATACTGTCTAAGTGGTGAAATCGAGATATAAGAAGATATGAGAGAGCATGTTAAATCGCCATCTTCCATTCTTTTAACAGTGGCATTATATGCATCATCGCAAAAATATATATCTAAAAACATACATAGCCGCTCAACGGCTTTCTTTTCTGGATTCGCATATCCGTTAGATTTATATGCATTTAAATAATTATAATAAATTTTATTAATACATTCTTTGCACCACGGCATCTTTCCATATGAAGCATATATGTCACTATTTGATTTATAAAAATCCTTCGACTTAAGCTCCTTGCCACAACAAGCACAATGCAGTGTCGAAGTGGAATCATCGTTTTTCCTAGCTGTTCTTCCCGCCATACGACACTACACCACCTTTCTTCAAACAAACTATTTAAATTTAATATCGTAGATACAATCAAGTCCATCTTCTGTTATCACGGAAATCAACTGCTCTGGCTTGTTCCTAAGCCTTTTATCTAAGCAGTATTCATCTCCGCCACCAGCAAACGTACCAGCCTGAAGAACTTTTGTATCATAAGATGTAACCATTGCATTCGTATGTCTATGACCACAATAAATAATATCTGGCTTTCTACCAGTAAACATAGTTAGCTTCTGAACCATGTTGTTTAGATTATCGCGATCACCATGCACCCCATATATCAGCTGTCCGCGAACATTGAATATAGCAATGCTGCATTCAATATCGTTTTCGTGAAATACTACATTTTTAAAATTCTGTAGCTTTGCACTGAGATATGGGATAGCAAGCAAGTCCATATTTTCTCCACGCAAATTCTCATCTTTATTCTGAGAAAGACGGGAGTGATTGCCCATGCTTACATACACATTTACAGTATTAAATCTATAACTTAGCTCTGTTAAGAACTGAGACAGATAATCTGTAACAGTTAAAAACTGCTCAATGATATTCTGATTATTTTCAATTCTAATAGTATTATGAATGAAACCAGAGATGAGTTCGCTTAGAATAACATAGATGTTCTCTGATCCGTGACGTAGCTGAACTTCAAAAATCTTATCAAGATATTGATTAATTCTATCTCGCAAAATATCGTTATTAAACTTATTAAAATAATTATCTACTTCAATACCAGTATGCACATCAAAGAAAGTGCATACTATATCATTATCTGACTTTAAAGAGCCAGTGAACTTCTTATCTTCATCATAAAAAAGTGGGTGACAGTCGCTTTCAGAAATACTTCTTATGATTTGCTCTTTGTAGCTTTCTTTTCGCGCCTGTTCACGAATCATCCTACGAAGTTCATTACGTTCATCACGAACCTTAACTTGCTGTTTCTCAAGTTCTTGTTTTTGAGATTGTAATTCTTTTAGGTATTCATCATTGTCATATTTATTAAACACACCAGCATCATAAAATTTTTTTGCCTGCTGATATGGTTTTCTAAATGCCGAGGAAGTATAAGGCATATCTTCATTGCCGATTTCCTTGTTAATGATATCGGCCAATTCGTCCCAATTCATATCTATAATTCCAGATTCCTTGGCTTGCCCAAGTCTCCAAATATATTGTTCTAGATTTTCAGATTCGCCTTTATGTAAATCCACGTATGGCACCTCCTCATATTTTTCATCTTGCAGTAACAAAACAAGATGATGGTGAAATATTTGATTTTCACAAATATCTTCCAAACTTTTACTTCATACACTATTGGATGTTCTGTATTGAACTAATTTCACCCAGAACAAAACAAAGAAGGGTGGCTAAAGCCACCCAGTCTGAGTTATATTAATATTAAGTTGTTATCTTGCATAACGTACACGGCATAAATTATTCGTTGCTGTGACAACCAAAAAGGAAGTCACAGCAACAACAAAGAAAGGTGTAGAAATATGAATGCAAGAAAAATACGCGAAGAGCAATCTCCGCATTTATATATTCAGCCAACTAGCTGCGTATATAACGATTATTTACTTACGAGAGCTAATCTTATCGCAATATGTTCTTGTGATGTGAGCCTTTGGAACAATTTTACTCTTCGTCACAATTGTCTCTCCCGTAAGATTATTAACCTTCTCATGAGATGGAACATATACTCCGTTTAATACGATACCCTCAAACAACCTAATAGAAATATTTCTATCTTCATTTGCTAGAGACAAAGCGTCTGAAACGTTCTTTTCAAGAGATTCATATACGCACTTAACCGTATTCTTATCGATTCTACAATCCTTGGCAACGGACTTAATTAGCATATCTTTCGTATATGTAACCTTTTTGTCATCATTCTTAGCCATTAATCTTCTCCTTCATACTTAATTGGTGTAGTTGGCGATTTTGAAAAAAGTCTTGAAATATATATGTCCTCCATATAGCGAGATTTCAAAATTTTCAAACTACATTAAATCTATGTATTTTAAAAATCAGTAAATTTAAACATATAACCTTAATAGTATGTTATATGTTTAAATATTCTGGTCGCGTGACTTTTGAGTTTCGCGCTGTTTTTTCTTTCTTAATCTGGCAAGTTCGCGCTTGTGCTCTTGCGTACATTCATGACATCTACATGTTTTTGTATCCTTGATACTGACTTCAAACCATTCTCCACAGTCCACGCACTGCACGTCTCGCGTCTCTCGCTTTACATTGCGGGAAAGATTATCATAGACTATATCCCCATAGCACAGCCAAAGAGCCATCTTGTTCTTGCCGCCCTTGACACCGTAAAGAAACTTCACGAGGATATCTACAATCTTAAAATCATCGTATCCAAACGAAGAAAGCTCTTCATATATCTCCTTAGAAATCTTTCTATACTTTAAATCGCGGCGCATCTTAGATTTTGACATATCGTCAGAAGAAAAACCCTTAACCGCATCGTTCAATGCAAACTGATACTTCTTATTCAGTTCACAATACTTAACAATCAACGGATCGGTTTCTTCCTTGATAATCTTACCTCTGTCTGTAAATGACACCATGCAATCAGTTCTAACATCTCTCATCATAAGTGTATAATTAATTTTATCAAGACCAAGCTTCCTGCAATTTATTCTCGGATTCGGAATAATATCATTAAGCTTATTGACGAGACTATTGTTGATATCAGATACCTGATGTAGCTTTTTGTCCTTTGCATATACAAAGAAATGAGGGAGGAGGTCTTTAGTAAAACCAGTTATCAGCTCTTTTTCGTAATCTGGTCTTTCTGGTTTATACAACGTTTTAGCATACCTATTATACCCTTGCTTTCGCAATACTTTAACACCAATCAAATGGTGGGAGTAGACTATATCTTCATCCAATCATATTGGACGGTTGGCACTTCGGAAACTAGAATTGCACCAGAATCCTACTCCATTTCTGGATAGTCGTTTGACCTTCCTTGCTTCCAGCAAGGCTTGGCACTGGATTGTCGTATGACTATAATAGCCACTTAGATTTTCCCAGTTAGCACATCATCTAACCGCCATTTACTGCGGTTCCTATGCGTATAATGCACACCCTAGATCTCTAGGTTCACCAACTTTTTCAATATGCATTACTGCATAAAGCGACTAAATTTTAATCGATTACGAAGTTATTCTCCATGCAAAGAAGTCTAATTACATCAATTGCACGCTTCTTATCTTCGTCTGTGCCAGATATGAACACCTCACTGTTCCAAATCTTAGAGATGTTGTTACTGTAGATTCCGATATTTCCACCAACAAATGCAGCATGAAGTCCACCGTAGATTGCAGCATTATCAAGATGCACTGGCTCGGCCTTCCTCATATTGTAGTAAAGCGGAACAATGTCAAACTTCTTAAGATTTCTTTCCGCAACTGCAATAAGAGTCTTATCTGCAACAACCAACGATTTATCCCCATCAACATCAAATTGAAGAATCTTACTAATCATGTCCTTACAGCTTGTGTATACGGCATCTGTGCCAAACCACTCTCTAACACTATTCTTTTTATCTCCATATGCATAGCAAGCAACATTTTTTCTAATAGCATGTTCCATGAAAAGATGAGGGGAGCGAAGGCAATCAAGCTTTTCGTCTTTTCTAAACAACCAGCAGAACACCTCTCCGTTTTCAAGTAGGCCATCAGGATTATCTTTGCCCATAAACCAATGCTCACAAGCAGCATAGAAGTCTGGAAGTAAAAATGTATACTTGCCATGAACCTTCAGCTTTCCAGCTTTGAATCTCTTAACCATGCTATCTTTGATATCTCTCAATTGAGACTTAGCATATTCATCATTCAACAAAGCGGGGTATAGGTCGATAGCCTTTTGAAATGCGGTCTTATTTGTATTATACGGCGTTGCACCGAACACATCCTTGATACTCTCAACGGAACCGCATAAGTTCTCAAGCTTATTTATTGACTGGAAGGCAATATCTGCAAGCTCATCATCGGTAACATCAGTCAATGTCTGAAGCATCTGATAATTGATAGTAGCGTCTTTGATGCGCTCTTCCTCGACATTAGTTACGCCAGCTGTACATCCATATCTCTTGAACATCTCCTTATATTGATCCCAAGATTCATAATATTTGTTCATCTTAAACTGGGACTTTGTGAAGATAATCTGAATATCCTCATCGATGATGTTATGCTCTTTGCCATATATATCCTTGATAACAGGAGAGCATTCATTCACCTCGATGAACTTCTTAAAATCAAAAGCGCCAAGAAGACCCTTTACCCACGGTAGCCTAACCATACGATTTCTACCAAGACAAGGCAACATCATTCCCGCTCCATCAGTATGTGGGATAGGGACATTACCAGTTATCCTCTTGATGGAGTAGTCCGCATCGTCAATTAAATCATATGTACCAACAACATCAGTCTCAAAATCATCGATAACGATAGTCTTGTCAATGTCGAACTCATTCCATACATCGGTTGCAGAGTTTGCAAGCGCCATATAAGCAAGATGCTTATTGGGATTGTTGCCACCATGTGCATTGATGTCATCAATCGTCAACCCGCACATAATCGTCTTCTCATGTTTTTTCCAAGTTGACTCTTTGACGAATACACACTTCTTTGTGCGAATCTGCCCAGCAGAAGAGGTGAAGTAAATATACTTCTCGCCATTGTATTCGAAACCATTGTAAATCAAGTCTTTAATCATATCGAAATAATAGACCTGAATAACCATGAAGTCTTCGCATAGCTCATCTGGCTTGGCACCTATGGTTCTTGTGAAATATGAATCGAATACAGAGATGATGTTCTTCTCTGACACTTGGTTATCACGAAGCATTCTTGTGTGGTGTCTACCGTCTGACGCAATATTCGCTTCAACCTTATTAGACAGAAGGGTAAGCAGCCTTTCCTTAGTTTCGTTGATTTTTGTGTTCTTAAGAGACACCAGACTCTTCAGTCGTCGATATTCGCAACCAAGCTCACTCAGCTCTTTGCTATCATCTCCAAACAAAGAAAAATCATATTCGTCCTTTGCAATAGATGCAAGACCATCTTTGTCAACGCCGTAAGACTCAAACTTAGACTCAATGTTTCGGACACCGACTATTGTTTTCTTTATCTTGCCATCATTACCTTTGATAACAGCGCCATTCAGCAGTTGATTCCTTTCACTTCTCAACTTGTGGTTAAGCCAGTGAAGGTAGGACTCTCTATTGTCATAAAAGTTCCCAGTGTCTAGGGAATAGATGTCTATCTGCTTATCGAGCACGTTGCCACCTCCTGATTCTTTATCAATGCAAAAGCCACGTTACACACTAGTTGCAGATCGCATAGATGATGCCGCAAACGATAAGAGTGCAGATGAGGTTCATATCAGATACACCTTCTTAAATAGAAAAACCCAACTTCAATACATAGCATATAACATTATCAGTTAAAAGTAAAGAAGATTTTTACATTATTTTCAAGCATTCTATATCATCCCAATCTTCATCAGTAGCTTCTTCTTGTTTGAAATCTCGCGCATATAGTATCCCTCGCCGCAAGTCATCAGATAGCCGTTCTCACGTTTATACATATTGCACACGAGAGTGTGGTTAGTTCTCCATTTGCCGTCAACCTTGACTCTCGGCAGCGGCTCATAATAGAGAAGTCCAAGTTCATACAGCACCTTTACCGCCTGCGACATTGCTCTTTCTGAAATACCAATCTCCTCAGCTTCATCACGATAGAACATATTCATGACTTCTGGCTTCTTTGTTCTTCTGCTTTCAACTGGATTCTCCTGACATGCATCTTCGTTGGATAGCCTATTTGGCCTATTTCGTATATTCATCTTAAGGTATGCGTATACACGAAGCAGGATATCGTTGTTCACATATTTGCTCTTGGTGTCATATTCCATAATCTTCTCATACTCATCAAGATATACGATGGCGAAGTAATCCGTATCGCATTCGTCCTTCACTTTTCCGTTGTTGAATTCGGCAATGCACATCTTGGTATTCTCGATACCGCCATCAAGAGACAAGTAGCCAAGATCGCAAAGGTCATTCACGGCAGATGCAAACTTAGAGTTTATACCGCGACTGTGCCTATCAGAGTTCTTACCGTGCCATTTGACCATCCAGTTGATATTGAACATCACCTTATCGTCCAGACCCCTTCTCACGGCAAAGAACATAAATGTCGTTATAAGCATATCATTTGAATCGCTGTTGACGATAATCTCTTTGGGGATACGAAAGTAAACACCGTCATTACCATCAAGCTTAGACTTTGAATCGTATTCATATAAGGTATTATCAGACAATTTGACACCTCCAAGCAAGTTCAAAACATTTGAATTATACCACACTTTCCGTGGACAACTAATAGAAATCTTTAAGTTGTCCACGTTTTTTGTGGACAAGTGTAAAAAGTAACTGACTTGTCCACGTTTTTTGTGGACAACTATACCATTATACCCCTACTTGTCCACGTTTTTTGTGGAAATTTATACATTCCTAACAAAATAGATATATACAAAATAGATAAATATGTCTACGACAAAACAATAGCGATATGAGCATGAGAATATAATGGGACAAATTTGTGAATCTTATATATAAGAGATTCAAATTTGTCCCATTAGCTTTATCTATTCAACAAACATCTTTTTAAAAAATAGTTATACCAGAGATATAAAAAAATCAACATTGCAGATATAGAAAGATAAACTACATCAGAGATATAGAAAGATAAACTACATCA